CTCCTTCGTATTCTTGTGTACTTTTTTATTATAGCCTTTTTGTGGGAGAAATCAAGGCTATTATCGACTAATTTTTCATATGTCTTCGTATATCTTCATATATCGTCATAACGTCATTTTTATCTTTGCTCAAAAAGTGATTTCATCACAAGTCGTCATATCTAATCGTAACTTTATCAAAATTGGTGTCAAAATTGGTGTCAACCAATGCTATCTTTTTCGTTATTTGGCAAATTGCCAATCTTCGAATTAAAGTCTTCTAAGGCATCAAGTTCTTTAATGTGTGTATAAATTGAGAGTGTTGTGTTTATTGTCTTGTGCCCCATAATATATTGTACAGACTTTATATTCATTCCAGAAAGAATCAGTCTAGTACAGAACGTATGTCTAAAAGTATGAGGCGTTATCTGTGGAAGCTGTTCATCGCTATTTGCCTTCTTGTTATAGGCTCTAATTATATTTCTAAAATTACCAGCTATTTTGCCTGGAGTTGTAGTATTGCCAACTCTGTTCAGAAATAAAAATCCTACATAACCATCAACTATCGGATCAATTTTTCTTTCTATTGCGTTTTGAACAACAATGGATAAGACTTTAAACGCATTGTCTGAAATTGGTATAGTTCGCTCACTTTTTAAAGTTTTTGGTGTTTCGATAAATCTTATACCTTTATCCGATTCTTGTAATTGATGTGTTATTTTAATTTTTCTATTTTTTAAATCCACATCTTTTATTGTCAGTCCACATAGCTCCCCAACTCTTAGCCCAGTTTCATATAAAAGAACAGTTATATAATAATACCTATTATATCGTTTTGAGCAAAGCAGGAAGTCAAGTAATCTTTTGTATTGATCGTCAGATATTATTATTTTTTCATGTTCTTTTTTTTGAATCACTTTAGAAAGTTCAAAGTCAAACGGATTTTTAACTATTGTTCCGTCTTCACAGGCCATATCAAAGGCGGGTTTTATCAAAGCTTTATAATCTCCAACTGTACCATAAGCATAACCATTTTCATACATTTCTTTAAAAAATGTTTTTGCATCTGATTGTTTTATATATCCAATCGACATATTCCCAATTGGATATTTCTTCATAACATTCAAGAAGCATAACACTCTATCAATTGTATTCGTTTTTAATGACGGTTTACGAATAGAAATATATTTTTCTATAAGATCGCACATTGTTTGATTAGTTGGCGTTACATAAGTTCCTATACTTATTTCGATTTTTATTTTTTCTTCAGATTCTCTTAATGAGTGTAGATCTTTTGAGTATATGATTTTTCGTTTCCCTAATGGATCTGTGTACCTATATTGATATCTTCCGTCTTTGCGTTGACTCTCACCTTCTTTAAGAACTCTACCCTTATTATCTTTACGTCTTTCCATATTAGACTCCTTACATTATATATAAAGAGCCACGATGTGACGCTTTGATTATACCACACCATGGCTTGAATTTCCAGTTTTATTTAGATTGAATACGTTTGATCAATGTATTTTTCAAGTGCTTTTCTTTTTATTAGTCTCTTTTTCCCGACCCAAAGCACAAGAGAACTGTCATCTTTGTCTGTTATCTCTCTCAGTTTATGGATTCCGATATTCGAATAGGCCGCAGCTTCTTCTATCGTCAATGCGGCTTTTTCCCAAATGGGAACTTCCTTCATTCAATCACCTTCTCCATCTTTCCCGCCCCATACTTTGCTACGCATACATTATAAAGCAGCATCGCACGAGTCATTAGGCCAACGCCGCCGACACGAGGTGTAACTTTGATATTCTCCATCTCATAAATAGCATCGGCACAGTCACCGTGCTGCTTACCATTCTCGTCATAGTTGATACCAACATCGATGCAGACCTCAACCCGATCAAGACCAAGCGGTGTGATGAAATTACGTTTTCCGACTGCAGAGATGATCACATCGACCATATCCATTGCAAGAGCCGTACACTTCATAAAACTTCCGCTGCTATTTACAGAAATCACATTACAATGGTGCTTAATCAGCATATCAACCAGTGGACGACCAACAATATCAGACTGACCACATACAAGTACATTCTTGCCATCCAGATCGTAACCAATCGCGTCGAAAATCTTCATAACGCCAAGCGGAGTGCAAGGCTGAAATGGTGATGTAGAATTAAAACCATCAACGTCAAGTTCGTCTGGAATAATGATATTCTTAGGATTGATATGTTTGGGCAGTGGCAACTGAACAATGATGCCATCTGCTTCTTCATAAATACGATTCTGCAATATCATTTTATTTAATTCATCTTCAGTTGTTTTCTCTGGTAACTTGATATATTTTGCTTTAATTTTAACCTCTTCACAATCTCGCAGCTTGCCGCGAATATAAGCATTAGATGCAGGGTTGTCTCCTACTTGATAAATAAGCAAAATAGGAGCGTAGTCGGCTTCTGCGATAATATTCTTGATTTTATCCTTGATATCTTGTGCAATAGATTTGCAATCAATAACCATTGTGAGCCTCCTTTATAAGAATGTCTGAAATAGTTTCCTAAGCTTTGCGCTGAGAGCGTCATTTTCAAGATATGATGAAGAATTCAATCTGAACTTTCTGTACGGAACGTTTTCAGATGATAGATAAACATCATAATTGATGTCGTCCATAATCACAATAGAAGTATTCGTAATCACTTGAGCGGTTGGCAGAAAACATTCAAGTATGGATATATCATAATCAAAATCTTGACAAAGTAATTTATCGAAGTCATCAATATCTGGAATCTTTTCATTTTCAAGATAATCCCAAATATATTTTATACTGGTCAAGTCATCCTTCATAATACCATCCGTTTTTACCATCCTGTGTGAATCGGTATCAATCAATAGAAACTTACTATAAAAACCAGTAAAGCCACCGTTAAACTGTAAAAGCAATTTCATATACGCCATCCTTTATAAAACCCTAATTCTTCCATAAGAATCACCTCGTTACTGTACTAACTCCATTATTTTTAATCTGTCCTTTTTGAACATGAATTATTACAGAGTCAGCATTAACAGTATTGGTTGACTTATATTCGATATATGGAGCGTTGCTATCATATACAATTTTTACATGTCCTTTGATATTCATATAAGTGCCATTACAAAGAACAGTAAGCATCTCATAATTTTCTGCTGGGACATTAGATACCATAGTAGATGTATATCCGTAGATGCCCGATTCCAATTCTTCAATAGTGGCAGTCCACTCAATCGGATTATAATGACGATAGATACCGTCGCCAATCGCCCATACAAAATATCCAACAATAAGAGTAATGAGCACACCAACTGTCAAAAACAAGATTTTTTCTCCAAGAGTGAGTTTTTCGTTATTATTATTCAAGTTCAACACCACCTTCGTTTACAATATAGATGCCGTTGTCTTTCAAATACTCAATAAATTCTTCATGTGGTAATTTATGAGCAAGCTCACAAATAGTGTAGTTATTTCTGCCCTTTACCCACTTTGTTTCTTTACGCAAGCAAGACCATTGATGTACACGAAATTCTTTGCAATGCCATTTTAAATGAAAGGCATCCGTACACAAATCGCAAATTGGTATCTCTACATAGAAGTAACCAGGATAGCGTTTTCTTCGCCACCACTCCATGTCATAGAATACAATACCATAGAGTTCAGGATAATCTTCAAATCCATGTTCTCTAAGATAAGCAAACCCTAATCCATTGATGGTCCATTCTGGCGACCTTGGAACTGTATACCGAAGCTGCGATTCTGTATGCGAGATACAGGCATTGTTATATTTTCCGTCGATGCCCATAATGTACCAGTCTGATCTATAATAGCCTATTTGTTTAGTCACAACTAATCACCTCCCCCGTATCATCACCCAACGGCCACGTGCATCCATAAAACGTTCCCAAATTTTCGATTTTAAAATAGTACCATTTTTTCGTCACGTAGTCATAAATACTGTAGCAAGTGCAACGGTTATCCGGCCAATGGTTCTTTTTAATAGCATCAATATCAAGTTCTAAAAATCGTTTGATTTCGGATAATTTATATGAAGCAAAAATATAATCCCATGGGCCACGCCAATGGATAAACCACATGTGCTCTACGAAGTTCGGCCATTCTACAGAAAATCGTTCGACTGGTTTACTTCTGTCAAAATTCTTATATTGAAGAAAATAGTTGCTGATACCGTATACACCAGTCCAATAATGGTCTTTAGTGCAGATGAAATGAGAATAGCTTTCCCATTCTGGATTTTGTATTTCCCAGTGATTCTTTTCGATTGAAAATCTATCGTCCATTCAATCTACCTCATAAAAGTCTAGTTTTACCGTATTATTTTCTAATTTTTATAGCGATGATACGTTATTTATTTACTGTTCGGAACTGTTTCTCCATAAAGTCGTCCCATTTCATACCGAGAGGATTACCGTCAACATCCACACAGTTGCCATCATCATCACAATAAACAGCAGGCTCTGTTGGCTTGCCATAAAATGGGATAGATTCCTTTGGAACAATTTGAATTTCTTTGTTAGGATCATAATTGAAATCGTGAGTCCCATCGCAAGCTACGACATCTCCATCCGGCATTATGTAAACCGGTTTGAAGAACTTCTTGTTTGGATTGTTTGATGTGTCAAAAGAGATTCCTACGATTTCGTATTTCTTTCCGTTAATTTCGACCATTAAAAATTAACCATCCGAATGTGTCTATTCAAAACATCCTGCATTTCTTCTACAATATCAATAACAGCGCACTCTGCTTTATCTTTTTGATATTCTTTTACAGAATCAACATCAACATCAATATTGATTACATCATTATGGTATGGTTCTCCGGTCAAATCAATACCATAGGTGATCTCATCAAATGGAGCATTGTACCATTCTCCAGTATTACCGTCTGCGAATCCAAATGTCAGTTCAGTATTCTCGTCGTATCCGATTTCGTTTAGTTTGTTGATAAGCTCTACAACTTTCATAATCAATCTCCTGACTGCTTTCTATAAGCGCATACTTCTTTATGTAAACATTTACTGCAAATAGCCATTTTTTCTCGCTTTCCAACAGAAATTCTCTGCCCAATCATAAAATAGTTTTGGAATGTCTCGTACATAAGAAACAACTTCCTGAAGTAAGGTGTTACTAGCTTTGTCTTCATGAGGTTCTTTATAAATACATTCCCATTTATACTCCCAGAGTTCAACTGTATTGTCGTCTTGTGTACTGATTTTCACAAAAATAGAACGAAGCTTGTCGTTTACACTTACGGAAGCATGACAATTTTCTTGTTTGAGAGGCCACTCATTTATTTTTGCAAATAAATCAAATGCCCTATCGACTGCCATTTCGAATAGCGATCGCTCGTCAAAGCATATACATATTAGTTCTATATCCCCATCATGTAAAAGATTTAGCTCCCAAAACTCCATTGTTTTAACACCTTTCTAAAACATACATTTTAATCGTCAAAAACTTCTTCTCGCAGAACCGGTTTATCGTGGCTCTCTACACGACTGCCGCATTCTGGACATTGTGTTTGATAAAATAAAATCACATCCAATGACTTCGCAACCAAAACACCTTCCGAATCAGACCAAAATTCACAACCACAACCACATTTAAAATGATATGCAAATTCTTTTGGAGTTTGCTTATGTTGAATAATTTTAATCGCCATCTGGCACCTCCACGGTAAAAATAGTTTTAGTTGCTTCTTTCCAAGAAATAAACTCAGATCCAGCAACTTCCGCTCTACATCTATAGCACGCAATCACATTATTCTCAGGAATATCCAAATCAGGATTTTCAAAAGAAGCTACTCGAATCTTAGTTGTACAACCGCAGTTCTTACATGGAAATACGATTACCGGATTTTTCAAACTATCAGTCTTATGCATATCTGCGCCTCAATCCACAAAAATCTTTTCTCTTGGAACTGCTGGAAAACAAGAAACGACTTGTTCTCCACATTCTGGACATTTTGCTAGTTTTACGCCTGGTGCGTATTCTCGTATAACGGAATAACTCGGAAATTTAATATCTTTGTCATCAGCCCAAAATATACATCCGCATTGGCACGAAAATTTTGCAGCGTATCTCTTTTTCTTTGGAGTTCCTTTGTGTTGAATAATCATAATCATAGCATTCCACCTCAATCTGTGAACACAAACGGTGTATTGAACACAAACGGTGTATTAAAAAAGTTCGACCCAATAATCATATTTTCTTCAGACAAAGCAACCTTGATAACATCATCGTCTATATGCGTCTCATCACATTCTACTGTGTCGCAGACCTTATGATATTCGCTATCCTTCTTTGTGAATAGCGTTCCTTCACCAAGGTTTAATGAAGTTGTTTTCTTTTCTTTTCGAATATGCGCTTTCATACAATCACCTTAATCAAATATCGTTAAACGTATCTATAATCCATCCAATAAGACTATTTAGTTTTTCTACAATTTTATAAAGGAAATCCTTCAAATGAGGTTTTGGCTCAGGCATACTGCATGTAAATTCCGCTGGGCCTTCTCTTTTCGGAGAACTTGTTTGCATGACATATACTTCATCGTTGCGAATGATTCCAATTTGAGTACAGTTGTCACCATTACAGTTGCAAGTCTGATTTATTGTGATGTTTCGTTTCATATTATTTATTCCACCCACCCACCCATAAAACCTATTTACTCTAATTGTTCAAGTGCAGATATCAAATACAAAATTAAAGTCTTTGTCTTCTCTTTTGTGAGCGTTGCAGAACTTAATTCCATATCGGGAGCATCACTATAATATGCAAGTTCGACGGCACCGTTTGAGACTATTACGCCAATATCTACATTGTAAATTCCGTCTGTCGCTTGCAGGAAACCGATTTTATTTTCTTCCATAAATCCTCCGTAAAATTTACCTTTTAGAAGTTAATTGAATCAAATAGGTTTTTACTTAAATCATCAATCATTGGCTCCATACACATTCTAACAAAATCATTGATTTCCTTATTCGTCATGGTAGTCTTACTAAAAGCGTTACAAGACTTACTGGGCTCTTTTTGAATGTCATTTTTCACTTTTGCCTTTTCAGTGAATCCCATATTCTCAAGACATTTGCAGTAGCCAACAATCTCATTATAGAAGATGTGGTCGTACTCTTCTAAAAGCGTGTGCTCGTTAAACAGCTTTACTTGCCATGCAATTCCAAATGGAGCTTCTTTCTCGTAATGAGATTCAATAGCGTAATACTTCATTATGTATTCTCCTTACAGTCCAAGTTTCTCCTTAACCATCTTCAGTGCATTGTTTGCCTCGTTGTAGGCGTCTTTTGCCAGATGATAAGCATTCATCTTTTCGACCAACTCAGCCTTTGCGATAACCTCTTTCATGTCAGCATTTGCGAGTTCATCACTGTGATTAAAATCATTAAGAATCAATCCCTCACAGAAACCTTCTGCCTTATCCTTTGACAGCACCTTCTCTATTACAGCACCGTTGTCACCATTGAACATTTTTACGATACATTCGGTAGTCTCTTCACCATTGTCATACACATAAAAATACTTAGCCATAATTTAGTCCTCCTCAACTTTTTCAAATTTATAGACAGTGTTTTCTGTTTGAATAATCAAATTCTTTTTGTCATCAGAAATATAATAATCGGCAACATGGGATGTGTGCATTGCGCCCGGATAATCATGTCCCTCGTTGTCTTTGATGTACCGGAATCCAACTGATTCTCCGCTCTTCAGACGTACAATCTTCATGGTCATGCCAATCCAAGTGGGATACCAGCCGTCGTTTCGAGTGCGACCCGTTACCAGTGAGATTGCGTCCGCAAGCTTGTACTGATTTTCCATAATCTCATCATCAATCGGATTTTTATGAGTCAATGCAGCATTCGGCATCTTCTCAATTGTGCGTGTTAGAAGAAGCATGAAATGCATAAACGCGTCATGTCCTTCTTTTCCAACATCGATTTCTGCGTACTTGCCCATCCGATATAGAAGCTCGGACGTATCAATTGTCTTTCCCATGGTTTCCTCCATTACTGTTTTCCGGTACTTCCAAACCCACCGGCTCCGCGCTCAGTTCCGTCCAATTCAGAAACTTCTTCAAAATCAGCCTGCCAGAACGGAACAATCGCCATCTGAGCAATGCGATCACCGTGAGTAATCATTTGAGGGATATTAGAATGATTATGTAGTGCTACAATATACTCTCCACGGTAATCCTGATCGCAAATGCCAGTTTTGTTTGCAGGAGCAAGTCCCAGCTTAGTTGCCAAACCGCTGCGAGCATAGATAGCGACATACCAACCTTCCGGCGGAGCCATCCGTAAACCAGTATGTACCTTAACGGTCTCATGCGGCTGAATCATAATGCAGCGATCACCATTCTTGTTTACCATCGTTGCGTCATCAAAACCGATATAGGCATAAAGGTCTGCGCAAGCAGCATTTTTAGAACCATAAGTCGGCAGATGAGCATCTTCGTGCAGTTTATTGATCTTGATATTTGGATGGTAAATAGTAGTAAAAGAATCGCAATCCGGGAACTTTTCGTAATTTCCTAAATCCATATTATTTTCCTTTCTTTTCTGGAGTCCACCAAAGGGTTGGCTCTTTATACCCAAGACTCCATTTAATATCAATTACTCGTTGGTTCTTGCTTCCCATGTATGGAAGTGAAATATCTTTTTCTGCTTCAATAAAAGGACCATCTACAAGGACGTTAATGTCAGCAAGAATGTCAGCTATGAGCCCATCCTGATCCCATAATTCTTCCCACTTATATCCAGTCCAGAGCCAGACGTCTTTTTTGCTCAAAAATTCAGTCCATACACGATGGACGATTTTCTTAACAACCTCTCTATTTTCTGGCAGTAGTGGATCTCCACCAGTGAGCGTAAGCCCTTGAATATAATCAGGTCGAAGTAAATCTACAATTTTATCAAGCGTTTCATTTGTGAATGGTTGACCACCATTCGGGTCCCATGTAGTAGGATTTTGACAGCTGGGACAGTGATGGTCACAACCCTGTACGAACAATGTAACGCGCACCCCTTCGCCATTCGCTATATCACATGGAACGATTTTAGCGTAGTTCATTTTGTATTACCCATCGATTTCAAGATTTCATTTCGTTCTTCATAAAGATCTACTAAGTCATCTCCGACGATAGAAATTGGCTGACGCATCCTCATGAGTTCGTGCATATCGTATCTTGCAATCTCGATGTCGCGATCTACTTGTTCTAGTGTTCTCACTTGCCCACCTCAATCTCTGCTCCGCAGTACGGGCAAAAATTATAGCCCATAACTTCAGGACTCGTAAATCCTTTAATGCCACCACCACATCTGTCGCATACCCATGCAGAGTTTTCGCAGCAATCAGCAAAATCAAAAGTGGTAGTCTCTCGTAAGTCTTTAGAATCTACTGTTGGTTCTTCATCAATTACAAAACTTAGATTATCACTATCGTTATCACTCCAACCTGTGACTAACGGATCGCAATGGAATCGCTTTATGGCATTTTTCTTGAATTTATCCGCGTCAATCAATCTCATATCAAAACACCTTCGTCAATAGACTCACACATACGATGATAAAAATATTCAACGCGACGATAGTCCACTTTACATATTTAAGCTTGATGTCGTACATTACAGTATTACGTAAAAAATCATATAGAATTTCCTCAGAACGGATGATTGTCGCTGCAAGAATCAAAATTATATACGATTTAACAAGCAGCCAAGAAATATTAACAAGCATTTTACGCCACTTCCTTCCATCTCGTTACGATGTGCTCTGCACGCTGCCACTCATGTAAACCAGTCTGCTTGTACCAGTTTACAAGGCTCACTGTTCTATCAAGAGACAAATACGGATGAATAGCAAATCCAAGGAACACGCTATCATCTGCGTCACAATAGCAAAGCAGTGGGACTCTATCGGGTGGATTATCGGCAACAGTACGCCAGTTGGAAATATCAATCATAGTCTTTTCCTTTCTAATAAAAGCGGAATTTTATTTGCTACAATCCTTGTTTTTCTTAATCTTGTTGAGCAGTTTTTCGTATTCGTACTTATCGTCCGGCCAGTTAAGACTACTCCAATCCAACGCTTGCCCGCATTCTGGACAAAAATTATCAAACGGAGGTTTTAGTTTTTCAAGTTTCTTGTATAGATAACTATATCCACAACTTGGACATAAGACCATTTCACATAATGGTGCATTTTTAACCTTTTTAGGCATTCGAATTTTAAGTGCTTCCATTCCCATGTAACGAGCACGGTGGACTGTATATGAATCTTCGTAATAGGGATTTTTTGGGTCAAGAATCTCGATTGCTTGCTCAAGAGTCATCCCTATCACACTCCTGTTTTGTCTTATAGTCATCGAAGAACGAACCATAATCAAACCACTGATCTTTGATGATGTTACCGATGATTTTCACAGACTCTCCTCTTTTGATAGCTGCACGGATATATTTTCCTTTTAGTGATTCAAGTTCAGAACAATCAACAACATCTAAAATTCTTACGATAGCTTCAGCTCCGCCTTCGTAACCTTCAAAATTTGCGGCATTCCCATCTTTAATAAGCTCTCCATTGATGTAGAATCTTCTACCGATAGAAGGGCCTATGTAATTTACTCCCCATCCATCACCTTCTAAAGTGAGTGCAAGAGAAAGAAATCCGTAATCTTTTATTCCAAAAGATACATTTTTAATGTATGCGTTTCTCAGCTCATATCCATTAGCTTCAAGAAAGTCTTTAGTCCACTTTTTCATATTGGCACCTCCTAAAACGGCACTTTTATTGAATATTAAATTCTTCCGCTAGAATTCGTTTGAGCTCATTTGTTCCAACTGCTTTCATATAAGTATGAGGCTCTTTTACAGTTGATACTCTAATAGCACTTTGGCTGATTCTAGCCAGTAGTCGATTGTACAAATCTGTCTGGTTATTTTGATTGTTTTCGTGTTCAATGTTTTCAATCATTCTTACTCTTTCTCCACAATCCGTACTTTTTCATAATATCGAAGAAATCTTCCATAAGAGTATCGGCCATCTTACCAGAGATTTCAGGAAGGTCTAAACCAAAATCTCTAAAAGCACAATGTAAACAACCCCATGGAGTTAAAGCAAATTTTTCATAAAAGTCATCTTCAGGATTGTTTTCTTTTGAGTCTAACATATTCGTCTCGTACTCAAACTGTCTCACTTCATCCTTGGTGAGCCATTTCTGCCACTTACCACAAACAGAGCAATACAGACCAATCTGGCTATCTTTGCTCTGGATAAAGAAAGATTTACTGCCACATTTACATTTGAAGTCCATCTCAGCCACCTGCCTTTTCTACATTTTGAACCATGCAGCTCATACCGGGATGAGATTTTTCAAAACGATGATGTGCTTTGTTCATGGCATCATTTTGATCCTGCGCTTTGACCATATATGTATTAGTTGCCTGAATTCCATCTTCATAAAACAGGACTTCTACTGACCAATAATTCATATAGCTCCCTTCATGCCACCACACCCACCCTGCTTGTTAGTTTACTTCCTCGTATGTCTTTTCAAAGATATCGGGCTTGCAAGAGTAAATCTCTCCGTTCACGCCACGGATAATATAGTCTCCGTAGTTCGCGTGCATCACACCTTCCAACGTTTCGATGTCTGCGTTAGTGTCTGGAACGTGAATAAATCCGCTACTCAACCCATGCAAAGTAACCGTTCTGTCTGTCACCTTATTCATAAACCAGTCTGGAATGCTTCGACGACAACAGGTTTCTTACGATACCACCCCATTACTTTCGACTTCCTTTCAAGAATCCTTCAAGCAAAATAAGAGCCAACCAAATACCTGTCGCAACCTTGACCGTAAACGTGATATTTAATAGTTTAAAAATAAGCCAGACAGCACCAATCGTGGTAATCCACGAAGTAAAATAAATTAAGGCAAGAAATAAAATAGTTCCAAGAAAAGAACCAAGTGCCTTAAAGAAATTCTTCCACACTTCTATTCCAATCACCTTCTTTCAAAAATTTTCATTTTATAGATTCCTCTTTGATACACTGGTTGGTCAGCTTTTTGTACACGTCCTCGTACAGCTCCTGTTTATCGCCGTTGTAGGTATACTCGGCGTAGATACCGTCACCACTGACGGTAGTAGACAGCAGCGCCTTATAGTTCTGGAGCGTCTTGCAACTCCAAACCACAAAGACGTTCTCCAAAGTGATTTTGGTTTTGCTGTTCTCGTTATACCACTTGACCAGTGCGTTTTTGCAAACGCTCTCATAGTGCGCCATACCTGTAATAATCATAATCAAGTCTCCTTTTTGAATATAACAGTAATCCAGTTATCTGGATAATCCTCTTCTTCCTTTGTTGTTTTCACATATCCGGGCATTTCAAAATTCCATGCAAGATAATTTAGAATTTCAAGGTTGTGTAAATCGCAATAATACCAGTCCCATGGTCTACTCCATTCCGACCAGTGAAGAAGATATGCATTATCACGGCATGTAAGATAAAAACTATTGTCCAAAGTACACACGCTGCACACTTTTGGAAACGCATATCTTAGGATACGGTCAGTTCGTTTATCGCTCCACTTATTCAATTTTTTGCGACGGAACCCCTCGACCTTAGTGCGAAATTTTTCGCCCCAATATATAGCAACAAGAAGCGGATATAGAAACCAATAAGGTGTTTTAATGTCCATGTTTTTATAATGATAGTATTTTGTGACCTTGGTTTCTTTCTTCTTTTCTTCTTGCAACTTTTTACTAAGTCTGTCCATGTATATTTAATCCCACCAACCCACCACTTATACGTTATTTAGTTGTCGCTCAAATGAACTACTCGGTCACGAATCTCTTGGGTGCGTCCCTGATTCCAAAAATGGCTTCCTACGTACCCACAAGTACGCCGTGCGACATTCATTTTATTCTGGTCGCGGTTACCACAATTCGGGCACTCCCACACTAGCTTGCCGTTGTCCTCCACAATCTTGATCTCGCCGTCATAACCGCACACCTGACAGTAGTCGGACTTGGTGTTCAACTCGGCGTACATAATGTTGTCGTAGATGAACTTCATAACGCTAATGACGGCAGGAATATTCTGCTGCATATTAGGAACTTCCACATAGCTGATGGCACCGCCCGGCGAAAGCTTCTGGAACTCGCTCTCAAACTTCAGCTTAGTGAATGCATCAATGTGTTCACGAACATTGACATGGTAAGAATTGGTAATGTACTCATGATCAGTTACTTCAGGAATAATTCCAAACCGCTTCTGCAGACACTTGGCGAACTTGTAAGTGGTGGATTCCAGCGGGGTGCCGTAGAGGGAATAGTCCATATTCTCGGCCTTCTTCCACTCGTTGCACTTGTCGTTCATGTGCTGCATGATTTCAAGAGCGAACGGTTTTGCTTCAGAATCGGTGTGACTCTTTCCGGTCATATACTTCACGCACTCATACAGACCGGCGTAGCCCAGACTGATGGTGGAGTAGCCGCCAAAGAGCAGCTTGTCGATCTTTTCGCCCTTCTTTAGGCGAGCCAGTGCTCCATACTGCCAATGAATAGGACTCATGTCAGAAACAGTTCCGAGTAAACGCTTATGTCGAATCTGAAGTGCTCGATGACACAATTCAAGACGCTCATCAAAAATCTTCCAGAACTTATCTTTGTCTTTTCCAGAGCTACAAGCTACGTCCACCAGATTGATGGTGACCACACCCTGATTGAAGCGACCATAATATTTATGACCCTTTACCCAATTCTTTGCGTTAGCCACATTCTCAGTAGTTCGGTCAGGCGTTAGGAATGATCTACACCCCATGCTGACCCACACGCCACCCTTGAGTTCCTTCATAACTTTTGCAGAAATGTAATCGGGAACCATACGCTTTGCAGTACACTTAGCGGCCAACTCCGTCAGGTAATAGTATTTAGAATCAGGATGAATATTATCCTCATCGAGAACGTAAATCAGCTTCGGGAACGCAGGAGTAATCCACGCTCCGGTTTCATTTTTAACACCCTGAATACGCTGTTTTAGCATTTCTTCAATAATAACAGCCAAGTCATCACGAGTCTGTCCTTCAGGAACTTCATCCAGATACATGAATACGGTAATGAAAGGAGCCTGACCATTGGTTGTCATCAACGTAATCACTTGATACTGGATAGTTTGAACACCACGAGCGATTTCTTTATGTAAACGTTCTTCAACAATGCGATTGATGGTCTCCTTTGCTGGCATCTTATCAATCTCATTGTTTTGGACCATATCGTAAAACTCCTGATGGACTTCCTTCTCGATTTTCTTACGAGAAACATCTACGAACGGAGCCAGATGAGATAAAGTAATACTCTGTCCACCGTATTGGTTAGAAGCCACCTGAGCAACGATCTGCGTAGCAATATTACAGGCGGTGGAGAAGCTGTGCGGTCGGTCAATTCCAGTACCAGAGATTACAGTACCGTTCTGCAGCATATCCTCCAGGTTGACCAGATCGCAGTTGTGCATATGTTGAACGAAATAATCTGTATCATGTACATGAATGATACCCGCCTTATGCGCATCCAGAATATCCTTCGGAAGCAACAGTCGCTCTGTCAATTCTTTGGATGCCTCGCCAGCCATATAATCGCGCTGGACGCTGTTTACAGTAGGGTTCTTATTACTATTCTCCTGATTGATTGCATCGTTCCGAATATCGATGATATCCAAAATGCTCGCATTAGTCTTTTCCTTTTCTCGGATTTCCTGACGATATTTACGCCACTGACTATACGCTTCTGCTACATCTGAAAAAGGACTATTTTTCAGACTGTCAATCACGATATCCTGAATCTGCTCAACCGATAGGATATCGGGCATATCGGCAATATAGTCAGCGATTGCATTTGATACACGAGCGTCGATACCACCAGGCGTACAGGTCATCGCCTTCTCAATCGCATTTACAATCTTACTCTTATCAAAAGGAACTTTCGTTCCATCGCGTTTAATCACATATTCCATGTAATCACCTCTTACTCAGCATCCTGCACATCGTTCTTTTCAGAAACAATCGTCGAATCGCTTACAAGGTTCACATTCTTAGTGACCTTTGCATCGTAACTGTTGGCACGGACAATTTCCTTCATATCAATGCCAGTTGCTTCACGAACGGCCTCAAAAGTCTGAGCCATGACTGCTGGGACATTGCCGGAAATCTCAGAAACGCCATTTGCGTTACTGCCAATGATGGAAACCTTGTCAATGGACGCCAGCGGCTTTGCAACCTCGGATGCAATGCTAGGAAGAATCTTAATGATCATTTCGCCCATAGCCGCACCATTGTACTGCTTGTAAGCTTCAGCCTTCTTCAGCATAGCTTCTGCTTCAGCAAGACCCTTCTGCTTGATGGCCTCAGCTTCCGCCATACCAACCATACGGATGCCTTCTGCCTCCTGTTCCTTAGCGAACTTTGCGGATTCTGCAGAACGCTCTGCTTCGTACTTCTTTGCTTCAGCTTCCTTCTGACGCTTATACAGGTCGGCGTCTGCCTGCTTACGAACTTCCGCATCCAGCTTCTGCTGGCGAACTTCTGCTTCTTTAGCGGCCAGTTCAACCATCTTTTTCTGCTGTGCAATAGCTGCATCGGCTTCAGCTTCCTTGATTTCCTTATCACGGAGATTCATCTGAATCTGACCAGCCGCCTCAGCATCAGCATTTGCTCTATCGGCCTTAGTCTTCAGAGCGGCCTGAGCCAGCAGATACTCATTGTTGCGCTGGGCAATAGCAGTCTTGGACTCAATTTCCTTTTCGTTTGCTTCACGAGCCGTGTCAGCCTTTGCGCGAGCAATATCACGAGCGGCTTCTGCCTTAGCAATCTCAGCCTGCTTCTTCACCAGTTCCTCCTGCTGAACACCAATTGCTTCAATGACACCATGGTTATGACCCTGTGCGTCAATAGCATCCTTGATATCCTGAACATTAAAGGTAACAACTTCCAGACCCATCTTTGCCAGATCGGGACGAGCATTTTCCACAACAGAGATAGCCATCTGCTTACGATTGGTTAGAATGTCGTTGACAGTCATTTCGGAAACAATCTCACGCAGATTTCCCTGCAGGACATCGTTAATCTTCTCGTTGATTCCATCTTCGCTCATGCCAAGGAAGTTAGAAATAGCAGCCTGCTGACGAGCACTGATATAGGTTTTGGCATCTGCACAACCTGCACTCTTGATTTCCTCATCAGTTATAGTAGAATTTTCGGAGTAAACCTGAACAGTAACAACGGAGTCCAGCCACAAAGAAACGCCCTCTTTAGTCTTAACACCGGTCTCAGGAGTCTTGACATCAATCTTGAGCAGTCGCATATTCAATCGGTCAGCTCGCTGAATAACAGGCAGGACGAACACACCACGACCACAGATAACCTTTGGTTTAGACAGTCCAAAGCCGGTCACAACGATTGCCTGAGTCGGAGGAGCCTTTTTATAACAAGCAAATGCAAAGGCGACCAGAAGGATAACAACGACAGGAATCGCAATAAACATCATATTCATGTATTTTTCTCCTTTATTATCTTGAAACAAATTTGGCAAAGCCAAAAATCAACATTGTAACAAACAGGGTGAATGCCGCAAATGGTTCTTCCCAGTTGTATCTCATTTATGTAAACCTCTTAAAACTTGACCTCATCTGCACAATCAGGAAACACGGCAGTTTCAATGTTTGGAGCATGGATTTCTGGACGGAAAACCAAGTCATCCGTATAGTCAGGCTTTGCATGACGAGGAACATAATTCTGCATCATAGTCGGCTTATCATTAACCTCATCAGTAATTTTCTTGAGCGTATCTACAACACTTTCAGCAGCCTTTTGCTGTTCCTCTAAAAGCCGGATTTTATAGTCCAAATACCAACGTGCCTTCGTCAAATCTTGAAGCTGAGAATTGCCATCTTTGTGACCTGCACGGCTCAGATACTTACCAACATTCCAAAGGTAAGCATCTTTATCCAGCTGCCACTCTCGCAACACTTTAATGGCTTCGTAGGGATTGTCTGCACCGCCGTAATGGACTGGATGGTCTACGTTCTTCTTAATTTCGTCAAGTGTTTGCATCAATAACCTCCTTGTTTTTTTCAATAGGCTTATAAACATCTGCCAACCGAGGATGACGGCCACAGCAACCACGACCCTCTGGGCAGAACGGATACTTCGGATTAGCCTCGCAGGAAGGAACCATCCAGTTTGCTACTTCAGGACAAACCTGTGTAACTTCCTTCTTCATTTCTGTAAACATCTCGCGGATTTCTTTTTGAGCCCTAGAACAAAGTCGAAGATGACTCATCTCAATCAAAGCACGAGCGTTCATCGTAATGTAAAACTCTGTACAGCAAGCATTTGGCAGAACTGCACGGGCATCTTCGTTTTTGGCGTTGTGATACTTCTTGAGAATCTGATAATCGGTATCAATGTCCGACATCATATTATCGAAAACATCAGCATCTTCACCGGTAAACGGGTTCACATACTTGAATCCATCCTCGCTGCAATAACGCTGGCTACGGCAGCTCATGCTAATATGTCGATGACGACTAATCTGTGCCAGAAGTGCTCTGCTTACATCTTTGACGTAGAACGTAAAGTTGATGTGCTCAAGCACAGAATAGTGACCGCTTGCCTTACATCCCTTGGCAATCTTATAATCGTCAGTCATTGAAGAATCGTAACAAATACTCGCAGCTTCCTCCACAATATCTAAAGGATTTTTGTCACTTGTAGGAACAACTCGCTGTGTGTACGCGATCAAATCAACAATCATTCAACTCTCCTTAATATTCGTCCTGCCAGTTTTCAGGAATGTCACTCTCGTCAATTACGATACAATTCCTTGGTGCAACATTCGTTGTGTACTTTCCGTCTTGAACTTTAATCATTACGTTCATAATTGAGACAACTTTACGAATGCTCCAAAGAACTCCGCGACCATTTCGAGTTCTAGCTCTAAGAACTGTGTCGCCAACATGAATCTCTCTATTAAGAATATCGGTTACCATTTAATCCTCCTTCACTTTAGAAGTGCAAACTTAAACCAATCTGGGAAGTTGGATACTGAAATCCCATACTTGATAAGGCAAGACAGCAACCACAACACAATCATGATTCCGACCGCAATAAGATAATCCTTAAAAATCTTAATGAAAGCGATCCACATCTTAATCCTGTCTCTCATTTACCTCACCTCTTTTAATCAACTCATCCACAGTAACCTCTCCACAGAGAACCTGTTTAAGTTGCTCTTCTGACAACTGATATGTAATCAGTTCTCCACACTCGACAGGATATCGAGCTAAGGTTCTATAATACTCTGCAAGGGCTCGTTCCTTACGACCCTGCTCACGATGGTCAATACCAATCATATCGCCCCACCTCCTTCCTCAAGTTTTTCGCTTTTACCAGTCACGACATACACGTCATCTTCGAGATCTTCTTTGAGAATTTTTACGATGTTAAATAATTGTGGAAATGGGTCACCTTTATCTGTACATACAAGATAATAAGTATCCGTCTCCCATATCACATCATAAAAATACCCTTTTCGCATTAAAATGAATTGATTCATGCACTCCACACAATAACAAGCATGATAGTTCGTCCTGAAGTACATCTGCTTCATTAGGGCTCCTTGTAGGGTTCCATATCACCCTTCCAAATCTGGAAATAAGGATGTGCGTCAATGCCGTAAACCTGACCCTTCATGCCGGTACTTGTAATCTTGTAAGGCTTTCCATCTTCAAGGCTATTGATAAAATCCTGATACTGCGGACTCATCTTGAAGAAATCCTTCTTACCCTGAATCCTCTTTACCTTAATAGTGACCTCATCACCAATCTTTGGCTCCCACTCTTCAACTGGCATTCCAGCCAAAAAGTCGGGACCACCAGCCTTCTTGATTCGCCGGGCAAGGATTCGTGCCTTACGCTGCTCTCTGCGCCGGTCTTCTCGATTCATCGAATTACTCATATTCTGTTCCTTTCAGCTTATCAAAGTAGGGATCGCCGTCTCGCTTCTCTAATAAGTTGAGCTCCCCGGCGGAGCCTACAGAATACAAACGAAAATTTTTAAAAATCTCAGCACCTTTAATAGTGGCTAGAGATGTGATTATGTACAATATATTGTGTTCTTCTGTGCCATCGGTAAGTTGAACTTCAAGTCGTTCTTTCTTTGGGATGGCTAGTTTTTTAAAATCATTCATTTTAGTTATTTGGCATAATATAAGCAAGTGCATTCAACTTATAGCAATAAAAAATATCGCAAATAACACTCTTACACCTTTCTTCGGAATCGTATCCTCCAAGAATGATTCCACGCTCACCATTTCCCTGTCTTGCGTAAATATTAAGACTTGCAGTATCAATGATGGCTATACGGTCAAGATTTACGATTTCTTTGTTTTGCGTTAAAAGTAGCATTTTAAAAACCTCATAAATCAGCAAGCTGGGCAGGAGACCAGATATCTGGAATGTCCCAATCTTCTTCCGATTTTCCGTTATAAATTCCGTAGAAATATCCTTCGGATGGTGCATAGACGATTCGTTGCCAGCCATTCATGCCGTGTGACTTCTTTGGCTCAAAATCACGAGTCAAAATTCTACGTCCACAGTTGCTATAAGCAGATGTCTTTGTAGGAACCTCGATACATTTATTATCAAGAATCCGAAGAATGTGCTTGATTGTTTTCTTTGAAAGATTCATCTCTTGACTCCTCTACATCAATCATATCTAAAATCTCATCCAGATTTTTTGCTGACCCAACTTTCCTTGCAAAATCAATAAAATCCTTAACCTGATCTTCTTTAGTAACCATCTTCATCCTCCACTTTTATCCATCCACATCCCGGAATGTAATCCGCTTCAAAATAGTCTCTTGCAACAAAGATTGAGCGTTCTCCATCTTCGTTTACTACTCCAATAACAAGTGCTTCTTTACCAGCAATAAAACAAAAGTCTCCTTTACCTTTCGGGGTCTTCTTGAGATTATTTTTAGATTCATTGATATAACGACTTATACGCTCAGATGACAAATCCACATTGCTTTCTTGACCATTTTTGCCAAGCCAATAAAAGGAATCTTTTAACTTATTTTTAGCCATGATTCACTCCATCTTTGCTCCACACATCGGGCAAAATGGCGTTTTGAGGCCACACGGATTCACCTCTCTACATTCTGGGTTCGAGCAACGGGTTGCTGGTTCACACCATGAGTTTTTCCCGGCACAGCTCACATAGGAGCCTGGAATTTCCTCCCAGTGTGCCACCGGCCGAAGCGTTTTCGGGTCGATGGTTGGAGCGTTTTCAATGTTCTTCTTCATAAGGGCAATGCCGTCTCTCCAAGCATTGGCTTCTTCTTCACTGTATTGCTTGATTGTCCAATTATTTTTGTCAAGCAAAGCATTTGCGTCAATCAACCTAACATCAGCCATAAGACACCTCGTTCTTATCGTTTCTGAATCTCACAAAGGTCGGAAACTGCAAGGACTCAAGACCGGTCTTTTTGTCCATTGTGACCTCTTTGTACTTACATTCCACAATCTTGCCGATGTAATCATCAGGATTTGCCCACACAGCAGCTCTCGTGGAATCATCAAAGCCAGAACCCACTCGAAGTTCGTTACCTTTATAATCAACGACCAGAGCGCCCATCGTACCAGCCAGCCGATTCTGTCCTTCCTCGATTGCAGTAATGCGGAGATCAACCGTATAGAAACGCTTGATTTTCAAGCATCCATTATGCCGCTTACGCTGGTATGGGACGCTGGTGTTCAACATCAAACCCTCCCAACCATGTGCCACAGCATAATCGAGCCACTTTGGAATCACGCTCTGGTCGGTTCCTTCGTATACCATCGGAACGATTTCAATGTTTCCAAGGTTCTTGTGAGTAATCTCTGCACGAAGACAATTCAACCATTCTCGGCGGGTCTGATACGGAACGACGCATTTGCTACGGTCAAACTCGACAGCAGGAACGACATCGAAAATCACAAACTTAATTCCGGTTTTATCTTTATTGTCCGAGTTCAATAGGCCAGTGCCATAACGGAAAGCTTCTCCGTCCGACATTCCTTCAGGATTCTTGTAGATGAGTTCGCCATCAAATACCCAAGAGTCTCGTTTCGTTGCGTCGCCATCATATAGGGCAAGCAGGTCATTCTTGATGTGATCGAGCCCTTCAAACTTTTGCGCCTGACGAGAAATCAAGTCACCACGGTACATTGTGCCCCTATTACCATTCATCTTCTGGCTTAGGCTGAACCAGATACTGGGTTTCAACTTCACCTTATCGATTGGATATCCCTGCTGGACTTCCCAGACAGGAATAATTTCCTCACCATATACCTTATTGATGGTAGCTGCCTCAACGCCAATCGGAAGATTTTTGGTAAACAGCCGCTTCAGAAACTCTTCATTTTCAGGATTTTTATGTAAATAGTTCTGGATTGTTGCTATGGATGCGTCAGATCCTGTATTGTGACCAGCACCCATAATATAAAGGTATCCACAGCTGAGATACTGGATATCAATCTCAGGCTTGGTACTCACCTGCTTATTGATTTTCGCATCCGACAGGCCAGTTACGATTGTCGGATCAAGCAAGAATCGGAAGAATGCCATCAGCTCGTCAGCTTCAGCACCAAAATCCTTTCGTGCATCCAGCAAAATGCGGGTCTTGTCTGTCTTCTTCTTCGTGCTCTGCAATGCCTTTACCATCGCATCGAGTTTACCTATGAGTTCCTTATCTGTCATAAAGCCTCCTTGCGTATCCTGTGTTATATAGTTATAATGAATAAAGAATGGCTTGCCATTACGAGCAAGCCATTTCTTTCTCGTATCCTGTATTATATAGCTAAAGAGAGAATTTTAAGCCTCCGAGGTGGAGACTTTTTATAGCTATATTATACAGGATGCTCATATAATTGTCAATACTTTTCTGAAAATTCTTTCCGTAAAAATTCCTTCAAGAACGTCCGCTTGTATGGAACTCTCGAAGTCTTTACCGCCCGATCAAGAGCATGAGTTTCAGCACAAATCACACAATACTTCTTAGCACGAGTGATGGCCGTATAAAGCCATTCCCTCGTCAACATCAAGTATGCAGAGTTGTCCATACCGACAATCACATACGGAGCTTCGCTGCCCTGCAGTTTATGACAACTCAAAGCATAAGCGAGTTCAAGCGTTGCCCAGATGTTGTTCCCACCAAAATAATGAGGGATGAAGATTGTGCCCCACTGGTCAAAGTCAACCAGAATAAAACTGCCTTCAATCTTTCGAATGATGCCACGGTTGCCGTTAAACACCGGACACTTCTCTTCTTTTTTCTTTGTCTTGAGATTGTATGTGTGAAGCTCATAGTTATTCTTGTTGATAATGACCTGATCTCCCTCGCGCAGAGTGTACACTCTGTCCTTCCCATCACCATAGATGGAGATCTTCGCTTCGGTCTGACCACGACTCGGATTCACAATTTCCTGAATAGCATTATTTACCTCGTAGGTGCAGATGCTGCCACGGAGCTTCTGCGGAAGTACAATCTGAATCTTTGCGCTGTCATTCCCTACCTTATTATATAAGGCACGGTATTGATTGATGATGTGGTTAAACGACTCGCCTGCATCCTTGTAGATATCTAGCTCCAAATCACGCAGCTCACCACGAATCTCATTACCAGCCCAACCGTAAGGAACCAACTGCGTGGCATTACGAACCTTGATACTCTCTGTGATAATCGCTGACTTAGCAGCCTGACGGTGAATCTTCGTCAAGCGAGCAACCGGAACAACCTTGGAGGCAAGCATATCCTTGAAGATGTTGCACATACCAATACTCTCAAGCTGGCCGTCATCACCAATCATGATAAATCGTTTACCAGTTTCGATTGCCTGAATTAAATCGTAAAACAGTTGAGCGCCAACCATAGAGGTCTCGTCCAGAATGATGATGTCCTCCTCTAAAGGATTGTTTTTGTTATGGATAAAGCCACCATTCTCAATGTCGTAACCAAGGAGGCGATGAATCGTCTTGCCGTCCTGACCAGTAATCTCCTGCATACGAGCGGCAGCACGACCAGAGAGTGCAGTCTGGGCAAACGACTTACCACGAAGAACCTTTAGGACACCAGCGACAACGGTACTTTTACCGGTTCCTCCGTAGCCCGTCAAGATACAGACATTACTAGAGCATACCTTTTTAATAGCATCTCTCTGCTCCTCGGTGTACTCGATGCCAAGAGCACGTTCTGCCTCATCGATTGCAGCATCCGTGTTTCGACCAATCGGCTCGACAGGTGCATCCGCCAGACGCTTAATTTCCTTTGCAATCTTATTTTCCAGATTCCACACTCTTGTTAAAGCAAATTCCTGACGATCATCACTCCACCAAAGCGTTTCGCGGACATCGTGCAGATGGAAAAGTGCTCTCTTGATAACCTCTTGGTCACCCTCATCCAAGCCAAGTTCCTTAATGCAACTATTGATTGTCTGGTTTGCCGGGATGATAGAATTGCCTTCTTCGGCACGGTCGGCAAGAAAATGCATAACGTAAGCTTCAATTCGGAACTGAGAGTTTGGCTTCAATCCCATATTCAAAGCAAGAGCGTCAGCTTTCTTCCATCCAATCCCATATACATCGTCAATCAGAACATAAGGATTCTCTTCAATTTTCTTCACAAGAGTGTCTGCACCGTGATATTGATGAACAAGTTTTCCGATTGCACTTGGAGTCAAACCATACTCAATCAGCTTCGTGTATGCTTCGCTGTTATCAATGTTATTTTCAAAGGCATCGATAATTTTCTGTGCTCGACCTTCTGTGATACCACTAACAGTGCAAAGAGACTTGATATCACCGTTCTTGATGATTTCATACGGATTATCAAATGCTTCGTAAAGCATCTCAAACTGATGTTCTGTCAAGATAAAATGAAGAAAGCTTTTCTGTTCTTCTGGGTCAGTAATCTCTTGGAACTCGTTCATATAGACGATTTTATACTGGTCCCCAAACTTTTCATGGTGAACATACTCACCACAGAACGAATAAGTCTTATCCATATCAAGGCTAGGGACGTTGCCTTTCAGTCGGAGGTCACTGTATCGGCTCATAATGGGGTTCCCCTGCTTGACTTTTACCACCTCGGCAGAGAAAGTGGCGAAGCCGCCGGGCTCCACCTCCTTCCCATCTTTCGGATAAAAGACTCGTTTTATCCTGATGTAACAACGGATCATATTTTCATTAAATTTCTTATCTGCCACTTTATAACCCTCTTATTATGCACCTAATCTAAATTCTGTTAGTCCTCCGCACACTCTGCAATAAAACCATTTTGTGGTAAGCTCGCATTGTTCTGCGCGGTCAAACTTCCACTTCTGAACTTTTCTAACGACGCAACAATTCGTACAATGTATCTTAATTACAGTTTTATCTTTGTATTGATGATTCCCAATTTTAAACTCAGGAAATTCACAAAGAACCTCTCCGTCAATAGTATATAAAACACCATTCATTACTTTATCTCTCTATCATGCAGCCACTGCTTATAAGGCTTCATCTTCTCAACAATGTACGAATTTTCTTTTCTCTTGCAAAGGATTGCAAGATCGCTACCCTTTGAAATCAGACTTGAATATCGTGCATACTGAGATGCCCAACAAATCATTTCGACAATACCACCTGTCGTGTAAACATGTAAGTACGCAAACTGGTTGCCACGTTTATCCTTCTTTTTTTGGATATCTACGATGACACAAATAGCAGTTGCCTTACCGCCATCCTCTACAGTATCAAGACCAGCATCAATATAGATGCAAGCATCCTTAATTGGATTGCTAGTCAAGAACATTGAAAGAGTTTCAAATTCCCACATGTGCTCGTCTTGCATATACTTCTCGACAAACGCTTGCATGAAATCTTTTCGTTTCATGTCTTTTTCCTTCTTGCGGTTCTCTGCATCTGCCTCCCAGCGCACCCTTCTTGCCTTATTATATAAAGCAAGTCTAGTAGGCTTATCTTTAATATAATTTGTGTCAATACCATATTCGTCTTTAAGAACAGAGATTTTGGGAAGGGATGTCATCTCATGAAAACCCTTCTCTTTATACTCGTTCTCAAAAACCATATTTGCAAAAGTGATTAAGATTTTTCTCTTGTCTTTTGTCGGGATAGCTCCAGCCTTAATCAACTTGACAACGTTTGAAGTTCCAATCTTGCCACCGTTTGCCCTCTGAACAAAGTCTGCCAATCCAGAATATGGACGGTCTGCAATCACCCCTGATGCGACACTCTCACCCATTCCCTTGATGGCTTTCAAACCAAACAGGATTGTGTGCTTCTCCGCATCGGCCTTAAATTCCATATCAGACTTGTTAACACTTGGAGGAAGGACCCGAATATGTAGACGATCACATTCATTGATGAACACACCCATTTTGCCAGAATCATCTTCTTTAGTAATCATACACGCAGCCATGAAATACTCAGTATAATGAGTCTTCAGGTATGCCGTCAGGTAAGAAAGAAGCCCATAAGCAACTGCGTGGCCCCGGTTGAAGGAATAAGAAGCCTGTTTCAAGATCAATGCCCACATCTCAGAAATCTGATAATCGTTCCATCCTTTCTCGTGAAGACCATCTCTAAACTGGACCTCCAAGGATGCCATAACATCTTTCTTTTTCTTACCAATGGCACGACGAGCATTGTCAACTTCAGTTTCAGGGAATCCTGCATAACGGAATACTGCCAGAGCCTGCTCCTGATAAAGAAGAATATACTGAGTCTTAGCAAAAAGCTGTTTGATATCAGGATGAAGTAGTTTGATGGTCTCTGGACGAAGCTTATTGGAACAATACGTCGGGAAGCTGTCCTTAGTACCAGGGCGATTTGCTGCATTTACAACAATGATATCCTCGGCGTTGTCACATTTTGCTTCAACACACATCTTTCGAGCTTCAGCAGACTCCATCTGAAAAATACCAATTGTGTGTCCAGATTTATAAACAGTGTCATAGACTGCCTTGTCATTCAAATCAAGATGGTTGATATCGACATCTTTCCAAGTAAGATGTGCCATCTTTAATGTGTCATCAATCGTGTCCAAATTTTCAAGACCAAGAAAATCCATCTTAACTAGAGACAGGTCATCCATAGCATTGTGCATTTCAAGCTGACACATCTGATTACCTTCTCTATCCATACAGAGAGGACAATATTCAATAACAGGCTTAGGTGTAATCAAAGTTCCTGCAGCATGGCGACCCATACTCTTCGGCAAACCTTCAAGCCGCATAACGTACTTAAACCACAGAGGGAACTTATCATACACATTAGAAAGCTGCTCGCTCTTTCCAAGAATGTCCTTCAATAGAACTTCCTTCTCAACTTCTTCTCCGAGATCATCCAATGTTTTCACGGTCGGAATCAACTTAGCAACTTCATTTCGCAATTCATACGGAATCTGCATATAATATGGGCTTTCTGGATCTTCGTTCAACACCTTGCCGATGTCTTTGATGGCAACTTTAGTAGACAGAGAATTAAAAGTTGCAATAGGAGCAACACTTTCTTTTCCAAAAAGCTCTTCTGCAATAGAAACAAGTTCTTTGCGGCGACGACGGCTAATGTCAAAGTCAAAGTCGGCCAAAGATTTACGTCCCTTATTTGCAAAACGAGAAAAGTCAAGATCCCAACGGACGGAATCAATCTGCGTAACGTTTAACATGAATAAGCATAGACAGTTTGCGCCAGAACCACGAGAATAGCCGCGAGGGATACCTCGTTCATCAGCCACCTTGCAAAGCATATATAGCATAATGAAGTAATCGATGTAGTCAACGTATTCAAGAACGTCAAGCTCCATCTCAATTCTGTCCCGCCGGGTTTGCTGTTCTTCTTTGCTCATCCATCCGAATTTTTCATCAAAAGTAGAATAAACGAGGTAACGCAGGTAATCCAGATGCGAATCAAATTCACCTTCAATTTTCACTTCGGGCATCTGGTTTGGCTGACCAAGACCAATATCAATATCGTCAACCATATCTGCAATCTTCACAGACATTGAGCAGCCTTCTCGGATGAAGTCTTCATCAAACTGCTTTGAAAGTGTTCTCAGCACATCGTCTTCAGTCTGAAGATAGCAGTCAACATAACTTTCTCCAACTTCTCGTCCTTCTCCAATTTCTACAAAAACTGAATGTGCATCAACATCTTCCTTGGAAAGCATATGAGCATCGGTTGTAATAGTATACGGAAGATTGTACTTTTTAATAAAAGCTGCAATTTTGGCATTAGCTTCAGCCTGATCTGGCGTATCATGAGACTGAACTTCCATAAACACGTCATCAAAGATCCATTTCAGTTTGTTCCATAACTGCCATGCTTCAGTCTCGTTGCCATCAACAAGCAATCTACTCATTCGACCAACTTGGCAGGCTGTAAGACAGATGATACCTTTACCCCACTCGTTCTGTTCAATGATGTTCAAAGAAGTTCGAGGCTTTTTATACATGCCATCAACACAAGCATTTGAAACAATCTTAAATAGATTTTTTAAACCGGTCTCGTTCTTCGCTAGTAAAACAAGATGGTAACGAGGTTGTTTATAGTCTTTTGTGTCGGCTTTCTCTGCCTGATTATCTACTTCATAGACTTCACAGCCGATGATAGGCTTAATACCTTCTGCTTTACAAACCTTAACTTGGTCAACGAAAGAGTGCATCTTGCCATGGTCTGTAACAGCAATAGCCTTCTGACCATTCTCTTTAGCAAAGTTTACAAGTTCCTTGACGGTAAGAATCGAGTCAAGTAACGAACCCTGCGCTGTATGTACATGAAGATTTACAAAATTATCTGACATCTATTCTGTCTGCTCCTTATCTTCGATGGACACTCTCAAAGTTACAGTCTTACCGTCCTTTGTTGTCCATGTGTATCCACCAAAAGTTCTATTGTTGAACTGAGCTTCAGAAAGAAGCCAATCACGAACTGCCTCGATAGCTTCATCTGTGACACGAGTTTTATCTTTCCACTCGGTTCCATTCTTTTTAACAGTTCCTGCGTAAATACCAAACATACCACAGCTCACATGATATTCACTCATCACTCTTCCCCTTATCTCCAAACTTAATAATATCGTCAAAAAGCATCACATAGTCATCGGTGTACTTGTTACCATGAAAGTGACCGAAGTACCAGAATGGTTTACAATCGTTAGGATAGCATTCGTATATATTATCAAAAAATATTTCAGTTGACTGGTCTACTGTGCTTTGATCAATACCACCGATAAACAATTCAGTTGGAATGAACCGGAATGGACAGGTATGCGTGAGCATAACATCAATATCATCTATTTGAGGATCATGTGTAATATTCCAGATCTTTTTCTTAGTCTTCTCACTCGGTTGCTCATCCGGCCACCAATTATATCCCCACTCCAACCGATAATATTTATCTACAGAATAGGCTCCGCCGCAAACAAGACAATTCAACATCTCTACGCCGGAAAGAATCTGATAGACTTCGCCATCAATAGCGAAATACTGATTTGGATAACGTGAGTCATGCCACACCTTACCACAAATATCTCCACTGATTTCCTTTGTCTTATAGCCATCCTTACGAGACGGGCGTCGCTCGTGGTTGCCATGAATACAAAACAGATTCGCAGGAATATCTGCGGCGATAGTCTTGATACTCCATTCACGAGGGTCATCCTTGCCGTAGTAGTTTAACCCGACATCGCCAAGACATATGATCCAGTCGTTCTCCCCAAGATTGTGTTCACGACAGAATTTCTCTAATTCTAAAAACCGATTAAAATCACCATGAATATCACCCGTGATGTATACCGCCATTGCGTCCTCACCTCACTCATAATCTTCTTTGTCAATCACATAAGTTCGTGGATAAAATCTATCGTTTCTATCACCAAAAATATCAACAAACCAGACTTTAACAATCTCAAACTCACGATTACATTCTTTGCTTCTTAGCATTTTAACTGCATCTCTTGCATTTTCAGCGTAGATTTCTCTGTATAAGTTGTGATATTTCTTGAGTGTGTAATTATATGTGCGATAATCAATTCTGTAATGCCTATATCGTCGTTTTGTCATCTTCATTCAAAATCAAGGACAATCATATTACCCATTCCTTCGTAGAAATTATGATTCATTTTGAGTTTTTCACTAACCGTCCCATAGTCAGTTTCAATACAGATTTTCCAATCAGGATGCTGTTCTGCAAATTTATCAAGAATATAAGTCAATTCATCCGGTTCAATAATATGCGTATCATCATTCAAAGCCTGATTAAACGCAGTTCCTTCTTGAAGCAATTCCAAGTTTTTAAGAGCATTCGCGAGTGATTGATATGCACCATCCAATAGATTTAATGATAAATCGTAATTATTCGCATTAGTCATTGTCAACCAACTCTCCATTCTTTACAGTTCTGGCCTTATCATCCCAATATTCATCAGCACCGACCTTTCTAGGTGCAGTGCCAAAATGTTCCTTCCACTCCGGCAAGCTCTCATTGATTGCATCAAACTGAATACCCCAATCAAAGCAAGCCTCCATTGCATCATACAAAAGCTTTCCTTCACGGCAAGTCCAGAGAATCAGACCAGCACCGTGCTTCTGTTCCTGAATTGCTTGATAAATGACATTCCAGTTCGGCTCACCAATATCAGGATATTCATTCTCGCAGAGCGTACCATCAAAGTCGATGGCGATAGCACGTTTCCAATCACCCATATCAAATCACCTCAAAATCCACAATCTGTGCCTGCGGTGTGACCTTGTTCCCATACTGATTTAGAGACAACCGACATACCGCATTGATGTATTTCTCTTCCTGACCACCATAGAAGTCATTATTGATCCAACCAATCATCCGGCCATTGTCATTAAAACACACAAAATCAATGCCTTTTTCTTCGTCAGAATACTTCCACATATTGCCGTTCTTGCCCATCGGAGCACATCCACTATGAATCAGCGGAATATTTTTAATGTAGAAATACGGCTCGGAAATTCCTTGTGCCCAGATTTTATGCATTTCATACATGGTCTTCGGCAATGCAACAGTCAACCTACTATAGTCAAAATCAAAATCAACTACGATTGCCTTACTCATCGTGACATCTTTAAGCAGCTCGTTGCAATCTGCAATCGCCTTTGGCACATTTCCTTTCTTGATTTTCACACCAGCAGCATTATCATGACCAAGAACGGACTCAAAATCTCCGGTACTCATTAAGAACTCCTTTAAACTTTCAATCGGAGAGCCGTCAGGATTTCTCATTGAACCACCAAAATACTCTTGATTCTCGTCTGGTTCTTCAGGGCAGGCCATCTCTCGAAGTAGTACGCAAGGTTTACCATACATTTCAGCCAGCTTAATTGCTACAACGCCAGTCAAATTACTGTCAAGAATGCCAGTGGAATTACAAAACAAAACTTTACTTCTGTCCGCTCCATACTTAGAAATCCAGTTTTGAAGTTCTACAACAGCTTTGTCCTTAGTCTTGTTTTGCTGATACTTGCAAGACGAACACTCACGAGCTACATGCTGCGCCAGGGTCTCATCAATCGTAATGCCGGCATTCTTGCCACGAGTCGGAGTATACTGGAACGTCTGTTCCTCACCGACCATTGCACGGAACATCCGCTTCTTTTGCTCAGATGAGCCAACACGAATCAGTGCGTTCATCATCGGAACGATATAGAACTGAACATCATTGATAGTCGGGTCACCCTTGATGTTGAAGCTATTCGCCTCAATCAAAGCACAAATCATCGGATTTACAATTCGTGCCAGACCTTTCGTGCAAAGGCGCTTTGTCTCATGCGAGTGCATATCCATAACATCACCGATGTTTCCGACGGCCACTAGATCAAGATACCGGTCTGCAACATCAGTCCAATTATCCTCATCAACAGCCTGAAGGAACTTATATACCACGCCAGCACCAGACAGTTCCTTGTTAGGATATGTACCATTCTGGTTATTAACGATTACTGCGTAAGGATTCTCTCTGTCACAGATGTGATGGTCAAGAATCAGAATATCGATGCCCTTTTCGCGGAGTTCCTTACACTGCTCAACATCGTTGCTGCCAGCATCAGGAATAATCAGCAAGGTAGTTTCAGGTGGAACCTCAATTTCTTTAGAGAGTCCATGTTCCTTGCCACTATGATGCAGAACATTGATTTTTCCAAAATAACCAATCGCTTTCAAATACTGAAACATCATCGAAGCACTTGTAAAACCGTCCACATCACAGTCTACAAGGATAGAAATGGTAGACTTTTTCCAAAGGTGTTTATTCAACATCATGACGGCATACTCAATATCATCCAGTGCCCACGGTGAATTTAGGCAAGAATCATCCAGATTCATGTAGGTCTTATAATCCTCAACCCCTCTATTCTCCATAATTGTTCTAATCGGGTCTGATAGGTCGTTCCTACTTCCCTTCCAGAGTTTTACATTCATTTAATTCTCCTAACGCAGTTCTCAATCAATGTCTTAAATTTTTCAGGATTGTCAGTTGGGGCTTCCTTTTTATCCAGAATCCCTTTATCATCTACTACAGCATACACACTTACGCCATCGACAAATCGATTGGCAAGAACCATAAGCTCACTAAGCTGCACATCTTTATCAAAGACAAAACAAATATCAACGCAAAGACGTGTCAAAATTTCGATTTGATTTTGTGAAACCTTCTTGCCACCAGTCGCCACGCAGTTGCAGGCATCCATATTCCACATCTGCATGACAGACTTTTCAGCCTCACCAACATATACCAGACCTTTATTCTTGATATAAGGCTCTGTTTTGTACAGGCCATACAGAATACGGTTTCTGGCACACGGCTCAAGATACAGATACTTCAACTCACCTTCGGGCGGCTTGCCGAAATATCTTCCCTTTACACCAACCAGAGTACCAATTTCATCTCTGATTGGAATCGTGATTCTATTTGTCAGTTCATCAAAGCCAATCTCAAACTCCTGCTGCGTCTCATAAGATATCCCATCGTCAGCAAAAATCTGGTTTACATGAGGTTTATAATAACCGAGGATAGCTTCAGAGATGGGGACTATCGGACGGTCATCCTCGTGTTCTTCACCTTCATTTTGCATGGCGATGAGCTCTTTTAAGATCAACATACTTTTAGGAAGGTCTTCCTCAAAATTGTGATAGTAGTCAAGCCCAACCCATTCGCAGATTTGCTTAATAGCTTTTGGGAAAGACAGTTCCAGAAAGAACTGGACGACAGAAATCAAATCATAACTGGTCTTTCCATTGGCAATATCTCGTGTGTAATCTACCGCAGTAAGATTTTCATTCTCGTAAATGCAGAGTGCCGTTCTATTGTCACCATCTGGATTTGCACACTGGTAATAACCAGTCTTGTGACTGATATGATGACAACCAAGTTCCTCCAGAATCGGCTCAATCTGCTGTTCTTCAAGAATGTAATTTTTCAGATCTGCGATATTTACCATTGTAGTTCCTTACTTTCTGGTGCAGACACCGACCTCTTTCCAGACATTCTGGTTCAAATTCACTTCAAACATGATTTTCTTTTTCTCACCAAAGCGGTTTTTGTCGATGTTTCCAACGTAATACCGCTTATCTGGATTCAGCCGATGGGCACAGTCACCGCCCCACTCAGGGTCATGAGAAATGTATTGATACTTCATGAACTTATCTTTTGGAATCTCCTTGAATAGAACCATCGTCCAAGCAACATGCTTAATCATTTTTGACTCAGCAATGTTGTTTGAGTCCAGCTCATCAGGAAGATACGTATGAGCATTTTCGGCCAACTGAATGCTACCGTAGATAAAGATTTTTAGATTTTTCGCAATCTCTTCAAGTTCGGTGGCTGTGACCTTGAACGCTGCCCATTCACCAATCGAAGCAATATCGTTCTTTAGAGTATCGTAGAACACATACTTGACACCCTGGGTGAGAGCTGCCTTCTGGATCTCGAATCGCAGAGACTTATCGCTATAATCAGCGGAGACATCTTTTGCGATAATCAAGCCTTGTGATTCGCTCTCAATCCACTGGCAAACATCAAGCACATTGCGATACTCTTCGCTTTCCTCATAGACGCGAGCGGTGAACTCATCAATGCTTTCTATGTATTCTCCGTCTTCGTTTTGCTTTCGGAAAATGAAGTTTCCATTTGTATCCCGATACATTCCAAGGGTGATTTCTCGCTCATCCTTGTGGAAGCGATGACCATGCAACTCTTGAAACTCAGGATTATTGATTGCAGTAACCAGTAAGCAGTACCGGACGGATTCGAGATCCATTTCGTTTAGCAACAGAAGTGCTTTTTGCTTCTGAACCAATGTGACGTATGCAACAATTGCCATCATGTATCTAGTCTTGCCAGCGTTAGATGGCATACCATTGAACATCACAGTGCCAAGCTTTAATCCTCGGAATAAATCATTCATAATGGGATACTGGAACGGCAAGCCCATATCAGGAACGCTCAGACGTTCATTGACCATTGGCAGCAGACCGTTATTCAAAATCTCAGCATCACCATTCGTCATAATGACGGTATTGATCTTGTCGGCCTTACCACGAATCATTTTGTAAATATCATTCGCTGTAAACAATTCAAACTTTTTATGTTTTACAATGCCTTCAATATTAAACCCATTACGCTGATACTCACGAAGCAAGGAATATTTTTTTAAAATATCAAAATATCCTTTAATATCATCAATATTAGCGAGACTTATATAGTATTCAATGGTTGACCAGCCCTTTAACCGCTTATATTGAGACAATCTGGACTCATCTTCGGCCATAAATGTCAAAACAGATGTTTTGTTAAAATCCTGCGTGCGAGTCTCATATAGGACTACAGCCGCGTCATAAAAAAACTTGGTTCCTTCGTCAAAGAAGTCAAATTTACTCATGACATAATGCCCATACTCGACCAAATAGTCAGGATGCTTGTAAATTGCGCCAACAAATAAAATTTCGTTCGGGATATTTGAAATGAGTTCCACTCATCCACCTCCCTCGTGCTTTTATATCTCATCGAGAATTGCATTTATATCAATTTCATTCTCGTTTTTGCTCTGTTTTGGTACTGTTTTCATCCGTTTCAGTACCGTTTCCGTAAGGTTTTCTTTTGTTTTACCTTCGCATTCACTACGAATCGAAGCTTGTCTTTCTTTTTGTTCGAGATAACTCGGATATTGTGCCAGCAAAACAGCCAAGTCATAATTCCATCGCTGACTCATATCAAAACCTTTTGCTTCTTTCTCGGCAATTATTTTATCTAGTCGGGGTTTCGCTAGAACCCACATATCGTAAAGTTCTAGCGGAGGAATCGAACCTCTATATTTGTAATAATTACCGGAAATCAACTGCGTAAGTTTCGAGTAGAAGCTACCCGGAACAACCGCCGGGGCATATGTATCTCGAATATGGTCGAAAAGAATCTTTTTTTCTTCCTGTTTGATATGTGCAAGCTCACGATTGTGGTCTTGTTCTCTCTTTTTGGAAAGAAGATCATCGACCTTTTTATCCGTAGCGGGTTTCGCTTTGTCAAAAAATGCCCTTAGCAGGTCATCTGTCCAAGGGCGTTTTTGATTTTTCTTTTTTTCTACAAAACAATCCTTATGGTAAAAACCAGTCTTGTCGCAGAAAAACGTGCTACGGTCTCGCTCGATGAAAATGTTCTTCCCGCAAATCTTGCATTTACGGGTTAGTTCCATTAAGCCAGTTCCTTCTCCATGATTGCGGCAACTTTCTTCAGTTCCTCGATGTCAGTCATGGAACGGAATGCGGTAGACAGGCCAGCCGCCTTAACTGCCTTCTGTGCTGCACTCTTCTTCACAGGAGAGGCGGAAGCAATCAGATCGTTCAGCTTTGCCTTGATGTCGTCCAGAGAAGGCTCCTTGGATTCGGAGGTGTTCTCTGCAGGAGCATCATCACTGATATCATTGTCATCAAGACCAAGTTCACGAGCACGAAGCTTCATCTCGGTCTTAACTGCATCGTTCAGACCATTCTTGATAATGACCTCACGATTCTTTGCGGAACGGTCGAGATATTCCTGATACTCAAGCAGAGTCAGATCTTCTACAACCTCACCGCCATTATGAACACCGGTACGATCCTTATCAAAGTAAGCAAAGTTGATAGACTTATCATCGCTGGGATGATACATACGGAACTCAGTACCGACATTGTACTCCTGACCCTTGAAGCCATCAGGAATCTTGCGGCCAGTAGAAACGCTCACAGAAGAACCATTCACCAGTTTGGTTTCAGTCTCATCCTTCTCACGGCAAATGACGATGTAGCTCACGCCAGTTGCATTCAAATCCAGGATCAGGGACTGACCCTTAAAGTTCAGCTGCTGATAATCCTTCAACTCCATACCAGCACCCTCGATCTTCACCGACTTCTCATCACCGGTCAGACCCTGTGCTGCAGCCTTAACTTTTGCACGCTTCTGCGAGAAATTAGTCAAGCCCTGTTTCGTAGTCAGATTAAGGATGGTTGCGGAATCAACAACAATAGCGTCAGCACGGAAAGGCTTACCGTCAGCATCCAGCCAAACATTACCATCCTCATCCTCGAAGTCCTCATTGTCAGCAACGGTATGGATGAAATCCTGTACCTCTGCGAGAGACTGAGTGTAAACAATACGGAGATTCATCGGGTCGAGCCCATTATCCATCAGTTCCTCACGATAATCGTCGATAGAACCAGACTCAGTATCCAGATACAGAACACGGAACGGACGACCTTCAGGAGTCTTCATGTAGCAGAACTGCATAGCAAATCGAGACTTACCAGTTCCCTGCTCGCCATACACAAGCATACGAAGCTTCTTACGAATAGCAGATGCATCACAAACAATAGCCATATATGTAAATTCCTCTCTAAATCTTTTCTTTTATTGGTATCCTGTATTACACAGCTAAGACTAAAAAATTTTAGCCCCAGTTGATATCTTCCTCATCTTCAGGAGTTACAGTAGACTTATTAGAACCACCCCACCAAGAGGTATCATTCTCAGCAGCCTTGCCATCGAAGTCCTTCTTTGCCTGAGCATTGGCAGCAATCTTTGCCCGTGCCTCGGAGATATTGTCCTCAGTGTAAGTGGGCTTCGCATCCTTCTCGCCGGGGTTCGGATCAAAGGAATCAGGGTTAACACCCTCAATATACAGCTTGCGAACCGCCGGAGTGCTCTGGCGCTTCATCTTGTTGGGGCCACCCCAGATATTCTCGGTCTCAACTTCCTCAACCTTCTGCTGATTAACGATAGGGCCAAAGCACTCAAAACTGGTATAGGGCTTCAGACGCTTACGAATAGAGTCTGCCAGAACCTTATTCTGAGTATTTGCCTTGTAATCAATGAAGAACTCTGCATCCTCAATGGTGCTGTAGTTCACGATCTTTGCATCGATAACTACCTCATCGCCCTCATCACTCTTGCGGCAACCAGTGTAAACAATGGTCTGAGTGAACAGAGCCAGTTCCTCAAAACCCTCTGCATCGAAGTCGATTTCCTTAGAACTCAGAGAAACCTGAGTAGGAACAAAGCGAATCTGATGCTTGCCATTGTAAGTGCTGTACTCGATGTTGCCACGGACATACACGTTGTCGCCGTCATGCAGATTCTCAGAAATCTCCTTAGCCGCATCGAAGTCAGTCAGAGTCTTGTTATCGTTGACAGCCTTACCGGGCTCATTCGTCTTCTTGGTAACACCGACCTTAACGCCAATCATGTCATAGCCTTCCGGTGCAACATAGGTCATGCGATCCTTCCAAGCGACTTCCTTCTTGTCCTTCTCAATGCCCTTGTCCTTATCGGCACGGCGGAAGAAGTAAACCTTGTCACGAGGCATACCAGCCAGATCAATATAGAAAGTGTTTTCGTTAGAGGTCTGAATGCCAAAGCTCAGAACACGGCGCATAGCACCACTCTTGGTCTCCTTCTCATTATAGAAGTTGCTACGCTGAGTGCCGGTGACCTTACCAGCCATCTCAAAAGAGCCACGGGTCTGAGGAAGATTAAAAATTCTATCTGCCATATCAAGTCTCCTTTATGTAATTTTGTTTCACTGATAATCACTTATGTTGCTTTCTGCTATCTTAAATCAATTCATGCACTATTCATTCTATATGTTGTCCTCCGTCTGGCTTATTGATGGCTTATATTTCATACGGCTTTTGCCGTTAGAAATCGTCCTTTAAGGGATTATGTAAAAACATCGCGCCGAGCACTACTGGGAGCCGTTCTGAACATTCAGGACACAAATCAAAACTCAAACATGAACCATCAAGTTGGCTACCGTAAGAGTATTGATGTTCAAAACTGATTCCCTGCTCGCTGCCTATCGGCTTGATTTCACGACCACACCAGTTACATATTTTCTTACATGTGTTCATACGGCATCACCCCATTTTAATATTCCCTATCACGGAACATCTTAGATTGAGCACGAGCCAATCTGTTGTTCCGACCATGCTTAGGTCTGAACGCGGACTGCAGTTTGTTATTTGCATATTCGAGATCGCTCTCCAGAATCTTCGCAGCTTCTTCAATATAATCTCGAATTGCACAATACTGGTCACTGCTGATGCGGTGCGTCTTTAGATAATCAAGCATATCGACAGCCTGATTTTTTAAAAGAAGTGCATCTTCAAGCTGGGTTTTGCGTCGTTGGAAGAAATCCATATTCATATGTGTCACTCCTTCTTTGCAAAAGGATTATACTCACTAGGGTCGGCTTTATTTGCCCACTCGACCCACTTAACAACCTTTTCACGAAGTTCATCGTCAAGTAAAAATGGCTCACGAATCAAAATAATCTTTGGATTTTTCTTCATGATGTCTGCATTGGTCTTGATTTCATCATAATCAATCGAGCCATAAAACATCTTGCTACGAACCTTGTCGCTATGACTTGAAATACGACGAGTGAACGATTCCTCACGAAACTTAAACTTCTCGGTCAGATGCGGATTGAGCTTCAAATCATACTCTTGAATGTATCCGACTTTCACAGCACTTCACCTCCACTAAAACCGCAATCACGCTTGACGTTCTTATCAGTCCATCGGCTCCAATCCATCTTGTGATGACACTCTGGACACTTCGGCTCAAGCTTCTCTAATTTTGTCACACAAAACGGACAAAGATATGTATTCTTTTCCTTTTGGAAGATAGGACTTGCCGGAATACTCAAAGAGCCAGGGTCGATGGTTGCATTGACAGGAATTTTGCTGTTCATCATGTCACCTCTTGTTTGAATTAGCCTTTTATAAGTTTTCGTAACTCCAACTTGCTTGGTAAGAAGTCTCGGCAGAAATAAGCACTGCCAAATGACACTCCCTCGACGGGCTTATCCTTATGCTTGTCATCCATAAATCCGATTCTTGAGTCAAAGCAGAGCATTTGAACATCGTTATTGAAGATTTCAAATCTCGTCTTGCCTTGGATACTGTTTGCCGGAAGTAATAAAGCAAATGGTTTTCCAAGCTCATACGCTCTGCGGAGCACCCTATCTTTCTTACTAAACGGCGGATTTGAAATCATAATATCCCAGCACTCAGGTTCATATGTAAAGAAATCTTGCCCATTATCAATGTGGCTGCACTCTACTTGATATCCCGCTTCTCGAAATACTTTTGCGAATTCAGACCAATCCTTATCAAATGGACACCAAATCACTACTTGGCTCGATGGGGGGGTGAACTCAAGCAACGGAGTTACTGCGTACCGTGGCGTGTATCGCTCATCCCCATTAGATGAACGGTCTGCCGTAAGATAACCCTTATTTTCTGGCATTTTCGCCCTCACTTTCGATGTAAGCCGAGAACTGTTCTGCAAAAGCACGAGCAATCCCATGGAAGGTCTTAGCTCTATTCTTTGCATCCTCACCACGTTTAGCTGCGCCACGATTTCTTACATTGCCTTTATTGGCCGAAGTTCCACAAGGGCAATACGGGCCCTTCGGTTCAACCGCTTCAACCGGAACCAGATTAGGAAGACCTTTCAGCCATAAACAGGTCTTCTTTGTCCATGGATGGTCCTTACCATAAAATTCATATGGCTGAATCATCTGCGATGGTTTTGGCATTTCATAAACAGCACTCGGAATTGGATTCTCAACACAAATGTGTTTGATCGGTGCGTTGTAAAACGCCATAAAGAATTCCTTAGCTTCTAATCCCTGTTGATACCGTTCTTGATTCAATTTGTGCCCAGCCCACAACCATCGTGCGCCAGCATTTGATAAATATGTACACGGAGGATGTGCAATCAATAGATCCCACTGCTCAACATAGTGTTGTATGCCATCCATTGTGACTATCTGCCCACCCTGTAGAGCTGCCAGTGCGTTACCCAAAATATGCCACTCTGGGTGACCACCGGACGGAGGTTGAATATCGCAAGAATACGCTTCATGACCAAGCAATCGAAATGCTTTACAAACTTCCTGTGATTCTTCACAGGCAATTAAAACTCGTAAGATTACACATTCCTCCTTTTCATATCCTGTATTATATAGCTAAAACTTTAAAAATGAGCGAAAAATAATAGACGTATTAACGTCATATTATTCATTCGCTTATAAAACAAAAGTTCTAGCAGGTTTTATGTACGCCCTATCGGGCTGGTGGGACGTAAGGGACTCGAACCCCTGTGAGGTGTTATTCTCATCACCCGGTTATGAGCCAGGAGCTTTAACCAACTAAGCTAACGTCCCATGCAAACGCCGACTTTCATCGGCGCGATGCCAGTGAAGGAATCGAACCTTATCTCTCGGTGTTTCCGAGCGCTTTTACCATTAAGCTATCCAGCCGTATACCTCAGAATTTAATTCTCACTATCCAAGCTACGTCGCGTTCCAATATGATCACTCTTGGCAACCATGTCGTAACATATAGGTTTCTTTCGGCTCTGAGTAACCGGTGCAGCGTAAGGGGCTGCGTGTGGAGCGACTGACGGGGTATGATCCCGCAACATTCAGATTGGAAATCTGACGCTCTGCCAATTGAACTACAGTCGCATAATCACCCAGCTTGCAAAGCACTACTGCACCATCACTGGCGAGCTGGGAATAATAGTAGTCAAAGGAGATCAACAAACGGTACGCAACCATTCTATGACCGTGGTGCGGATAGTGGGCATCGAACCCACACGCCGAAGCACCAGATCCTAAATCTGGCGTGTCTGCCATTCCACCATATCCGCATAAATTGCGCCAACAGGGGTCGAACCTGTGATGGAGGAGTCAAAGTCCTCTGCCTTACCGCTTGGCGATGGCGCATCATCTACCCAGCTTGCTACACCACACTGCTCTGTTTCCAGAGAGCCGGGAATAATGTGAATGAAAAATTCTACATGCCCTTTCGGGCTGGTCCGAGTGACAGGTCATGATCCTGCGGCCTCGTGCTCCCAAAGCACGCGCTCTTCCAACTGAGCTACACCCGGATATAAATGCCACCGACGGGATTTGAACCCGTACTCTGTTGCCAGAAAGGGATTTTAAGTCCCTCGTGCCTGCCAATTTCACCACGGTGGCTTATATGCCCAAAATGGGATTCGAACCCATACGCTTTCGCAGAGTTGTTTGAGAACTCCATGTCTGCCTACATTCCATCATTTGGGCTTATATCGCCGGTCTTTCCCGGCTGTCAGCCACACACAGGGCATTTTCGGAGGAAGAAAATATCTTAGTTATTCGTGCCGATTCTCATAGAATTCATTCCGTAACTGAATAATACCCTTCTTGCAAAAAGATTCCTGGTCTTTCTCTCGTTGCTCACGTATCCAACCATAGAACAGGTTATCCTCAGCAGTAAACAACTTTGCGGTATTTTCATAATAGCCACGCTTCTGAACGCTCTGCATAACACCACGCAAGAACTTCCAGTGCTTATAATAAGGAAGCTTCAGCTTAAACATAAAATTGTTGTTATCTCTCAAAACAAAGCCTTCAATATGCTCGATGCCATTGTACAGATAATTCTCATTCATGACTTCTTCATACCAAGGGTAGAATTCACTCCAGCTCTCAAAGATCTTAACCTTCTCCTTAATCTGCAGATGACACTTCTCAGCTACACGCTTCAGATCATCGTAATCCATCACGCTGAAGTTCATATCATTCGCAACAATATCCAGCAAAACAATGTGCGGCTTCTTGTATTCGATGATATGAGCATCATTTACGGGATCAATCACTTCAAAAATGATGGAACCATTCTCTTTTGCAACTTCCTTCAGATTCTTACGGTCTTCATCAGAGGTCGTATCCATGAGAATCTTTCGGAACATATCTGCAAAAGGCCCTTCAGGAGTGGATTTACTTGCAATGAACATACCATCCTGTTCTGCATCATACGAGACAATGCCAAGAAATCCGTTTTCCTTCAGATATGCAGTCACCGGGAACTTCAAAGTGTTCTGTAGGTTTCCAATTCTCGTTTCATTCCGCTCATCGACCGCAAAGAACTTATCATAGCTTCGAGCTACAATCTTATTCGTCTTTGTGTTAATGAACAATCCCCTTGCTTTGGTAGAAACCTCATCCCAGTGCTTCTTATAAAATGCTTCACGAGAGAAGTTGAAAGAAGAAATATCTCCGAATCGCTTCTCAAACACATATTTGCTTTGACGCATCTTACTGACAAGTTCTGCGTTATCGAACTCAGTTTTCATTTCAATGGCAGATTCGGTCTTTGGTTCCTCTTTTCGGAATACATCATTCTTGGTTTCTACACACTTAACGGGCTGACCGTGTTCAAGCTCAATGCAACGGAGATATCCACCAAACTCGATTTTTCCTTCGAGGTTGTAGCACCGATGCCCCATATCAATAGGAACATCCTGCACATTTCGATGACCGAAGATCTGAATGTAGCTATCCGGCATCGATTTTTCCCAAGACTCAGCCACGGTTAGCATATCAGGATAGCGACCTACACCTTTGATCATCTGATCAGCAGATACGAAAGGAAGAAAATAAGGCAGATAACTCAAACCACCGTGACTCACGAAATACCGCTTACCATCATACTCAAAGTAGGCACACTGGCCGACTCTGGAATAGATCTTACGAGCAGTGTTCTTATCAATACCAGCTTTAAAAAGCTGCGGACGAGTGTAGTTTGCAAACTCTTCACTCTGAACCGGTTCATCATGCCCCCACTTGTTCAGCCAACGCTCGTGATTCCCTTCCAAAAGGATCACATTCTTGCGGTTGTTATTTACAACATCACACAAGAACTTGAATACCTCAACATTTTCGATGCCACGATCGAGATAATCACCAACGAAGATATAAAGTTCGTCGTCCTTCATCTCACCAAGGTATTCACTTAAACAAGTATAACAGCCATGAACATCACCGATGACATGGATCTTCTTCCACTGGTTGAAGTCATTCGGACAGTAGTTCAAATCGGACATCACATCCGTAGTAGAAGGAAGAACTGTCACGCCAGAAGGAACTTTTTGAGTAGCAAACCGAGCGTACATCTTATCAATGGCCGATTCAGGAACTCGCTTCAGCCATTCTCTCTGAGCGTTTCTTCGTTTGCATTCCTCAATCGGAAGGTCAGTCATGTCAATAACATACATCCGATAACGATACTGTTTTGCAAGATTCTTATAACGATTCATTTCGACCGTCTTGGAATTCGTTGCATCAATCACAGTAAACTCGCCATGACTCATACGCACCTCAAGCAGTTTGAAAAGCATCTCCCATACAACATCATCATTCTGCGGAGAAATCTCCATCTGCCCGGCGGGTGTTTCCTGTGCGCTCTGGCACATAAGGCGAAGTGTATCAGCACTCAATACGTACTGCTCAAGATTATGCTCTTTAATATAGGTGGATTTCCCACAACCTGGTGCTCCACGGAAAAGAAGCAAAGTTCTCATTGTTTTCTCCCTTTTACTTAACGCATTATCGTTATTTATTCATTTCCAATTCTTTATAAAATGTCTATTTTAGTTCAACTCTTCCAGCTTCTTCATCAGCTGGTCTACGTCCATATCTTCCAGCTCCTTGTCCTTCTTCTTTGCCACAATCTTCATAATCTTATCGCGCTGCGCCTTCTTCTCGGCTGCATCCACACGAGCCTCAGATTCAGCCAGCTTGACAGACACGATATACTTGACCAGCTCAATCTTGTTTGCCAGTTCGGTATCTTCGGCACTCTTAACAGCCAGCAAGGAGTCTTCGTCTGCGGTCTTCTTCTGACGATTCAGGGTCTTAAAAATCGCATCTAGTGCCTCGACACTCAGATCCCACAGATCTTCAACAGTCATAATACCCTTATAGTTGAAGCGATAGCGATTACGGGTTGCAATTTCAAACAGATTCTTTTCCATAATAATTTCTCCTCTTAAATAACAACTTTCATAACCCGCTCAGTAGCGCCCTGAACCTTGACAACAAAGGAATCATGTTTCGTCTCAGAGAACCCAACGCCGGACAGCTGGTCATCTACCGACTGAACTGCCATCTGAGAACCAAGAGCCTCGAATACTCGCTTATGCTGTAGCAGTTCCGCCTTCAGGAATTCATTGTAGAATCCATTGGGCTTTTCAGGGTTTACACAATCCTTGAGCATGAAGAAGTAATGACGATTACCGTTACCACTCTGCTCGTCCCAGTAGTTCGGAGAATACATTGCTACGGACACCGGTACAAACTGATTGGAATTCACACCCCAGATCTCGCGGGTGCTGGTAGAACTGGGCAGCAGCTCCTTGATAGAGAACTTACCATCCTTCAGTGTGACTTTTGCCACGGCGACATTCTGACCACCGTGCAGCGGCTTATCGTAGTTGAAAGAGTAGATATTGCCATCGAACTCGATCTCGGCACGGAAACCGGTTTTACCGCCACGACTAGCAAAGCAGTTCACATAGAAGCTGTACTCGCCTTCCTTCATCTTTTTGATGTCAGGCCAGGTAATATTCTCGACCGCAGCTTTACCCTGATTAGGATGAACGATATCAACATCCAGGCGGCCATCAGTACGAGGATGCCACTTACTGCCAAAATAGATATGATTCTTATCGGGTTCAATGCAATGAGCATCCTCATCATTTGCATCGTACTTACCCGGCACATCGTTCCACTGAATAGAGAAACGCAACACGCCATCAACTTTGCCGCCAGCATTCTTGACGTTTTCCCGAATATCGCTGTCTGCCATATTGCCGGTATACGCCCAACTGAAACCATTTGCCCACTTAAACATGCTCGGCGCATTTTTATCCTGCGGAGCAATCAGAGACACCATGTTCTTCGAGAACCGATTCTCCATGAACAGTTCTAGGCCGGTCGCAGTCGGCAGCACGTCTTTGATAAACTTGTCAATACAAATTTCCTCTGCACGACCAAACTTCTTGGGATCAATCGCAACAGTCTTAGCCATTGCCTCAAACGGATTTGTAACACCAGCAATACGAGGAGCAGCATCACGGTTGCAGAACAGGATATTGTTTGCGGTAATATCGTCCAGAGTAGCAAACCGACGACCCAGACTATTCATATAGCCCAGTTCAGTGACGGTTTTCTGTGCATCCTCCAGCATCTTCTTGGTGAAAATTGCTTTTGGACGCTTATAGTTTGCGGGAGCAACAACTTTCTCGAAGGCAGTAACGGCTGCATCCACGTTCATACCCTCACTCAGATTTACCAGCAAAGTACCGATAGCGGTGTTACGGATACGAAGCCGGTTCATCGAAGCTCCGCCGGGAGCCATCCAAACATAAGCGGACTTCTTTTCATCAGGCAGACGATCATACACTTGCTTATCGATTTTGAAGCCACGAACCAGAGATTCAAATTCCTTACCACGATACAGACTATTCTGTGCAATCAGCTCCAGAACAGTATCAACAGCATCCATGGTCAGTTCTTCCAGAGAACGCTTATATACGTTTGCGGAATCACGCCACTGAGCCATCTTGGTAGCCACATCATCTCCACTGGTAATAAAATGCTGCGGAATCTTGACTGCGAAATGATCCCAAGTATGCACATCCTTGTTGTTTTCATCGTACTCGTAGTTCATCTCGGTGCCGAACATATTGCCAGAACCGATCATATTGCGGCTGATAAAGTACGGATTCACAATAATGCGGCTCTTCACATAAGCATCCAGAGCGTCCACAACAGGCTGATACTTGACAGACTTTGCATCAAAATCCCACACAGTAATCATTTTTCCATCATCAAACGCTACTAGCTTGCCGATATTCTTCACGAAACGGCGGCAGCAGGAACAGTCATACTCGCGCCGCTTACGGAACAACTCATTCGTGCCAGCCGGGAAGCTGTCGAGATACAGATTGTACAGTTCATCCTCGTCTGCATCGGTGATAAACAGAGGGTTTTCGCCCTTCACCATCTCATTGAAGTGGTCCTGCAGCAGTGCACGAAATTTCTTGAAATCAGACATTGTTATCATTCTCCATTCAAATACTATTTTCTGTATCCTGTGTTGTATAGTTACCATGTTAAAATCAAGGGGCCGAAGCCCCCTGTTTTTAATTTTTGTGGAAGTATTCGATCCAGCCCTTGTATCCTTGCCGGAAACTAATGTAGGCAACCTTGCTGCACTTTCTTCCGATAATGTCCGCAAGAGGATCTTTACCATTTCCGAAACTAAGCTCCGCAAGGTTGAACTCTGAATTACTCTTACAGTAATCGTAGACCTTCACATACTCACCATTTCTGGTCAGATGTCTTCGATCTAAAATCTTTGTATGATGTCTTTTTTCGAGAATGTCATTCAGCCTCACAAAATAACTATGGATTGTATTTACAGACATCTTCGGGTCGCTGTCTACACCAGTTCTATCCTCTGTTTTACGAAGAATGTAATCACCATTTATGACATAAAATGTTCTGTATCCTCCCATATTGGGCGCATCATACTGTTTCATTTCATAACACTGCTTGATGATATCCATCAACCTTGCGTCAACATCAGTCCTATCGAGAACAGTACGAGATTCAAAGTCTACATCGTTAATTGTTAGATTAGAAACCTCACTAGAAGTAAGACCGATCCAGTACAAAACAGCAATCACATTCATACGAATCTGATACGCTTCTTCATACTTGTTTAAGAAACCAACAAACTCATCAACCGATGCAAAATACTTGTCCTCGTACATATTGTCTGAACTCACATCGCTCTCTGAGAATTCAGCCAAATCATACATGCTTGTACGATTTTCGTTCTTGATATAACCAGTGATTATCGATTTCACATTTCTGAATGAACGACTTGAGTTTACCCAATTGTATTTGGCAAACATCTTTACAAAATCATCTTTTGTGAAGTCGAATAGCTCATACCCGCACTCCGCTTCGTAGTCCATAACATGGTTAAGTGTCGATATAACAAACTCGCCGCTTCTATCAGAATACTTTTCAGCAAAAGCGTTGATCTTTTCTTCAGTAAGCATAATGGCACACTCCTTCTTATTATATGTAGTGTACCATTAACCCTTATAAAAAATCAAGCAAATGCGGCAAAATTCTGAAATTCCATAGTATGTTGTACGCCGCTCACGAACGCCGAGATCAAAAACGGTTCATCCTTGCATCTGGCCATTGCGATCATATTCATATGACGCTCAGACAAGACACCAAGCTTTTTGATAAACTGCCCTTTGTTAAGTGTGTCAGTCTCTTCACAGAGAACGATACTGTCAACCTCTAGGAAATCGCAATCTTCCTTTGAGAGCAGGACATGAACCGGAGAACGCTTGTATATTCTGGAAGACAACGGATTCCCCTTGATTGTTGGACTGAAGAAGTTGCGCTTGTTGTTGCTTGTCACAACAAACGGTCGAATACCGCGCTGCTGATGACCCGTCGCATTGGATAGATCAACCAACCAAACCTCTCCGACCTTTGGGTCAATATTGTTGTCCATAGTCTTTCTCCTCTATAATAGTGTAGCTCCGTTCCATAACTACATTATACAGGATACCGCCACAGAAGTCAAGAGGTTTTTGAAAATATTTTTAGTGCCCGTACAACTCAGGATTTTCCGATACAAATACACTGGTATTATCGAAGATCATCTCATACGCTTTCTCTTTATCGCCCGACCTAAGCTCTATCCTCCTTACTTCGTAGCATTCTTGCCGCAACTCAACATGACTTTCGTTTCCAAAAAATCCAATACCTTTGACAATCCCATGCGTCTCTACACCAATGTCGTCCATCTCTTTGCAGACCATGTGAACATCCACATCATTGCAAACAAAGCAGACCCACACTCGCTTTTTTCTTATGTATTTCAGAAAACTCTCGGCCTGTATAACTTCCAAGACTTTTTTCTCACTCATCGAAATACCGCCTTCCGCTCACATAAACAACTTTCAAGATATATTATACACACCATTTTGTTTTAGTCAATATATAATACAGCTTTTTGTTGTTGTAAAAGCTTAAAATTTTAGATGATACCATTCACTCGGCATCATCCACAACCAACTTCGAATTATAATAGAACCTATGTGCGCCAAATTTACCCGCGAACGTTGCTCCTTGCTCGTGCCAACTGCCAGGAGCTGCTGCCGGAGTCACAAACCATTGGATTGGTTTGTCCGAAATTTTAGCGCCATAGTCAAACACCATGGACACGGCCAGTTCGTTCTCTGCCGTTACCTTCCTATTATATAAGGTACTGTACCCATACTTCTTGAAGACCTGTTGGATGGTTAAGCCATCAAGCACGGCAGAATTATAAAGGCATTGAGCCACGGCCATCTGACCTTCTAGGCTATCAGCACCTGCTTCACAAGCAACGATCTGCTCCGCAAGAGCACGCTCGTCATCTGTGAGTTCATGTTTACCCTGGCTGAAATTCACAACTCGCGTCTCAACGATTTCCTTTACGAAGATCACAGGCTCGTCATTCTCATCTTCTTTTGTTGCTTGTGCAACATTTGAAGTAAATTGACCATTATAATATGTGTACGCGCTTTCAGCTCCAACATTTGGTAACGTTTTCGCTACTAGGTTCCCTGCCAGCAAGCACATTATACATACAATAGCAACGCTTTGCTCACGATTTATTAACAACTTATTAGTGATAAATAAAGCCTCCTCTCAGCTTTCAATCTCCCAATCGCCTGCATTAAACTCAGTTGATGGATATACACAATGATCCGACATGAAGCACATGATCTTCTGCCCTGCCCCATAAAAATCATAATCAATAACTTTCATTGTGTCCCCGTCTTCGGCCACAATAGTCTGTCCAGCTTTTAAAACATCAAAAGTTTTCATAATATCACTCCTAAAATATTGGTTTTATCAATCACGGTGCAGACAATCCGCATCATAATCCAGATATTCCGTCACATTGTCTTCCAGCAGCATAAACACCATTTTTCCAAACATCTTGTGCGCAGAGTCCATGATTGCTGCGGCCACAGAATCTGTTTCATCCCACATTCCAAGAACATCCAGAGTCTTATTGAATGGACCATTCGGCTTATTATTCACTCCATGCTCAAAATCATACAAGTCATAACACAGAGCTAAGAACTCAGTTGGCCCAAGATTATTGTCGATATACCGCTTTACCTCTCTAAATTTAACTTCCTTTATAACTCTTCTCTTCATATTATCGTCTCCCTAAAAGATTAGTTTTATCAAATTACTCTTTTGCAGCGTCCAGAAGCATCTTGGCAAGTTCTTTCGCTTGTTTTACTGTAAGATGAACCTCTTGGCATTCAACGTCAACGAAAAACACGACACGATTCGTCTCTTTTTCTTTGTGGATGCTAAATTCCACAGGGCTGCCCCATTCGTCGGATGCTTCTAAGCATTTATAGTTTAATTTCATTACGAACCCTCCTAAAGCTCAGCTTTTATCAGAATTTTTAAAACGGCATGATAATGGCGCACACATATCAATCTGTTCAAGTCTTACCAATTTTTCATTTCCTTTTACTTTGACAAAAACAATTGCTCCACAATCCAAAAATTTATTTACAGTATCAATAGCTCTTGCAAATTCCTTCGTATTATCTTCCATAACACATCCTCCTAAATCTTAACTTTTATCACATCAACTACGTTCTTTAATCAAACCATTAGCCGATGCCTCTGCTCTTAATTTTATGAGTTCTTTCTTTGTTTCAAAATTTTTCTCATATCTTTCCATAAAAGCCTGAACGTTCATGTTCTTCTGGTTATTCTGAAAGATAAATTCATCTAAAATACCATCTTTTGTTACCGTATAAATATCCTTTGATGTATACTGTTTTTTCAATTTCACCTCAAAGCCATGTTTTAATAGCCAAGAGATAGCTAGTTCCTCTTGTTTATTAAAGTCCCATTTTTTATTTTCAAGTCCTTGTAAATTCATAAGTCCACCTCATTCCATGCTTGCGCATTCTGTGGTTATGCAAAGTTTAACAGCACAACCAATCATAGTCAAGTAATTTCCAACATTTTCATAAGAACCCGGATTTTACTCCGTCTCTGCCTTTCCACCAACTCCGGCGATAAACACCCGATGCTTTCCATTCTCGTCACGCTGCCAATCACCACCAAGCATCTCAATCGTATGGCACACTGAATAATAAGCTACGGTTGAATTGACGGCCTCTTTGTCTCTTTCAAAATCATTCGTTTTTATAAAATACCAGTTGCTATCAAGCCAATTGACTACCTTTATAACCCCTGCACGAAGCTCTTTTTCTTTCTTGTTTGCCATTTTATTTTACTCCTTTGTTTTACATATCCTGATTTACAGAGTTCCATGCCTCGGTCGAAATGCTGTCATTCTCATCAGACAGGCGATCAATCCAAGCGCTCAACACTTCTCTGTACACCGTCATATTCGGGCAGAAGTGACTATTTGTGAATACCGGCATATCGTCATTACACAGAATTCTCATAATAGCAGCACACACGGCTGCAGATCTCGATACGCCAGCAGCACAATTTACGCAGAACCAATCGGTCTTATCTGCTTCGTGGTTATCCAAGACAAATTTCACAATATTCCTAGCTTGAATATCCGTAATACATGTACCTTCCAGATCAGTAGTGCAATCATCAAACTTCAATGGAAGGAATGTGATGTTACCTTCACACTTATGAAAATCAATGTGATGGCCATTAGCTTCAGTAATTGAGATAAACCGAATTCGTTCGAAATGCGGCTGTCGGATAAAGTCTTCTGCATCTTCTGCACTCATCACCGAGAACTTCCATTTTCTTCGATACATAGTAACAATCATATTCTACGCCTCTTTCTTTTCTTTTAACGTGACACTAAGATTTTTAATCTTCCTTCTCTAATGCCTACGCATTTGATGTCGTTCCATTCGCATTTTGTAAGTATACCACCAAGACACTCTCCGTGTTCGCTTTCCAAAAATTTAATAACTTCTTGAAATTTATCGTAACTAATCCAAACGCCATTGTCCAAATCATCAAGAGAGTATCCAAAACCATTCATTAGGCAACGGCAAATCGTACCGCCCGGAGTTTTCCCAATCCGAAAATCAGGAATATATTCGTTGTCAGAGTAAAAGTAAAGTGAAAGTCCCATTTTATATTTTCCCTCCAAAGAATTTAGGTTTTATTGTTTTCATAAAGTTTTAACATAATTTCTAGCGAAACAGAATCCAGACTACCATATTGAACCAAATTAAGCGCCATGTAAAAATTCCTTCGAATATTAAAGTCCACTACGTCCTTTATCTCACCGCCTTTTTGAGCGTGATACAAAATATTATTTAACTTAAACAGTTCCTGATAACTTAACTTGACAACGGCATCACCATCTCTCCCTTTTGGATTTTCATTTCCATTAAAACTCAGAATATTCATATTTACACCTCCAGTCAAATATCTAAATCTTTAAAATCAACCACTTCTGATTCACCATCATATTCAACATCTACATTCGATAAATATGTTTTGTACATCTTTTTACGACGTATAGCAGCTTCCATACTCGGATGTCGAATATCATAAAGCAACTGTTTAAGTTCTTCATCCGTCAAATTATACTCTTCTTGCAACATACTCATATCCACACCTCTTAATCAAAACGCAAACGGATTACTATTCACTGCCATTATCAACACCACATTCAAAGCAAATATCATAAACGCGGTCATTCTTTATCACCTCAATCTCTAAATTCAATATCGACAACAATATTTTCTGGCTCTGTCATGTACCTTCGTGCCAGCAGTTCTACCATGCGTTCCTTGTCCCCAAGATTGCTATTACGCAAAAGATACGAACAAACTTGCCTACCTCTATACAAGAACACAGCCCATGCATTTCTCCTCAATGGGTTTGTTGTGTTAATCATTCCATCGCTTCCTCCAGAGATGTGGTCACATCACCAAAGTCAAAATCCAGAGCACCAATCATATCCTCCAGAGCATCCACAGCATCAGACAAATTCGTGCAAGCATCATCTGCTTTATCATACCGCTCACCCCCCTGCAGATTTTCCGGCATGTTGTCACGATACTCTTCTTCTTCCCACTGGATGTTCTCGACGTCTGATTTTACACTTTCGACCTCCGATACAAGCTCTTCCAGCTTCTTACGGATGAAATCAAAGCGATCAATGGTCTGCTTAATAGCTTTTCTGCGATTATTATTCATTTTCAAATCCCCTTTCAATCTACAATACCAAGCTTGCAAATGTTTTTCGGATCAGTGATATAACCAAACGTCAACGTGTTTCGCAGATACCCCTTATACTCAAATCCACGATCACGAGCTGCCAGACGGCACACATCTCGAATCGCAGATTCTCTCGGCCAAGAGATGCCAGCCAGCTGATACTTCCACTGAAGATCTCTCAGCATCTGCCACTCAATCACAGGCTTCTTTTCATTCTCAAAACATAAACCGTTCTGCACGGCATACTTCAAAGCATCACACCGCTTACTCTCTTCCGATGTACAAGTGCCCCATTCGTTTTCGAGACGGCGATATGCCCTATTGAACGGTGCTTGCTTTACCGCATCAATACCAAACGCTGCTCCAAGCAAACCCAAACCAAGTAACAACCCCATAATTCAAACCTCCATTCATGCTGTTTCCAGCTCTCTTTTAATTAGTGGACGACGTTTCGTCGCATTTTTTAACCAATCGCTTCCGTTAGGAGCTTGTCTATCTGCTCTAAGATTCCGACCACTCCCTATCGGACACACTCGGCGGTAATCATCAGCAGTCTTACAGCCAAGAGACTCTGCTTCGTCCAGAGCTTTTCGCACATAAGCCCATGTGCTACCGCCGAGATCAGAACACTTACCAATCACAGCAAGTACAAGTTCGTCGCCCATGCGCTCAACATATTCTGCCAAAGCTTTCTGCCCAGTAGTACCAAGCTCCCCGATGTTCTCTCGAAAAACATCCTCGACAGGTTTCGTCGTTGTCGTCTCATCATTAGACGAAGACGATATCTTATCTTTTTCTTTCTCTTTTTCTTTTTCTAGCTTGGTTTTGCTTGCGTTTGCTTCGTTTTGCTTACGCTTGCTTTCACCTCCAGCTTTTCCAGAAATGCGCTTACCTTCGATGTATTCGGCATCTTTAATCAAATCTCTCTTGATAGCAGGCCACACGTACCGCTCATTTCCGATGAGTTCAGGCTCCGTTCCAGACGATTTATATTTCATCATCGCCAGTACCAGACGCCCCACCTCAGCAGCACTAAGGGGTTCAAAGTAGCTCTCGTAAGTATCCCAGATTTTAATATAAGTATCAGCCATCATACACCTCACATTGCTACAATTGAACAATGACAATCAACGCCATAGTCGATGTTAGAATAATATTCTCTATCAACGTCTGCATTTAATCCAATGTAGTGAAGCGTAATAGCCTGATTACTGTGATTCAGGCTATGTTGCAACCACGCAAGTGCCATCTGGTCATCCTTATGGTTCATCATGAATTGATAACCAAAAGTCTTTCGACAACTATGAGTCCCAAGTTTATAAGAAAGACCTAAATCTTTCTGAGCTTTTCTCATAATCTGTCCGAACGTATCAACATCAATCGGGTCACCTTTCTTCTTTGGATCAGCTTCATATTTTACAACTTTCACTGCATTTGATTTCCCCCCTCCAACTTTCCAGGAAGAAACACCCCCATTCGTTCTTAATGAATTTTTACTACTTCCTTTCTGAGATGGAAAAAGCCACGAATGATACGATGGCCTCGTTAGCCGAATATATTCAGCTATAATCTGCATTGTGTTCTGCCCAATTACAACATCGCGATATTTTCCTGTCTTTTTCTCCTTAAAGCGAACCTTGACTGTTTCATTAACAACAAGTTTTCCTTCAACCAGGTGCGATACATCTTCAACTCTAAATCGAAGAAGGTCACTCGCACGAAATCCTGTAGCAATACCAAGATTAAACAAGCACCAATCTCTATACTTCTTTTTATTATAGAAGTATTCAGAAATAGCCTGAATGTCTTTTACGTCACGAATCGGTTCAACCTCACCATTTCGTGCCACCGAATATCGAGTGATGTTATAATTTTTTCCTTTAGAATATTGAGTTGTTTCTTGATTGACATCTTCATCTAAATATTCGTCAATACTTATAAAATTCGATTCATATTCTTCCTGTGCTAATGCTCCCATATACTATATCTCCTTTTAGATTCCGTATTTCAAACAATATTTCCCATATGACAATCCTTCCGCATCAGCTAATCTTGTAATCTCAACAAATGTTGGCTTATGCTTCTTTTTATTTTTACACCTAATAGATGCCTCGTTTCTAATAATTTTACGACATTTATCACAATAAAGTCTGCCACATTTTGGGCCATGCCATGTGACACCACAGCGATTACACGTTATATCTCCATACACCATCATACCTTATACCTCAAATTCATCAATCATCCACTGATGCTTGTAATAATAGCCTTCACTCTCTTCTGTTACCAGAGCGCTAAAACTATCAATATAGGACTCTTCACTTGCATCTGGATGGCTCTCTTTGCATTCCATATAAGCCAGCTTCATCAATTCATATAGCTTCTTTTCGTCAGAAGAAACCTCAATTACATTTGCCTCTGCATAGAATTCCGTTTCTTCATAACAGTCATGTAAAACATAAATTCTCATAATATGTACCTCAGTTCTTTTCAAACAAATCGTTACGAATCTTCGGAGTAAACTTACGATTGCCAAGTTGTTCAATAGCAGTTTCCAACCTACCATCTACCCAGCCCTTATCTTCTTCATTCATAATGATTTCAAGCAAAAACTTTGCGTCCTTAGCTTCCCTACGCTTCCGGCGAGCCCTTTTAAGTTCTGCCATAAGCTGATAACCTTGCGCTGCGTTTACAGTCTTGAACTCAATAGCGTGTTCCAGATCATCAATCTCGTCGCCTGCAGCAGTCAGGTCACCATACACTTTTGAATACATTTCATTCAGATTGCACATAGTCCTATCCGTAATAACCAAATCCTTTTTAAGTTTTGCAAGCCATTCGGAATCTTCCATCTGAAATGCGTATGTATTCGGCTTATCAGCCGGAGTTGCTATATTCGGACTCTTACCAACAATGGTGGCCTCGTCCATAGACTTTGGCGTGTAGTGTCCATTCTTATACCCGGCGGGAAGCTTATTGATTTCACAAATCGCCAGTCCCTTAGATTCAAACTGTAATGCCAGATTGATATCACAAGTAGCACAGATTCGACCTCCCTTTCGTTTCATAATGTAGTTATGACCATTTGATATCACATACATTTACTTCTTCTCCTGCTCTTTCATCAGCTGCTTCACAGCCTTCTTAAACATCCGCATAGCATTATCACTTTCCAGGAAAACCTTAGTCTTCGGTTTAGGCATACAGCCATGAGCACGTTTGTATGCCTTCAATATACTTTCCATCTTTGTATAACCAATCTGGTCATAAATCATACGATAAGTCTTATGATAATGAATTGTATTGTCTCCAATTTTCTTTGCCAGAGGTTCAACAACTGGAACCAGTTTTAATGCTGTCTCACTCTGCTTCTTAGGCTTCTCATTAACAACTTCCTTGGCTTCCACCTCAACCACGGTAGCATCGTTCGCATTTACTTCAGGAATTGCTTCAATGGTCTTCAAAGCAGGACGAAGTTCATTCTGATTCTGGTGCAGACGCTCAATAGATGCTGCATACATATCTGCAACAACTGACCCCATAACGGATTTCCAAGTGGAGTCCTCTTCGATAATATCAATTGTAGAGATTTTCCCACTACGATTCGTTCTCTTAATATACTTTGCACGAGCATCTTCCAAAACGAAACCATAATTACGATTTAAATATTCATAGATCTTGTGAAGCGTCTCTTTATTTGTGTGACCTTTGGTATTTGCAATCACACCAATCTTGCTATACAAATCTTTACGCCAGTCACTCATTTCATCCTTAAACACATTGCGAGGAGTGTAGCTCTTAGCACGAATCGCGTTATCCATCTGCTTGTCCTTGATTTGATGGACGCACTGAGATACGCTACTAATCACATTCAGTGCCTCATTACTGGTAGCACGAGCTTCCTCGATCTGGTCACTAAGATCCTTTCGGGTAGAATCAAGCTCACTCTGAAGATTCTTCACACTATCAAACAGAGCATGAAGTCTTACATCAATGAACTCCTTACTCAGTGCAGCATCCATCTGAGGCGTAGCCAGAACGGTATCACCACGCATCAAGGATTCCATGATGTCCCAGCAGAAATCCATGAACGCATCTGCCTTTGGCTGACGACTAAAGCGGCAAATCTCCATTACGCCACGCAGATTATACATATAAGTTTGACGCATCTGCGTATGATTTCCGACCTCAGTGGTCAAATTGACCACCGAGCTCAATGGATTAAGACGATCTGCGTTACGGTCATGAATCTTAGAAATATTGCGAACAGGGTCTGTATATTCCAGCGCCGCACCAATCTGTTCACGGGTCATGTAATACTGGTGCTTATTATCCTCGTACACATCCACATTCAGTGCACCAAAAGGCTTAGATGTTATTACGGTCATAGAATTGTTAGTAGTCATTTTGTTTTACTCCTTTATGTTTGTTAAGAAAAATCTGCGGTCAATTCTTCAAGCGGCCAGCTCTTATGGTCTGTATACTCATCACTGAGTACATCCATCCAAAGATAATTTTCAATATCACCACTACTGTCATAATTGATACTAGACAGGTTGATTGTTTCGCCATCATTTCTCTTAAAGTAAATCACAATCTCAGGATATGGCTCTGCAAAACCCTCTGCAACAATCTTCCCGATGGGTGTATCTACTTCAAATCGCTTTTCATTCATTTTTATTTACTCCTTTGTTCCAGCTACTTCAAACATTCTTTCGATTTGACTTACCCACATATCATTCTCAGAAACATTGCAATCTTCATTATCATGATATCGTTCAGCCAACTCTTCTGCAAACTCAAGAATCTCATCGTAGGTGTACCCATACTGTTCTTCAATCCAATCAGCATTCAATTCAAGCTGATTCTTTGCATCTGCGATTCGGAACTGGTTCTCCTGATACCGATGTGCTGCCAGAATCTGCTCGGAAGTCATTTCCCACGATTTCCCGCTCCAATTCGTTACCACAATTTTTTCGCTCATTGTTTTCTCCTTTTATTTAACGTATCTATGTACTTATTTCATGTCGTTTTCACGATAAAAGAACTGTTTTATCAAACTTCAATAATCTGCCACCAATCATATCTATCTTCCGAATCAATACGAACCTCATTCTTGAGATGTATCATATGAGGTTCCCAATTATCGTCTTCATGACCTTTGTAGTAATGATTTGATAGAGCATCATCTACCTGTCCTTCCATCTCGTCTTTTGCATCTTCAAAAGTGTCAAACGATTCTTTATAAACAATTTCAGGTAAGAACGATTCTTCACCTTTAGCAATATAAATATTGATAAGCAAAAACACTTTATTTCTTCCTCTTAAAACTGATACTTCCAAAAGATTCGTGCGTTGCCGGTAATATCTTGCAAGCAAGAAATGTACTCCCGGAACGAAATCAGCCCTTGTATCTTCATAACCCATGCTCGCTTTGCACGAACTGCAATCGCTGGATCGTACTTCACAGCATCGTTAAATGCGCTGTCGATCATTTTGCGTTCAAAGTAACGAATCTCATTGATGTTCATAATCATTTCTCCTCTGTCTCCCTCAGTTTCTTTTCAAAATCTTCGAGTTCTTCATAATCTTCATCTGTGAGATAATCGTCGATTTCAATATCCAAAAGGATATAACACTGCGCCTGTAAAGCAACATACGCATCATCTGCACTCATTCCGTTTTCAATAAGAACCTGTGCTGCTTCCATGAGTTTATCATTTATAGTTCGTTCCATTTTTCTAAAACCTCGATTCTATTAAAGATCAATATTCAGGCGCATAAACACTTCTCTAATTGCAATTTCCAGTCCATCAATAGAGTTTACATCAGAACCCCAGATTCCTTCGCCAATCTTTTCATCAGTATCTTTATCAACTGCTTCGCAAACATACCAATAACCATCGTCGTTGCCATCATATTCAAAATGAATATCAATGTCGATTTCAGGATGGTTGTCAATATTATATGTTTTCCAAACCTCGCCGTGGAAATCACTCGGTTTAAGTTTATAACAAACACCGTCCCAGCCTGATGGGTTCATTGTACTAACGAAATCCTTTGCAATTTCACGTGCAGTCATATTCATTTTCACCCCCTCAACTCTCCATTCTCATAATCAAAAACATAGCAACAATTCTCATAATCTTTCTTGTACAGGTCAGTCCGAATCTTATCATTTTCTGCGTCCTGTTCAACAATTGTAATCAAATCGTCCCATGAAAATGTTTCCCCGTCTTTAGAGTAAAAAATTCCCATCCCTGGAAAGCTTTCTTTATCTGCCGATTCCGTAGCAATCAGCCAGCCATCATGAATTTTGACTTTGAAATCATGTTCATCAACATTATACATATATCTTTCTCCTTTATATTATTATCTTATCTTCACCAAGCGTTTCAGTTTCATATGTTGTATAGACAAGTTCTGTCGGCTTACTGTAACACGTTTTCATCCAGTCAAGCTCCGCATCACGCAGCTCTTTTGTGGGATAGATTTCATGCCCTCTATATGTATCGCCGTACATAAAGTGCCTGACAGAGTATTCAAGATGGTAATACATTATCGTTTTTCCAACTCCTCACACACTTTTACAATGATAGCCAAACCTGTACGCCGAAAATCTGCATTGTAAGGATTTTGTGCTTGAACATCTAAATGGTATAGCAATTTTTCCAAATCAGAACTATATTCAACGCCTGCTGTTTTACAAAGGACCTCAGCCATCGCTTGAGTGTCATATTTCATAATAAAACTCTCCTTTTACATTAACTTACCAGAAACATCAAATGCTTTCCATTTGAAACTGAATTTATCTGTCCAAACTTGTGCCTCAAATTCATTGTCATCATAATCAGTTTGGACGTCAGGAAAATCAGAATACATTGCATAACATTCTTCCGAATCGTCCATAATGTATTTTATTGCTTCCGTTTTGGTTTTGAAAAATTCAGGCTCAAAAATCTCACCTTCGGAACCACATTCAATAACACACCACATATCATTTTCCCTTTCAAAACGTTGGATCATCTGTCGTGAACATATATTGTTTATTTGTCTTATGGCACTCATTCCACATATCCGCAACCTCTTTTGCCCTCTTTTTGCTCTCACAGAGATTTGCAGCCTTAATACCCTTAATGGCTAATTTGCTTAATAGATTATCCATTACGGAAATCCTTATTGGATAAGCATAATATTTTCCGTCTATTTCAACATCGCAGACTGCCCACATATTTTTCATTTTTTGTTCTCCTTTTCTGTAATAAGCGCAGTCCAGGGATTATAAGTGTATAATACCTCACCTTTATACCAATGAATCTGCCAACTGCCAGCGCCCCAGATGGTCATATAAATCTCATTGTATGGAACATTATCAGGAATAATCTTCCGCTGTCGCATAGACTTGATTAAATCACTCTGAGGATTAAATTCGAGGTATTCCCCTTCGAGATAAACAGAACGTTTCATAATACTTCCTCCTAAAATTCAACTTTTACAAAACTCCGCCATAATAGCCGTTTCGTCTTGCTCTTTCGTATGCAGCTTTCCGAGTTGGAGAAGCAGATGCAACATATTTAATACCACAATCGGTAAGACCAGCGAACCAGTTACCACCATCCGATGGACAATCACGACCGATAGAATACACCTGACCATTATTAGGATTTGCTGCAAAAGCATACCATTTTCCATCAATCTCTCTAATATATGTCATAATACACTCTTCTTTTAGAATTCCCATTTTACGACCACAGTTTTCTTTGCCGTTCCGGTTGTATAGTTTTCATTCTTAATAGCTTCTTCGATACCGTTTCCGACATTGTAAGTCATCCCATTTTCAATGATATTGTCACCGATAAATCCGCCACAGGTGTCGATTTCGATCCAATCATCAAATTCGTCACCGTCGTCGCCGTTCTGTTCGTATAGCGTATAACAATAAACTTCACCCTGAAGCCAATTGTTATATTCTTTTACTTCCTGCTGCATCACTTGTGTTGCTTTCATTTCATCAACAGAAGTATGGTTCTGGCACATTGAAGTCACAATCCAACCGACCATACTAGAGTCAAAACGATCATTAAAAGGATATGTTCTTTCGCCGCAACTCATTGAAATACCGCTATGATCATAAACATAAAGCGGAACCCACATCATTTTACCGTCCAACAGAACCATACAATCTTCCGGTTCCAGCCAATACTTTACTTCAGATACAACTTCATCTTCAGCAAGACTGTCAACAAAACAATCTCCGTTATCCATGTCACAAAGAGCATAGAAATACTCGTCGTTTTCCTTGTCCTGATAATAGTCAACATAGATATTTACAAGTTTCCGTTCCTGGAGCGCATCGAAAATTTCCTCATCACTGCAATGACTATACGCATTGGCGATCCAAAAATCTTTTGCACTATCATAGTCGATTCTGTCGCCAAGATACTTGTATTTACCAAAACATGCCATAACCGAATCATGGTCATAATCTCTTGGGTCGATGTCATTTGAATCGTCCTGCTGAATATGTACACAATAATTCTTGCCATCGTAAGTCCATTTTATGATCTCATTATCATAGCAATACAGGTTTTTCATATCTAAAATCTCCCTTTTATCAATCTTTTTAATGCACAAAAATTGTAATCATACCTTCGCAATCTGCCGTAAAGAACGACACTTCGTACCGACTGGCTTCTGAAATTGAAATCTGGTCACGTTTACAATAATCTTTGATTTTTTGCTCCTTGTAGTCATCCCAAAGAGCTACGCTTGTGCCATCAGTGACCAAAGAAAGAAATGTAAGTAAATTCATATCAATCTCCCTTTTCACCCCCAGTATTTGCATTCGTACTCTTCAATAAATTTCTCTGGCGTTGTCTTGAAGATGACCTTTATTATCCATTTGAGGTCTTTCAAATTGCAACGGTTTGAACTTTCACCAAAATGTCTCCAATGGATAAGGTTGCCATCCTTATACATAACAAACCAGAAATATGGTTCGATTCGACCTTCGCAAGTTTTTCCATAAACCTTACCGGTTCTCAGTTCTTTCATAATCGTATGTAAGGCGTCCATATTCTCACCTCAAATATCCATAAACACATTCATTGCGACTGCCGTAGGCAAGTCGTACAACTCATTCTGTGCCCACACTCTAGCTTCCTGATACGAATTAAATTCCTTATGCATTTTCTTAAACGGAATCAACTCATCGAGAATATCATTGCGGTAAAATACAATTTCGTATTGCTGCATAACTCATTCTCCTTTACTCAGCCATAATCATGGCGAGAACCGGCTCACCAGAATCCTTTAACTGAAGTTCCAGAATATTACTATCATCCACAATCTCACACTTGTTCAAATAATCCTGAAGGAAGAACAGCTGACATTCCTGCCAAAAGATTTCTTTCGGATCTTCATTCTCTCCTACGAACACATTCTTGTGATGGAAAGATTCATTCCAAACCCAGCCATCACCATCGTGCAGTGCATGAACTTCTCTTAAATCCCACATAATCAGTCCTCCCCAAAGATATGACGCTTGTTAAGGTCATCACGGATAATATCCTCAATTTTATTTTTGGTACTATCATCAAGTTTTCCGTAAGGAGCATTGTCAAGATAATAGAAGTAAATTTCATCTCCAAGATCCTTGTACATGACACTCACATAAAACCCAGCTGAAATTCCATTCAGTAAAGCATATCCAATACCGTATACTTCTGAATAATTGTTGCCCATTAAATCCCACATAGTTAATCCCTCCAAAAGTTGAGTTTCTTTTTGATTGTCATCTCAATTTCGTCTTTATCACCGTCAGATAGAATCTTATTATCGTACTCGGAATAGCAAAACATAATGCTACGGCCATTATATTTATACATAACCATTGCTGTTTTTAATTGTTTGTCACGAAAAAAGGTTGCGCACCCAATCCCATATTTTTTAGAATATTCATTTTCAACTAAATCCCACATTTTATATTCTCCTAATTTATACTTCAGCAGAAATTTTACCAATCAATTCCATATACTTCTTAAAGGTTTTGCACTTTACCTCAGTTCCAAAAATAGACGCATATAAAATCGGTGCGTCATCTTCACAACAATATTCACAGTTATTTAACCAATCGGACAACATCGTTGGGATGTCCATAGAAATAATACGGTGTTTCCCGTAGTTATCTTTATAAATGACCACACAATCTCTTAAAATCATATTGTAATCAGACATTTTATACCATCCTTAACCGATTCCTTTATATCCAAGACAAGCCATACCTTTGTGTTTTCTGCGGCGCATATCATGATAGATTGCTACCGTATTCTTACACATATGGTTCCTAAAATATGTATCTTTATATTCACATAGTTTCTTATATTCGTCACTTTCGTGATAAGCTTTCAGCTTTTCACAATGGTCATGACAACCAGAATAACGCTCTGGTGCCACACAGTAATGGCAAGGATCAGTCATATTGCAAACTCCTTTTCTCTTGTAAACTTAATCACCAACGCATTCACGTTGGCCGCTTCCATCGTTGACTGCTTTGCATCCTCGTGATTGCCAGCTCTAAGGAATGAAACACTCTGATCCATCAGCTTACGCCGATAGAAAGAAAGAGCTGCGAGAACGATATTCTTTTCAGTGTTGGTCATGTTCTTTTTCCTCCTGCTCACGTTCCTTGTGAAATTTTCGCACTTCTTCCCAAAAATCAAACGGATCAGAATTGTGATAAACAAGCTCCATGTATTCTTTTCTACTGTTAAAATGGTTTATGTTAGTATCCATTTTTATCACCTCAATCTTCATCGCTCAGGTTCTGACAAAAACTCAAATAGAAATCAATATCGAAACATTCTACATCACCATCAGAAAACAACCCGTAGGTCACATCTGCAACTGCATTGTGCTTATAAAGAGCATCAATAATTTCATCACGGTATGCTGTGATCCAGTTTTTTGTTACATTGAATTTTCTAGTGATTTCATAAACATGAATAATCCAATTACCTTCTGTGGTGCTTCTTGTTCCACTTTTGACCATCCAATCGGAAATACTGTTAATCATCCAATCGTTAACCTGTTTTACAGTTTCGCTAGTATACATTTTTATCACCTCAATCAAAACTGAACCACTTCATGTTTGGCTTTCTCCAGCATCTCTTTCTCTTGTTCTTCAAGACGTTCAACTTCACACAAAACATTACGAATACCAATGATAATAAAATCTCTATCACGCTCACGTTCTGCTCTATGTGCGGGATTGTTTTTGCAAAACCCTTCGCACAAGTTATTTTCTCTTGCAATCAAATTATCAATCGCATACTTCAAAACACGCTTATCTTTTTCAGTCATTTTTATCACTCCTGCTCCATCGTTACGCAAATCAAAGGATCATCTGGATATGCTTCTTCGTCAGAAAAACATACACCTTTTGACACTCCCCTGACCTGAAGTTCTTTCCAGTCTCCGAATTCAGTATTGGTATACATTCCAAAAATCAATTCGGTATTTTCGTCATAGCCAAACTCCTTCAACTTTTTAATAAATTCAGAAACAGTCATAAACAAAATCCTACACAGTGCCATCAGGAAGCCAGTGAGTCCGCCAGTAATCCAAGCGTTCGAAAAGTTCTTCCTCCTCTAACAGATCATAATATCGGTCCAAATAATCCTGTTCGTAATCTCTGATTTCTTCTTCGAGTTTTTGCTTTTCTTCTTCGAGTCTTTGTTTTTCTTCAAAGAAAGCATCTATTCCTTCTTTGATAGGATTATCTCTTAATGGTTTCATTAGAATCTCCTTAATCATTGTAAAATATCTGTTTTAGCAGTTTTTGAAATCCAAATCTCTTACAAAATTTACAATAGGGTCTCTGAAAACAACGCTCTTAATACAAAGAGACTCTAAATCATACTGACCTTTACAATTTCCATAAAAGATAAGTTCATGGCCGATTTCATCAAACCATTTTTGAGCCTTATCGATAGAATAGAAGTGCCGCGCACCATTAACGGATTCAGTAAAAAATGTATACCCACACTCACCAAATTGAACATACTCCCAACGATTAAGAGTGTTTCCTTTGTAGTCGAATAAATGCTTTACGGCAATAACGTATACGGTTTTCATAATATTTTTCTCCTTTATAAAAGCATGATTTTAATTATATTAGTTAACCAATTTGAGCTACATCTTCTATGGTATAATCACCGTAATTGCTACCAAAGAGAATCTTTGCGTTAGGATTAAGAGTAGATAAGACCTCGATTAACTCTTTGACTGTCATAGTCTTAGCGTTATGCTCAAAAACATCGAGTTGTGCATAATTATCATGATTAACTCCATTGATGTATACGAATTCCATACGATTGCTTCCTTTCCTTTTAGTATTTTTATGCTTTTGCATTGGTAGCGGTAATGTCTGCCCTAGTACCGCTAATCACCTAGCATCTGCTGCTTATACCACCCAGACTTGACTTCTTATGTAGTCCTCAATATCTGCTGGATAACCATTGCGCTGGACATACTGACACAGCATACGCTGCACATCTTTGTTATCGCCGTAATCCATAGCGATTGAGATTCGCTCATCTGACACGCCAATGCCAAGACGCTCATAATCTCGAATCTCGTTATAAAATTCATGAGCATCATACGGATAGCCGTTCCGTCTGTCGAGAATCAGATCAATAATCATCAGCCGACCCACCCTTCTTCAGAAGCCATACACCCCTCATCAATAAGAAACTTATGGAAGTCTTCACTTAAAAGCTGGTCGCCATAATAATTAGTGAACGCTCTAGCAACATCTTCACCAGACATTTCACAAAGAACGTCCCACATATTTTTCTGAATATCAGTCATTTTCTTCCATCTCCTTTACAGTCTCATCATCCCAATGGAAACCACGCTTCTCATAAAGCGGAATCCAATGCGATTCATAGAAATCATATCCACAACCATCAATGCCAAAGACGTATTCAAAATCTTCCTGCTCATAGATACGGAAACCACAGTCTGCCATATCCTGAAGATGTTTCTGAAGCCACCATTGGTCGCAACCATCACTAAACTGCCACATCGTTCCCCACATCGGAAGGAAATCATCACGAATGACTTCAAATTCGTCCGTACCCAGATGAATCTTCACGCTGGTATCTTCGTCTGGAACGATAGTATAAATCATTTCTCCATCGTCATTCTTGCTATAGCCAACAACCTCACCTTCGCCGTTGTAATCGCCATCCCAAATCGAAACACGATCATTGATAGTCGGCGGAGTGATCTCCGTCATCTCCTCGCCATTCTCATACATATTCAGCTTATTGAGCTTTTCAATAACGCTCTGAGGAATCGCATTAAATTCCTGAACCCATGCATAAGCTGCGTCTTTCTTAGTTTTATACATAGCCATAGTTAAATCTCCTTTTCGCATCCTGTGTTATATAGCTGAAAAGTAAAAATAAAAGCCCTCTAACGGACTGCCTTTCTTAGCTACATAATACAGGATACCGATAATTTTGTCAAGCACTAAAATGTAGATTTTATTAACGTTACATTTTAATACGTTGATGCGTTGTTTATTTGTGACTGTTTTGTAAATGTCAATCAACATCCACTTCATCAGGCCGTACCCACAGAACATCTTCAATGGTGTCATCATAGATGGTGTCTGTTCCGTTGTTGTTCATAATCATTGTGACATTCTGATTATCGGTCGGGGTTTCTTCCATTCTTGCGTAAGAATACAACCATTCCTCGCCGTTCTCATCAACAACATGGATCGTCTTGATTCCGTTGCGAAATACTTCGATTTCATCCACACGACCAGCGAGGATATAACGGTTCTCTAAGCGAGTTTTTACAGGTTCTGCTGCATTAGCAGTCGTACAGTTTGCCAGAATGGAAACACCAGCCACAACGGTGGCCAGGATGACGGACAGCTTGTTCTGAGTAAGTTTCATTTTATGTATCTCCTTTTCAATCTTTCAAACCAAACAGCTTCATTCCGGCAGAACCCATGTCTGCCGGATACAGATTCACAATACGATCGCTGTAAAATTCTGCAATCATGTTACAACTCTCAAGCGAAGCATATTCTTCGTCAAGAGTTGTTCCGTTATGCTCTGAGGGGTTGTACTCGTCAGCATCGTAAAAGTCATACATAGCAGCATCATAAAATGCTGATGTAGATAGCCCACCATATTCAAAACCAGAAAGAACATTTTTCAGTCCTTCTTGACCAAAGACTGCTGCATAAATGCCGCCTGCATTATCCTCATACACTTCAACACTTGCTCTCATTTTCATTTTCTCCTTTCTTAGTGACCCCAACGGCAAACAACCACGCCATTGATCCAGATAGAAACATCAATTCCCTGCCGATACCACTCGACAGCTTCCCGGTGAATGTTAGTGATAACACCGGTTTCCTCATTCATGAACCATTGACCTTTTTTCATCTTGTGTTCTCCTTTACACTCTCATGCACTCATCAAGATAGATTCGTTTACCGAAACATTTGACGTATGCTCTGCCAGACGGTGCATAGATGATCTTCAAATGATGATAGTGAAAATACTTCTCATCATCACACAACACACCAGACATACCATAGAGATAATCGTCAATGCCGTATTCGATATCGCCACGAATCTGGAAACCACCACATCTGCCGTAGCTGCTATCATAAGCAGTTACAGGATGGCTCTTGCAATATTCTCTTGCGGTCATATCAAACTCTCCTTAGAACATATCTTTTATTCTGACGGCATTCCAAAAACTTCAATATAAGCCTTCTTGACTGCCGTTGTGATATGCGAATCATGTACGTTATACTTATCGTACCATTCACAAATCGTATCAGAAGTGTACACATACCTAAGTAAATCACACGCAATCCGGGTTAACAGGTCATTGTACTTATGCTCTGCAATGACACTCTTAACATACTTCTGCCAAGCGTCTGCGTTAGTCGTTTTCACATACTGAAAGCGATTAACAATATCGGGGTAGACAGGATCGAGTTTCATCAGTTCAACCACCCTTTCCATTCTGCCACACCCATAGCGACAGCACCAACAACGAAAACCCACATCACAGGAGCAATACACCCGGCCTGATATGCCGAATAACCAAAGAACATCAAGAGACTTTTCATTTTAATCTTCCTCTCTTATTCCATCCAGCATTTTGCTGTGCTGACGTATTCAACACCGGCTTCCGCCAGGGCTTCCTGATAGATTTTCACAAGCTCTGTATCACCAAATGTTATGGCAACATCAAGAGCTGATTCAATAGCCAAAATTGCCATGGTAGAACTCCTCTTTTATTGTGTGACGTGTTTTCATTTTGCATATTCTGCATATTATTTGCATATTTATGCAAAACAGAGCATAAAGAAAACGCCTTGCGATAAATTCACAAGACGTTCAGTTGGGGTATGAGGTTAAATTTTGGTTAAGAATCAGATTCTGCCGGGGAAACGATCAGCTCACCACGACAAATTTTTTTTACAAGTTGGGAAACATTCGCACATTCATGTTTAGGCAAAATTTCAGTTTCCAGAATTTCACCCTCTGATTTTGTAAGAGTACACATTTTCGCCCACTTATAAGAGGCATTTTTTTTATTCTGTTCTTGCATTACTGCAAGCAATTCCTCTTTGCTCATATCAGCATACTTGCTAGGTCTGCCCATAATCGCACCACCTTTGTTTTTCATTGATGGTACAATTATAGCATGATTCTGACGTTCTGACAAGTGATTCATTGCCACACTATCACCTTGCCTTTTTGCCGGACGGAACCGGGAAAACAGGCTCAAGAGGACGCATATCACCATGAATTTTTCCAGCGCCACTGCCATCCATGTATTCTGCAATCTTGCCACGAACCTTTTGAGGTTTTCCGTTCATTTCAATGGTCTCACCATAGATCGCGCTAGACGCATGGTTGTACTCTGCCGTGTAGCAGTTAGGACGGGTTCTGAACGCTTTAGTATGCTTCGCCGGTTTCTTGCTTTTAGGCACAAAACCGCATTCGTAGCAATTATTAAAACGATGATTGTAGCGTTGCGCGTTCTGAGTCTCAATCGGATCGTTCTTGTCAAAATACCTGACTTCAGGGTTTTTAGTGATACGTTCACTCTTGATGAAGTCAACAACGGTCTGATTATAGGCTGTCTCCCACGGAACCAAACCTTTACCAGAACGCCAAACCATGCCGATTTGATTCACTCTGACGACTGCGATAAAACGCAGTCCATCTGCAGTCTGACCATAGTATGCACCAGACGGCACAGAATGACCGTCAAACTTAATCTGACAGTCTGTGTGGTTCTTACACAGAAACTTTTGCATAGTATTCCCTTCTTTCGATTGATAGTTACGGCATTTCTGCCGTTGTGATAAGGGTTACGTCTTCCCTAGTACCCTTAGTCGCCTAGCATTTATGTAAAGTTCTTGCGTGTTCACAATGGTTGTGTGGTTCATTTACAGGGTCTCTTCTGCGCTGAAGTCGTTGGTGAAGTCCTTGCTCTGAAGGTCTGCCAGCTTAGTCTTAGCAGATTCCAGGCTCTTCTTAACGTCTGCCAAATCCTTTTCCATGCCCTGAACAGCTTTCATCTTCTTTTCCAGAGTTTTTGCGTTGGTATCCTTCTTGTTCTTGAGAGAGTCCAGCTCCTTCTTAGCACTGGACAGCACTTCCTCTGCGTTTTCCAGGGTCTTAGTAAGGCGCACAACCTTAGCGGACAGTTTGCGGACGCTTGCACGGCGGTCACGCTCTGCAATGGAGAGCATAGCAACCCCACTTGCATTAGCAGAAAACCATGCTTCAACCCACTTGATAAACTTGGTCTGAGACTCAGTTTCGACAAGATAGCCGTCTTCGTCTGCTGTGAACTTGCGAATGATAGCTACAGTCTGTTCTTCAAACTGTTCTACAGAATAGGTAACGAATACATCATTAACTTTGAAGGTTTCTCCCATAATAGAGGTGACAAGGGTAGCAAGATCGTTAAAATAGAACGTCTTGATTTTTGCGATAGAATCAGCGTCTTTTTCATAGCGCGCCAAAAGGTTTGCATCCATGTAAACAGCGTGAATGGCGTTGCAATATGCCTTGTACTGTTCTTCAGTGATACCCTTCATACAAGGACGGCTCATGGTTTTATCGGACGTATTAGGCTCTTTTCCGCCCTTCTTGAACAGGGCAACGGCGGCACCGGTGATGCGGTTCTTCTCTGCGGCTGCGGTAGCGTTGAAATTGATAGCGGACAGAATGGTAGTAGTAGACATAGTATTTTCTCCTTTGTTGTGTTATAATGTGTATACGGACTTCTTGCGACAAACTACTGTCTGTCGTGGTGGTATAGTACGCTTTTCTTACAAGGTGCATACTAATGACCGTCCTTGTGCGCAATACTATGCCCTACATAGTGTTCCCCGATCTTGCGCAATAACCGTTTGGATTTTGGTGAAGATCCCTGTACTTTGAAATCGTACAATCTCCCTGTAAAACTGTGCCAGAATAAACCTATGGCTATCTCCTAGGTGCTTGCCCCCGCCGTACAGAAGCTAGGCAAGTAGTGTTCTAATCCCCGCTTTACTCGTTAGAATGAGCGTATGTATACTGTAAAGCATGGTTTACCCTCTGTCTGCCAAAACAGCCCTTCAACCATGCTTGCTATTAAATTTTCAATGTTCAATGGTAGATTAAACCCGTACAACGCAAAGTCCAGGCGTTGACCCAAACAAAAAACGCCAAACTTTTGAAATTTGACGTTAGCATGAATGTTATACAGTTTCAATCTTTTTGCGATGGAATGTTTTTTCTTGCAATTTTTTGTTGGAAAATTGCTTGCTCAAAAACCCTTGTATAAGTAGCTCTCCCACCGTTTTACGGAATGGCCTTGTTGACTTGTTGGGCGTCAACTTTACCTATACCCCTACACATTGTACTTTATTTTGTCCGTCTTTCCAAAATCCCTCTTGATACAGTTCGTTTTTGCTGTATCGGTTTGGATTTACCGTTTTTACGTCCTCTCTCTCGATTCGTGTTTTCAGTACGTTTTCGCAACGTTCCCACGTCCGACTTCAATCTATTTTCAAGTCGTTCAAACCTTATACAAATGATTTATAGGTTTGACTCGATACACCTTCCAGCCTTCAAAACCTTGCAAATGATACGTGGTTTTGAATCCCCTTCCAGACGTTCCGTTTATTTTGAAAGTATCGGATTTTATCCTTCAATGTGGTTTGCTAGGATTTTGGATCTAGAGTGTAGCAAATACCACCCATCACTGACTTCCCATCTTATTTCAGCGGGTCGTATCTTTTTGCGGTTTGTTGGTTTTGTTCCCGCGCCACCGATACGATAGAGATTTTTCTATTTCACCTTCTTTCCGTGTCGTTCCACCTTTGGGCCTTTCGGCCTTCCCGGTAGCTACATAATATCAGATACCACATGGATATACCATGCTAAAATGTTGCAAAAATATAAAAATATGTTGCATTGTATTGATCCATGGTTTTTCCAGGACCCTATAATGTAATATAATTACTTTATAAAGGAGAATGGATGGTATATCAAAATTGATATAGTTGATATATGAAAAAGTATATAATGTTGCGTGTGCAACATTTGATATCATTTTGATATCGAACACAACGAAAATGCAATCAATTTGCAAATTCAATTCCCGGCAAAAATCAGCCCTACAAACATACTGGAAAAATAGGAATAATCCCTGGCCTGGAAAGTTGTCTCAGATACCACCAAAACAGGCGCTTTATCCAATTAAAGTAAATCTCGCCTTTTGCACAAAAGCTGGATTTCATCCAATGGGGGGATACTTTCCATTTTTTGGACGTCCCAGGCAGCAGGCTGAGCACCCAGTACATCTTTCTTATTCATCCTCAAGAAATAACGATTTAATGACGATTTATCGTAATATTTTACGCATTATTATATCTTTAATTCCCAATAATCTCAATAATTCCACCAATACTTCTCCTACTGGCAGCTAACACTACTCCCCTCCCTTTTAATCTGTCAATAAATAATTTCTTGACATTCTAAACCTACCCCGGTACACTTTCCCCTGACGAAAACACTCCAAAATACACCACTATACCTTCTCCAACACATACCCACTAATTTATCAATTTCCATCTAAAATCCCCTAAAAATGGCTTAAAATCGCTATTTTTCAATCGGTAACTCATTCGGTAACTAGCTATAATTTAACGTACTTTCGTTATATTTTGGCTAGTTTTTCTTTTTATTTATACCTTTTTTCCCCTTATTTTGTTCCTTTCTGACTCAATAAAAGCCGAAAAGTCTAGGTTTCATGCGGGTTTTCCCGATGCGTACCCGAAATGTACCGAAAATGACCATTCTTCGGAGCATAAAGTACCTATTTGTACTTATCTGTACTCCCCTATCATCACAAATGGACTGATCTGGCATCTGAATAGCACTCTCAGAGACTCTAAAGCCCTACAAAAAGCATGATTGTTGCCTCTGGTAGCTTACACAGAACACACAGAGCCTCTGGATGTCTTTTATGGAGAATAATGTGCAATAACGACTTGAGCTAAGTATGCAGAGGGAACGTAGTGACCGTCAGCTTACTTAGCGATGGTCGCCGCTCATAGAGCGGGAGCGAGCTTGCGAGCCCTGTCTGGAAAGACCACAGTAGATGAACTCCAAGAAACATACCTTATTATAATAGGTACTAGAAATATTTGTATCCTGTACTATGTAGCTATTGAATTTTTGGCAGTCTCATGGTATAATGAGTGTAGATAGCTATACAATACAGGATACGGAAAAGAGATGGTGCTAGAATGATTATGGTTGGCATTGATAGTAGTCCTCCCGGACAAGCCGCAAGCGGTCCCTGCCTATGGCAGGAAAATGTTATCGATGGTCAGCTACGGTCGCAAGCGACCTTTCGCAGACATCGCTAACATTTTTGAAGGAATTGGAATCTTGAAAGTATTCGTACTCGTACTGACAACTATGTATCTTCATACCTTATATATATACAGACTCGTCAGTACGAATATATTACAAAATAGTTACAAAATTATATAAGTAGGAGGTTCTATGGAGCAAAAAAAATATGGGGTCTCATCGGAAGTAGTCAGTAAATTAAAAGAAGGTCAGGTATTTTCAAATTTTTTAGAGTTATCTAAATATCTTGATATCTTTAACAAGAACGGAAAACCACTTGAAGGTAATAGCCGGAAACATTTCTTGGACGAACTCAATCGGTTTGTTGAACTTCAGAAGAACGGAAAGCGCTTTGTTGTCATTAAGGTGCGTCAAAAGGATGAGATACTTCCACCATTGCAAACTAGAAACAAAGGAAAGTTTTCCCTGCGTCTACAAAACCAGATTGCTTACCACCTACTTAGAGAATGTGATGGCAGTAGTTGGATGGAATTTTTTTGGACACCTGCCGCAATATTACGAGCATGTGGGATGACAAACAAGAATTTTTATCAATATTCAGAAGATCTACATGGTGAGGATACCTTTTGGGCTGAGATAGTTGGTACACCATTGGAAAGTATTGCTCGTGAGCAAATGGATGAGTTTAGAGAAAATTTAGCTGCAGATGCCGAGACGTTTCAGCATTGTACGAAATCTACAATGGTTGGGCACATTGAGTCTGCACTCAAATCTATGGCAAAAAACAAGGAAATATTTTTTGAAGACTGTGCTGCCGTGTTTATAAACCACAACCCAGAAGAGTATCACATTCCTTCTGAAGACCAAAAAGCAATTTATATGAAGATGTATACGAATGTGCTTCATGAGTTTTACACGTCATCTGGGCGAGTGTGTCAGAGTGAACAAGACGTATTTTTGACCGGACGACTTCATGAGTTCTATGAAGAGCTAGATAATAGATTCAAGGAAATTTTTACATACGACCTAGCACGACCAATGTATCATATTACAATTGAGCCGAACTCATTGAAGCGATCTGCTGCACGGACGGAATACAAATTGCAACAGCAAAGTTTCCACGAGATGAATGACGCTATGTGTGAGAATATTCCAACGCTTTCTACCGTCAGAAGAGGTAGAGCGGTGTTGGAAGAGAATCCAGAATATTATAACGATGCTTCTCAGCCGCCGTTTCGCTTTGTGCATAGACAGTTGAGTGATGAGGTTCTTCAGCTCTTTATAGATGGAATGATTCGTGTCCCTGCAAATTCTGGAATTCCTCGTGCTGGATTTAAATGGTATGGTTCTTATAAAAGGTAAGAAAGAAGGTTGACGACAATGAATTTTGATAACCCCTACTGGATTGATTTAAAGGTAACGTATGAGTATTACCAAGCTGCTGGCCGCTTACCAGAATTCCACAAGAAGCATGTCTGCACAAAATGCCAGTATGAGATTCCGTGCTTCACTACTTGTGATGAGGTGCGATGCAAGTGCCGAGAGTTTAAGCCTAAGACTGTGCGAAATGATGATAAGTATCTACATATCAATGATTTTATGAACGATGTGGCCGCATTTGAGGCCACTAGAAATATTTAAGGAGAATTACATAAATGAGCTATCAAAAAGATCCTATTTTTCATGTAAGTATAAAAAGAGATCTTCCAATTTCTAAGATTGCAGAAAGATTCGGGTGGTCTGGTGCAAAGCTAAATAATATTCTTGTAGAGTATGGTGTGATTTACAAAGACGAGAAAACGAACTCGTGGTATCTTTCTGACCAATATAAAGATAAGGGTTATGCTGTCCTTGAAAATGTTGTATGCAGAAGTGGTAGCATTGAAAAGAAATATCTCAAGTGGACGTATGAGGGTCGTAAGTTTATTTGTCAGCTATTGAAGGACGAATTTGAATTAGTGCCAGACACAAAAGACGATAAAACGTATTACAAACAAGACCCATTTTCGCAAAAAATAGAGGATGCGGATGGTTGTATTACAATTTCTAGCTTCGCTCACATTTTGGAAGAGAATAACATCCTGATAAACGGTAGTGCTCCGCATCGCAGCAATGTGTACAACGCTCTTCGCAATAATGGATTTCTTAATAATAAGCGAGGATTTTATTGGAATCTTCCATATCCAGAATTTGATTGTTTTGGATACTTTAAGATTTCTGAACTAATCAATCAAGACGGAAAAAAGAGATACTTTCCAAAACTTACACCAAAAGGACAGGCGTTCTTTTTGAGATATTTTAAGAAGCTGATGGACGAGAATAAAAAGGAAGAATAATTTTAGGAGGCACTATGCGTATTCAGATTGGTAAATACATTATTAAGAACTGCGACGAGCGGAATCTCGTTATTGTTGAGCAGCGGCCAGCCGGTAAGAACCCAAAGACTGGTGAGGTAGGCACTGGCACGAAGGAAGTTACGGTCGGCTATTATCCGAATCTTGAGTGGGTATTACATAAGATTAAGGACTTGATTATTTCCGAAAGCGATGCTGATACCGTGAATGTTTTGCTGGCAGAGCTTAAACAGATTGACGAGACAATTCGTTTGGTAGCTGAGGAGGTTAAGTGATGGAGAAAGTTCTTTTACCTCGTGGGTATGGACGTTCATATGATGCTTGCAAATACGCAATTGAGCACGACTGTGATATTGTAGCACCAGATAGATCTGGTGTAATAGCTTTAGAATGTATTATTAAAGACATCTGTAAAAATTTCGATTCATTGGAAATAGACAGGATTACTTACTCTGATTATATTTATTCCGTAATCATAAATCACCACAAGTTCAATGGTGTGGTAGAAGTGATTGAAATTCGTCTATACGATATCTGTCAATATTTTGAACATGAAAAGATAGAACGTGGCCGAAGAAAAGATGTAGTATTTGATGATATTGATCGGTGTATGCAAGTCTTGTGTCCATATCGTAAAATCAGCATGGTTACAATGGAAGTTGAGGGATGAATAATGCGTACTTACGAGGATGTTTATGCAGAAATCAAGCAGCTTGTGCGTGATATGAATAGCAACAGTCTGACACGCAGCGAGTATGAATCTGCTGAAGATTATTTGGATGAGCTCTATCAGGAGCGTGAACGACTTTGGCTCAAGGCTATGGAAGATGGAGAGAGATGGTGAGAACTGCTATTTGTAAAAGCCTGCTTTTATATTTTCCTTTTAGCTATACATTACAGGATACGTTTAAGAAGAACACGGAGGTGACTGCCGAATGGCAAAGCAGCAAACTTGCCAGAAGTTTGTTTTTAAGATCCATACGAAGCGTCTGGTTGAAGCAAAATGGGATTTAACTCTACCATTGGATGAAGCCAGACGAAACCACGAGATCATCTCGTTAGCTGATAGCACTGTTCTACGATGGATTGACGAGTTGAATGGTGTTACTGATGCAGAGTCTAAGGCACGGAGTATCAAGCGTAGAATCAAGATGTTACGGAATGAACCATCTTGTTTGGAGAACCGCCGAGAGATTCGGAGGCTATACACTGAACTGGACGCTGTTCAGTTCAAGCCGGATTATATGTGTCTGGTGGTAGACAAGAAGAATGATTACCACCGGGCATGTTCTTCCAAGGGGTTTAAAATCAATGGAATTACATATCGTCGCTTGGTTGGAACCACTGGCGGCGTTAAGAACAGCACGATTGTATTTGTGAGCGACCGTCTTGTTGACGAGATTCGAAAGCGAATTGATAATGGCCGTAACAAAGAAATGGAGTTTGTGCCTGCAAAATTAGAGGCTTATAGAGCCCTTGCCTGCTCTGCTTCTATTCCAGTTACTGACCCAGATGGTGTGCTTGTTGTTGATGATTGCTACACGCGCTTTAAAGACCATATTGTTGTTCTGGACGATGGAGTGTCTGGAGAACCTACGATAGTTGAAGATAAGGAACACGATTGTGAGCTGTGTGCGAATGATGGGTTTGGACTTATTAGTTATGATCTTGCACAGCAGTGGAGTGAGGACCTGAAGCTTCCATCTACCGCGTCTGGCTTCTGCGTGCGGAATGCGTTCTGTAAAGGCATGTTATTTCCCTTCCCTTTCCGTGAGTTTGCTAAGAAGGTAGCAAAACAGAATATGCTAAAAGACGCATGGGGAGATTATCGCGATATCAATAGAATTCAGGTCGTTCTTAGCACCTCTATGCTAAAGCTCTGGGATAGTTATCACAGTTGCGAGGATTATCTTGAAAACTGCAGGGAGAACCACTATCACTTCTCTGTAACTAAGACTTGTGAATTAGAGCTTGATGAAGAGCGCAACCTGAATTATCAGTTTATTCAAAGCTATCAGCTTACGAACGAAGAGATTCGTGAACTTGTAAAGCCGACTTTGGACGAAATCAAGGGCGTCATGGGCGGTGATTGGCGTGATGCGTTGCTGTATTTGCGTGGTAGTGGAATGCGTGATGACCAGAATTACATAAACAGTCTGGAAAACGACTATATTAAGGCTCTTATGATTGAGCCGGAAATGATTAACGACCCTTATGTGCAGAATCGGATTCGGTACTTTATTAGAAAGCGAATCTCTCAGGCAAAAACGGGTGTTGTAAAGGTACGAGGGAATTTTCAGGTGGCAAGTGGAGACCCTTATGCACTTTGTCAATCTATGTTTAAGATGGAAGTAACCGGACTTTTGAAGGCTGGCGAGATTTATAGTCGCTTCTGGAACGACAGGAATGTCAAGAGAGTCGCTTGCTTTAGAGCTCCTATGAGTCAGATGGCAAATATTCGGTGCATGAACTTGAGTGCATCTGAGGACTGCCAATACTGGTATCGCTATATGAAGTCCGTGTTTATCACCAATGCGTGGGATAATATGTGTGCAGCGCTTAACGGTGAAGATTTCGATGCCGACCTTACATTTTCTACCGACAATAGAGTCCTCATTGATAAATGGGTAAATGAGCCGGTCGTTCTTTGTGTTCAACGCAAATGCGAGAAAAAAGTTCCGACCGAAAAGGATTTTATTGAATCTAATATCAGTGGATTTGGAGATAATATTGGACGTACAACAAACCGAATTACAACGATGTTTGATGTGCGAAGTAAATTTGAGCAAGGTAGTAAAGAGTACGATGAACTTACGTATCGCATTATCTGCGGACAGCTTTATCAACAGAACGCGATCGACAAAATAAAAGGCGTAGCTACGACAGATATGCCTCAGTATTGGTATGACAATAAAGCTTGCGCCGTTAAAGATGATGATAATCCTGATACTATCGAGGATAAGAAGTTCTGGAGTAGTATTTGCGCATGGCGTAAGCCATACTTTATGAGCTACATCTACCCTGCTCAAATGCGTGATTACAAGCAGTATGTGGCCGCAGCTCGCAAGCGTATCAAGTGGGATGGATTTGCCGGTCTGGATGAGATTATGCAAAAGGCTGTAAAGGATGATGTGGATGAGATGGTCATCCAGTATTACCTCTATCGGATGCCGGTTGGAGTCAATTCTTGTACCATGAATCGTTTATGCTGGACTGTCGAGGATGAATTAGAGGACTTTGAAGAAGAACTCAAGATAAAGCGTAAGTTTGATTATGACTCGCTCAAGTCTGGCGTTGAGTACACCAATTCTCAATACTATGGTATCCGCTCTATTTTTAAGGATTACTTGAGATTTGCTCGTGGCAACGCAATCCATTCTGGCAACGGAAATAATAATAAAGAAACCAGCGCAGACCGCAAGGAGCGAATTGCGCTATATCAGGAAAGTATGTTCCGTAATCTTCACGATAAATGTTCCAATGACGATGTGCTTTGCGATATTATGCTTGATCTTTGTAAGAAGAATGCATCCAGTATTGCAATCGTCTGGGAACTGTTTCATGATACTTTGATTAAACGCTTATTGGAACGCCATAACGGTATGGTGCATTCTCTTGTGCAGGACGAGAATGGCGATATTGAATATGATGGCAAGCGTTTCAAGGATGTGTTGATTAACATGAATAGCAAGGAGGATGCGGATGATTGTATTGAATGAAGTTCTTTACGCTGAAGAGTGGCTAGAAAAGGATGTACCTTGGAAAAGGGCGGGGCATGTTTTGCATTATGTTGCGAAGTACTATTTTTACAAAGGGTACTCAAAGGATGATGTAAGAGAAAAGATCAACGAGTATATGTTGCGTCATTTTGAAGGGTACAACAAGGTTCTGGATAGAGAACTGATTGATAAAGCAATCGCTTCTGCTAAAGGTCGTCCTATGGTGGAACTTGATGGTGTGTGCATTACAAAAGCAGAGGTAGAGAAGATTCAAGCACTTGAGGGCAAGCAGATGCAACGCTTGATGTTTACGATGCTGTGTCTGGCAAAATATCATATTGCAGTTAATGAAAAATGCAACTACTGGATTACGGAAGATACGGCTGATATTTTCAGGATGGCAAACGTATCCGCGAATGAAAAAAAACAGAACGAGATGATTTGTGAGTTACATAATCTTGGCTTTATTGGGTTTGCCAGCTTGAAAAAGATTGATAACTTGAACATCCATGTTTTGATTGCGGAGCCGGATTCTCCTCATGAGATTTTCGTGGACGATCTTGAGAATGCTGGTATTCTGTGGAGCCAGTATTGTGGGAAAGAGTACATCAAGTGTGATTGTTGCGGAAAGATGGTTGCTCGCACCGGACGCAGACAAAAATACTGTCGTAAGTGCGCTAAAAACGTAAATATTGAGAAAACCGTGCAAAATAGAAAAATGTTTGATTTATGAAATGCGAAAAAGCGCGATATTTTAACGCAGATACGTTATAATTTTACATATATAGAGTAAAACACAGTGCGGAAAGTTATGGTAGGGAGAGAGCGAGGATGCTTGTTTTCTTCCTACCTATTTTATTTTGAAAGGGTGTTTTACCTAATGATTGAAATCACTAAGTCCGAAGCGAAGGCTGTGCGAAAGGTCTTCCCTCATGCTTGCATTGCAAAGACCCGTCACAAGCGGTATCTGGAAGAGTCCGCTCGATATCTTGAGTTGCTTCCTTTTAATATTGCCGCTATCGAGATGCTAAAGCAGATGCAACGTAACACACGTTACTAATCTTTGAAAGAACGAGGTATAGACTATTGGACTTTGAAATTCAACTGCCAGAAGAGATCACTAACCTGATGAATGGTGGTGGTCTCCCCTCTCCTGAGATGATGAACTTCTATGTTGACGAGAAGGATCGCATCTTCTTTATCGACTTTGAGATTGACCAGTCCCTGATTGAAATTGAACGTAAGATTCTGCAGTACAATCGTATTGATAAGAATACACCTGTTGAGCAGCGTAAGCCTATTAAGCTGTTTATTTATAGCTATGGTGGTGAACTGGATGCTATGTTCAGTTTCATTGATGTTGTTGCACTGAGCAAGACCCCTGTGTGGACTATCAATGTTGGTATTTCCATGAGCGCAGCTCTTGTGATGCTTCTGTCTGGTCAGAAGCGCTTTACCCTGCCTCATGCTATGGCTCTGATTCACAGTGGCTCTGGCGGTGCGTCTGGTACTTTTGAACAGTCGAAAGAGGCCATGGCAAATTATGAAAAGCAGGTTCGAAAAATGCGTGAGTATATCATGACTCATACGAGCATTGATAAGAAGACCATGACCAAGAATCAGGCAAAGGATTGGTATCTGGATGCTGATGAGCAGGTCAAGTACGGTATTGTCGATAAGATTTGCGATGATGTGGATGAGTTCAATTAAGGGAGAGTAAATATATGGCTTCTGATAAGACTGAAATGCGTAAGAAGAAGGATATTCCGCAAAGTTTGGATGTTTACTCCAGTTTTTATGGAATGGAGCTCGATGAGAAGCAGAAGGTGTATCGTGACAGTATTTGGGACCCAAATATTGATGTTGTTTTCTGCAATGCCCGTGCTGGTACTGGCAAAACCACTATCGCTGTAGGCGTAGCGAATTTGCTTGTGCAATACGGTCTGTATGATGGTATTGTCTATATTGTATCTCCCACTCAGGAGGAAAAGCAGGGCTATCTTCCGGGAACTCAGGAGCAAAAAAGTGCTCCGTATATGGAACCTCTATATGAAGCTTTAAAAACCATTGGTGTAAATCCTGATAGGGTTATCCAGAGTGAGGATAATCCTGAAAGTGAGAAGTATGGTGCGTATATTCAAGCTGCAACTCATACCTATATGCGAGGAATAAACTTCGATAACAAGGTAATTTTGACCGACGAAACGCAGAATATGTACAATTCCGATCTAAAGAAGGTTCTTACGAGAGCAAAATCGAACTGTAAGGTGATATGTATCGGTCATGCAGGACAGTGTGATCTGTACAAGCATCCTGAAAACTCAGGTTTTGAAGTTTATCTTGAACATTTTCGTGGACATGACAGGACTGCAATTTGCGAACTGACAACGAACCATCGAGGATGGATCAGCCAGTGGGCTGATATGTTGGAATTTTGAAATAAAATATAAGGGAGAATAAAATTATGGTTGCTAAAAAGAGTGTTGTTTTTAAGAACGCTATTATTGATACTGCCGAGGGCACTATCACCGAGATTACCAAGGACGGTGAGAACGTCTTCAATCTGAAGGAAGCTCTGGCAAAGTGGGATGGTATTGAGGGTGTCACTATCAATATTTCCACTTCTGATGAGCTGCTGGGCGACCCGGCTTGATGCCAATGGGTTGCTATAATAAACGGCCAGAAGAAACGAGCGATGACTTCTTTGTAAGAATCGGGAATGCTGTTCTGGCTAGAGAGTTGACTTGGGATGGCGCGTCCAAGGTGCTCAAAGATGAGTTGGGCAAGAATTTTGGTGAGTGCGCATATCGCAAGCGTTTTAAGGCATTCCGTGCGGGTATGCAGTATCAGGAGTCCTTATCTAATAGAGATGTGGGAACCTGCATTCTGTCTATTTCCGACCTACATATTCCATTCCAGAAGCCCATTGACACTTTTAGTGAGTACGCTGGTAAGATTGATATCCTTCAGGTAAACGGGGATCTTGTAGACTGCAGCTCCATTTCTCGCTTCCTAAAAGTATATCGTAAAAGTCCAATGGAGGAAATCCTGATTGCTCGTCAGTATATGATTGACCTGATTGAAATGCTTCAGCCCAAGAAGGTTGTTATCAATTATGGCAATCATGACTTGCGTTTTCAGAATTACCTTGCTAAGAATCTGGACACCGACCTACTTGAACTGATGCCGAAGACATCTTTGGAGCTTATTTTTGTTGATGGTTTCAACCATTATAACAAGGAGCTTCATACAAAGGTCCATTATGACCCTTTGATTGAGGTGTTCAATGGCACTGGTATCGAGATTGTTTACAACGATACTTATTTCAGTCAGATTGGTGATACCGTCTTTGTGCATCCGCTGACGTATTCATCTGGGTTACTGAAGACTGCTGAGAAGGCATTCAGATACTTCCGTGATAACGGATTTAAGGATGTCAATGCAGTGGTTCTCGCTCATACTCACAAGTGCGGTCATTATGATATTGGTGATGGCGCTGTCGTTTACGAGCAGGGTTGTTGCTGTGAGTCTTCTAAAATGCAGTATGCCGAAGGCAAGTTAACTACTTCCCAGCGAGAGGGTTTTATTATTGTCTATCAAGACAAGGATGGAAAACTGATTGAGAGTAAAACGCATATTGTGCGTTTGAATTAAAAGCGGTGAAGCCCTACCAATTTAAGTGGGTAATTAAAAAAGAAGTACGACCGCAAGGTCTGCTTGGGACATCATTTATTGTCTCCTTTTCTATGGGCTGGGGCGATTGCTCCAGCTTATTGTGCCAGTGTAGTTCAGTTGGTAGAACGCGGGTTTTGTAATCCCGATGCCTTTATGGATTTCGCATGTTCAAGTCATGTCACTGGCTCCATGCCACTTTAATTCAGTAGATAGAATGATGTGTTCGTACCACATATGTCGTAGGTTTGATTCCTACAGGTGGCTCCACGCTGTGCGGTCAATAGCTGCAACCGCCTAGACCAGCTCAATCTACGGATGGTTGGATGCAAAGTAGTTCTGTGGAACGAAATGATAAGCTATTCGTGTTTCGCCACGTTAATGCGAAGCTTTAAAAGTCTAAAACAAGCGTTTTATCAACACGAGAACAATTCAACTAGCTCGGATGGTTTGATGGATGCTTGTTTATATGGGTCAGTATATCCAGTGGCGAAGATAGCGGACTGTAACTCCGTGACATTAGAAACATCGTTGGTTCGACTCAAACCTGACTCACCAAAGATTGTACGGCTATTCCCTACACCTTTATATAAAGGTAGCTGTGCAGGAAAGTAGGGTTATTGTGCGGCCTTACTCAAGTGGTTGAAGAGAACGGTCCTGAAAACCGTTAGGTCGGTAAACCCGATGCCAGAGTTCGAATCTCTGAGACCGCGCCAGTCCTTCTCCCGGAGGACCTATATTATACCGGTCACCTACCACCGGCTAAAAGGTAGGTTTTATTGTGAGCTTGTAATGCGAAGAGGTTGAACGTAGCGGATGGTAGCAGACATCTGCACGAAGCGAGATTGCTTATTCGTGGATACAGCGCAGGTTCGAATCCTGTCAAGCTCGAAGAAAATGGCTATATGAGCGCGACATATAGCAAGTCCGAAGTCTGGGTTTTAGAATCATGATGTACACATGACTTTCTACTTCTTGAGACACTTAGGCATCATATAGCGCAGCGTTGCCCAGTCAGGTCTACGGCACCGGCCTCATAAGCCGTGTATTCGTTGGTTCAAATCCAACCGCTGCATCCAGCATCTCTCCTTTTGCAAGCCTGAGTTATGGTTTTACTACTCCCTCCATAACTCAGGTATTTGAAGATTATTATGCTACTTCGGTGGCAGGGTGAGGTACGTTACTGACGTAGTAAACCTATATAGATGATAAAGACTCCGCCGCGCCTCTCATGGAAGCGTACAATGGCGGAGCCGCCTGAGCCCACTAAGCCTCTCAACGATGCGTATCATGGTGGGTCTTTTGTGAATGAAACACCCTTGGCCTCTGCTACGCAAGCACATTAGAGGGTGTCTTTTGTTTGCCGTGGAATGTGCGCACGTTCTACGGCTTTTATTTTGATTTTGATTGGAGGTATATTGATGCCGAGAAAGAAAAAGGTACTAGATTCCGTCGATGCATCTATACCTACCAAGGAAAAATGGGAATGTACTCGTTGTGAACACTCATATGAAGCTCCCACTGGACATTTTTATAAAAATAGTTTTTCTCAATTATTTAAAAATCGAGGTGGGTTCTCTACTCTTTGTAAAGAGTGTGTCAATGAATTATTCGATGAGTACACGAAACGATATGAGAGTGAACGTACAGCATGTATGATTCTCTGTCATATGTTGGATTTTCCATTCTATAACAGTCTTTATGATTCTATTGTGCAGAACTCAGGCTCTTGCAAACCAGGAATGTACGCCAGAGCTCTCTCGTGTCGGCAGTATCAATTTCAGACATTTGCAACCGTTCTTACGAATGGTGAATTGAATAAGAACGCTCTGGATGTTCGAGATGAAAAAGAACAGAAATGGTCTAAAGCTGAAATCCAAGCGAAGGACGATGTTATCGCTATTGTTGGTTACGACCCATTTGAAGGTCATGCCGAAAATGATCGAAGATATCTGTTTAGTGATCTAATTAAATATTTTGAAGACGGAATTGAAGATGACCCTTATAAGCTGTCACAGATTATTCAGGTTGTCATCAATAACGGCCAGATTCGTAAGATTGATTTCCGACTTGCCCAGCTTGACCCGATGAATTCAGCAGACACTATCAAGGGCCTTAATGATATTAAGGTCAAGTTGGTTTCTAACAACGATAAAATTGCCAAGGAAAACGAGATTTCTGTCAAGAACCGTTCCAATAAGGATGCCGGACGTAATACGCTTACATTCTTGATGAAGGATATGCGGGAAAAGGATATTGCTGGTGCAGAAGCAAACTTTTACGACCAGTTACGGTCTCCGGGCACTCAATGGGCGGCAGATATGAGTGTTAAGGCAATCAAGGAAAATGCTTTCTTTGACGAAAATGATATGCAGGAAATTTTCGATACACAAAGAGAACTGATTGATAAGTTTCAGAAAGAAAGTGATGACGCTAAGGAAAAATACAGGCTGTCTCTTATCGAAAATCAACGGCTCAAAGAATTGTTAGAAGATGCTGGTATTGACGCAAACGCAAAAGATACGGATGGTGATGCCGTATGAGAATGAAACAAAGAGCGCCTATTATTACAGCCGTAAAACGTAAGATTTATGAGTGTGATGCGGCAACGATTGCGTTCTATCGGCGTAATCCTGTTATTGCGGCCAGAGATTTATTGGGTATCCAACTATTTGACGCTCAGGCATATATGCTAGAACAAAGCTGGAATGCAAGTCATGTTCTTTGGGCATGTAGTCGAAACTTTGGTAAGTCTTTTGTAGGTTCTGTTTTCATTCTACTAAAGGCTATCCTATATGAGAATCAAGCTATTTACATCGTAAGTAGCGTTGGTGATCAGAGTAAGGAAACTTTTAATAAAATCGAAGAAATTGTCACTCGTGTTGGTAAAACAGCTGCGTCTATCCGTAGTCTGCAAGATATTGCAGAGAAAGAAACAAAAAAGTCTGCAACCAATAAGAGTGGCTTTAGTCATAATCCCGCCGGGTATGTTGTTGAGTTTTACAACGGTAGTTCCATTAACACGCTAAACTCCAACCCGGATTCCAATAGAAGTAAATTTTTTAATTACGTATTATTGTTCTAAATAAATCATTGATGAACGGGACAATAATCAAAGAGGTATTTTATGAAAAGATGGACAAAAGAAGAAGAGCTATATTTAAGAGACAACTATTATATTTTGTCTCCACAAGAAATAGCAAATCATCTTGAACGCACAAGAAAAAGTGTTATATTTAAAGCTCACGAAATGGGCATAAGTAAAGACGAGAGATGGTCAGAAGAAGAAATTCAAAAATTAAAAGAAAACTATTCAACACATTCTTTCAAAGAACTTATGGAGATTCTTCCTGGACGAAATCGAAATGCGATACAGCTCAAGGCAAGTAAGCTTGGAATCACGGAAAGAAAAAATGTGTTTGATTTTAGATTTTTTGAAAATATTGACACCGAAGAAAAAGCTTATTGGCTTGGATTTTTCTATGCAGATGGTTTCGTTTTAGATAGTTCAAATTCTCATTCAAGGAATTATGAAGCTGGAATAAAACTTTATAAAGGAGATTACAAGCATTTAAAGAAGTTCAATAAATCCATTAACGGAAATCTTCAAGTAACGTTTGAAACCAGAACCTGTTCTTTTAATGGAAAGTCACAAGAATCGTGTAATATCCGATGCTACTCAAAAGAAATGGTTCATGATTTAGAGTCGCATGGATGTGTACAAAATAAAACATTCATTATCGAAGTCCCTGATATTGATGCTAATTTAATGCATCATTTTATCAGGGGCTTTTTTGATGGAGATGGTTGTATTTGTACGGATAGTGCTATTCGGAAAACCGTCGCAATCAATTTTTGTTCGGCAAGCCTAAAAATGCTTGAGCAAATGAGAACAATTCTATATAAAGAAGGAATTTCTTCATATATCACGGACGAAAAAGGTAGAAATACATACAGGCTATACATTCGTGGTATGCAGAATGCAGATAAAATGTGGAACTATATGTTTAGCGACGCAACTATTTATCTTGACAGAAAAGTAGAAAAGAAAAAACGCCTATACGAAGAATATGATTTAGCACAACGTTTGCTTCGCCGGTCAGAAATGGCCGGTTAATTTAAAAAGTGAGGAAGAAATCTGGAAGGCTGAGAAGCTAATCAGAGTGGAAGGCTATGCTTAAAAACATAGTCACACGCAGAGCATAGAGAGTGAACCTGTATCAGAATATAATCTCTCCACGAGTCCTCGCCCCTTAACAGGTAAAACTGAAGGTGAAAAGATATGCCGACCTTACGAAAATAATAATCGTAAGAAGTTTGGGATAAAAAGCCCAAACGATAACATATGAGACGTGCTACACTTGTGTTTTTTGACGAGGCTGCGTTTTGCTCTGACGAACTGATTGTTGTCTGTGAAGCTTTTGCCACTCAGAATACTGACTTTGTAACTGATACGGATGATTCTTATAACCCTGAAACTCAGCCTCGCAAGGTTCCTACACAACTTGTGTATGCTTCGAGTCAGGATACGATGGATAAACTATTCTATCGTTATTATAAAAACTTTGCAAAGCGTATGATCGCCGGTGACCGTGATTATTTTGTTTGCGACATGATTTGCGATGTTGCAATTCAGGTCTATATGAATGGTAAACCATACAAGGCTTTGTTGACAAGAGACAAAGTGGAAGCCGCTCTAAAGTCAAATAAAATGAAGGCGTTGCGTGAATATTATAATCGCCCAAGCCGTGATGGTGGCGTAAACCAGATTATCAAATGGGGTACAGTTCGTCGCAATGAGCGAAAGTATATCCCACAGCTTTATTGGGATAAGAACTATCAGTATATTCTTGCGTTTGATCCTGCCCGCACAATGGATAATTCTATTGTTGGTGTTATGCGTATTTATAACGATCCAGAAAACGGCATGTGTGGAGATATTATCAACTGCGTGAACATGGTTGATATTGCAAATGAGAAAAAATTCAAGCTCGATTCTAATCGTCAGCTTGAGCAGTTACATGAGTTGATTCTACATTACAATGGTCAAAATCCTGATTACGAGTACATTGATAGATTGATGATTGACCAAGGCGCTGGCGGCGGTGGTACTTCCACATATGCGGACGGTTTGCTTAATAATTGGACCGATAAAACAGGTGCGGAACATCGTGGTTTTATCGACGCAAATCATGAATTATATGAAGGATATGATGCCCGTTACCCAGATGCTGTTGACAAGCTACGTCTAATTAGTCCACGTAAATTCCGTACTGCCATGGTTGAGGAATTTATTGAGTTGATGAATCTTGGCGTCATTCATTTCCCTCTTGAATATAACGGAGGAGATTACGTTCAGGTAGTAGATGGTGTTGACAAATCAACTGGTCAAGAAATTTTGAAGACGCATGAACTCTCCTTGGAGGAACAGACTGCATGGGTTAATATCGACTTGATGAAGAACGAGATTACAAGCATTCAGAAAACGACAAACTCTGAAAACACGACCGTAACATATGCTTTGGCACCCGATGTTGCCAATAAAATTCACGATGATAGGTTCTATGTTGCTATTTTGCTTGCTCATCGTCTATACGAATTACGTCGTAAGGATAAAGTGCGCCAGTCTGCGGTGGAGACAATGACTGCTCCGCCGATTTGTATTTCTAACATTGACTTCTAAGCAGAGGAGGTGAAAATGTGGCAAGAAAGAAAAAGGAAGATTTTGATGTCGTGACTGCTTCACAGACAGATGATGGTACTGTTGTGCTTACATCTGTAAACGAGCTTTCGGAAGAAAGAATGGACAATGTTATCCGCCATGCTATCGCGTCCTATGATCCTGAAAACAAGCAATATAGTACATACCTGAAAATTTCAGCCTCCTCTGAAACGCTGACGGTTGACCGAATTGATGAACTTGCACGAGGGTTACAGTCGAGTCTGACGAATGTGCAGACGGTCAATGGAATCATCCGTAATTACATCAATAAAGATGACCTAATTGGTATTACCTATGATGCGATTGAGGCGAATGTTAATACGGAGTTTAAATGCAGTTTTGCGCAGTTCCCTGAACAGCGTAATAAGACAAAACAGGTAAATTACGCCCGTGAAGTGATTGATGATTTCAACACACAAATCAATGTGCGAAGTTTGTTACGTGCTGCCATTCCGATGACTTACGCAGAGGGCACTTATATTACATATCTGCGTCAGAAAGATGAGAACTACATTGTAGACTACTACCCTCTTGGTATTGCTGAGATAAGTGATTACCTATCAAATGGACAGCCTGTTGTGCTTATCAATATGTCTAAGCTGAAATCCGCTTTAAGCAAGTCTATGCTGAAGGATAAGAAGAATAAAGCGCTATTCTTTGAAAATCAGGAGACTGAGATTCAGAACAACTACCCAGACGAGGTATATCAGGCATTCAAAAACGGTGATACATACGCGAAGCTTGATGTTGACCACTGTGGTGTAATTCGCATTGGCAATATGGGTCAGAAGTATGGTGTTTCTCCCCTATTCCGCGCCTTACGCCCGGCATTGATGCTTGAGACTTTTGATACTTCGGACCGTGTGAATGCTAAGGCAAAGGCAAAGAAAATCATCTGGCAACAGCTTGACCCTGAATTGATGGGTCCAAACAAAGACAAGAAGGGTTTTTCTGAACAGGTGACGGCACACGATAACCTGCTGCGTGCATGGAAGCAAAATACCGTGCTTGTGACGACTGCTCCCTACGTCAAGGATATCAAATATGTTGAGCCGAAGGTTGAGATGACGAATATCGAGACTGTCAAACAGTATCGTAACCGAGAAATGGCAGCTTTAGGTATTAGTTTCTTAAACACTGATGGTCAACAGACTGTTTCAACTGCAAAGGTGTCTCTTGACCAGCTGATGAAAAATATCGGTAAGATTGCGGAACAGATTGAGGATGTATTAAAGCGATGGTATCGTATTCGCCTTGAAGATGCAGGTGTGGACACTATGTACTGCCCTGATGTAAAGGTCTCTACTACTGAAATGATGGGTATGGAGATGAAGAAGGCGATTGCTCAGTTCCTGTTTACCACTTTGAATTGTTCTTACAAGACTGCTTACGAGTACATGGGGCTTCATGCTGAAGACGAACTCCGTAAACGTCAGGCCGAAACTGAGGAAGGTTATGATGATGTGTTTGTGGCTCGACAGACCTCTTATACATCAACCGGCAACTCAAGCGGTGGTGACAGTGATAAAAAGACAGGCCGTCCAAAGGGCGAGGAAACTGAAAAACAGATTTATGACCAGCAAAGAAATGAAGATAGTAAGTGAGGTGATGAACGATGAGTAAGGAGTATTTCTATAGTAGAAACATCTGTTGCTCTGAGATTACGGAGCATCCAGACCACTATCTTGCCAAGTTTGTCATTTGTGATTTCTCAGTAAATGGAAATCAGGTTGCTTTGAACCGTGAAACCATTGAAAGTTGGATGAGTACACTGGTTGGCAACCCGCTTGTTGGTAAGTTGGTTGTAGCTCCAAAGGGTGAGCTGGATTTTTCCGGTCACAATATGAAAGTCGTCACCAGAAAAGACGCTGACGGCAATGAATACAAGACTGCCGAATTTGACACTGATGCGTTCGGTAGCTTTCAATCGGTCGGTATCGAGAAAATTGACGATACCGACTTTATTGTTGCCTCTTGTAAGATCTGGAAGCGATATCCAAAAGCTTGTGCGACGATTCTGCGCCGTATTGAGAGTGGCACATTAAATACCAGTTGGGAAATTGATGTGCTAAAAGCTCATAAGGGAATCGTGGGTGGCCGCATGGCAAAAATTATTGACGATGGCGTGTTTACTGCACATTGTCTGCTTGGTGCAAATGTTGAACCGGCATATAAGTGTTCTAAACTGCTTGAAGTCGCTGAAACCGATTTTGGTCTTGAGTTGGCAAATGCCTACATTGAGGACACAAAAGAGATTTCAAATATAGAATCTAATGAAAAGGAGGCAAAAAATTTGGAACTGAATAAGGATAAGGAAACTCAAACCGCACAGATTGAGAATCCCACCGAGATTGAGCAGGCAGAGCAGACCGCTACTGAGTCTACCACTGAGCCCACTACTCAGGCAGAGCCTGATGTTCAAACTTCCGAGGAAGGCGGTGAAACTCCTCCCCCGACTGAGCCTGAAACCGGTACTGAGCCTGCTGGTGAGCCTGAACCCGCTCCAGAGACTTCCAGTCTGACTGGTCGTGACCTGTATATGAAGCTTGAAGATGCAGTGTCAAAGATTAGCTCTGATTACTACATGACTGATATGTTCCCTGAAGATCACACTATTTGGTGTAAGAAGTGGGGATACATGAACGAGCTGGATTACATTATGTTCCCTTACACTGTTGAGGGCGATGAAGTTTCTCTTGGCGAGCCGCAGAATATTACTTTGACTGTTTCTATTTCCGATGTCAACACAAAGATTGCGGAGCTGAATAACACTATTGCAAGCTTGAATACTGAGTTGCAGAGCGCAAAGGAAAAGGTTGCTTCTCTGGCTCCATATAAGGATCAGGCAGAGAAGGCAGAGGCAGAAAAAGCGGCTGCAGAACTTGCACAGAAGAAGGAGGATCTGCGTCAGTACGCACTCTCCAGCAAGATGATTACTGAAGCTGAAGTTTCTGAGGGTGGTAACTACGCAAGTCTGATTGAGAATCTGGACGAGACCGGCATCAAGAGTGTGATTGCCGAGCGTTGCGTTGAAGCCGCTAAGAAGGCTCCTGCCGAAAAGAAGATTGAGACATCTGAGGTACATAAGCCTGAGAGTATCAAGCTGAATTTGAATGAAACCAAGTATAACACCACTAGCGCTAACAAGCGTGACGCATGGCGGGAATATTTGGGTAAGGAATAACATTTGAGAGAAAGGAAAAATATTATGATTCGTGAACTGATGGTGAACGGCGCGAAGAATATTCCCGCTAACTATGCCGCAAAGGTCGCTATGGTCACCGGTATGGGTGTTCAGGTTGACCACAAGGCTGGTCAGGTTAAGTTCCCTGACGCAGCTACCGCCGAGGGTATCGAGATGGTTGCCCATGAGTTTATCCCGGAGGGCATTTATGCAAGCCAGACTAATTTTGATGACTATGATAAGATGGTCACCAAGATTGAGGCAGGTGCGCTGGTGAAGCGCGTTCCTCTGTATGCTGGCGAGCTGTACGGCACTGACCAGTATAAGGCAGATGATGCACAGGATGCCAATATCGGCAAGCTGCTGGAGGTTAACACTGATGGCAAGTGGCAGGTTGCTACTACTGGTACTTCTCGTTTTGAGTTTGCTGGTGTGATGGATGATAACGGCCACAAGCTGATTATGATTAGTGTACTGCCCGAGGCAAAGACTGTTGCTTGATTGAGAGGAAAATCTTGAATATGATACGTGAAATCTAAGGCTATCGTCTTTTGACGGTAGCTCTTTTATTTTGCGCGAAGAGAAAGGAAATGAATTATGGCACTGAATATTGAAGTGGCCGAGCTGATGAAGCAGCCTGGTCGTGTTTATGAAGTTGCTGAGAAGACTCAGTACAATCGCGCTATGGATGCCGAGGACAAGGAGATTGCTGAGGTTGTTGGCGCTCATGTTGAGGAGCTGATTGATAAGGGCGACCCCAACAAGGAGATTGCTCAGTTTGTTAACCGCACCGTGACTGATGAGCTGTATGGTGCACCTGATGAGCTGCTGGACTCCATGTTTGAGCGTGGTAATGTTGGTGAGTTTGATGATTACGAGGCAGGTCGTACTGTTAAGAACACCCTGAAGGCTTATGATGCAGCCAAGGGCGGCAACGTGCCGAAGTCTTACCTGCACTACGAGACCATTAAGCCCGTCTGGCGTAATAAGCAGATCGAGGCTGATCTTAGCTTTGTGGAAGTAAGACGTAATGCTTGGAAGAGTGTGGCAACTCTGACCACCTTTATGACTGAGGCTCTGAAGAACCAGATGTTCTATGACATCTTTAGCATGGTTGATGACGCTATCACTGGTGGCGAGCAGAAGATCGATGCACAGGGTAAGGAGCCCACTATGCAGGACATGGACGCTCTGGCTCTGTATCTGAATGAGTACGCCGATGGTGGTAATCCCTTCACTGTCAGCCTGATGAAGTACTGTGCCAAGATGCGTCGTATGACCGGCTACGCTGAGTATCTGTCTGACGCAGCTAAGGACGAGTTTAACCGTTATGGTCTTGTTAAGACTTACGATGGTGTTGCTATTACTGGTATTAGCTCTGCCAAGAAGCTGGGTGATGGTTCCCTGCTGATCCCGGATAAGCGGATCTATGGTATTGCGGGCAAGATCGGAAGACTTGACATGAAGGGTGAGACTCATACTTACGAGGATCATGACAACAACAACGAAAAGATCCACCTGATGGTCAAGGACTTTACCTTCGGCTACAGCATCGATCATATTGAGCGTGTTGCTAAGATCGTCCTGCAGTAATTTTATCAAAGGCAAATCTGGGCGGGAGCTTTGCGGCTCCCGCTTTTATAGAAAAGGAGACAAATTATGAGTTCCGTGATGGAAAAGAAGTTTATTGACGTTCTGAACTGCGATGATAACGTGGTTACCATTTCGTCACTGAACGGTAAGGGTTATACCTTCGAGCCCGGTAGCGTGGAAGAGCCTTGTGTGATTCCGATTCCGCCGGAGGAGATTCAGTATATGAATAGCGTTTGCAACGCTTTTAAGAACGGTGTTCTGCGATTCCGTCCCGAAGAGCAGAGTGAGTTGTTTGATGCGCTTGGCATCAAGGGCGATAATGTTCTGTTTATCGAAGATATTGATGATGCGATTCTGAATCCCACTGTCGAGAATCTTCAGCGAATGATTGACATTAAGGATGGTGCACAGTTTGAGCGTATTCGTGGTCGTTTTTATCGCATGACGAATGCCGGTGAAGACTTGTCCACTAAGGTCAAGCGCCTGATTGACGAGCGTTACAAGGAGCTTCGTGCTGGCAAGCGTAACAGTGAGCTGTCTGTTGTGCCTGCAGCCAAGTCTGCCCCTGCTGATGTTCAGGCAGAGCTTGAGGCTGCAAAGAACCAGCTTGCTGAAATGCAGAAGCAGATGCAGGCAGCACTGGCACAGATGCAGGCTATGATGGCTGGTGCACAGCCTGTGGCACAGGACACTCCTGTTGAGAAGACTACTAAGCGTAGCCGCAAGAAGGCTGATGGAGAAAAGGCGGAGGTCGTTCCCGCCGAGTAAGATTGGAGGGATAATGTGACCGCATTTTCACAGGTATACGACAAGTTCTACGAGTTAGTTGAAACTGATAGTAATTTCTTTCAGTATTTTGACCTAAACGAGAACGAGGTAAGAGATCTTGTACATGACCGTGCGAAGAGTTATTTGATGGAGTCACTTTCTGTTGTTTCCAGAAATATTGAGCCTGAAGAGAATTTTAGCTTTGATGATTACGATTCTGAGCTAGAGGAATTCAACTCAGACCTTACATATGACGAAATTGATATGCTTGCACATTTGATGTTAGAGCAGCATTTCAAACGAGAGTTTGGAAAGCTGAAGGCATTTAGTGTACAAGACCTTCCTACAAGTTTACAGGTATTCTCCCCTGCTAACGAGCGCACGAGCATTCGTGCTCTTGTGAAAGACATCCATGAGGAGAATATGACGATGCTGGATAATTATATGGCAAAAGACCGATCGACCCGCAAGCGTAAGACCATCGACTATGATACATACGCTTCCTACTCTGAGTAAGGAGGTGTACCGATGGACTTTTATACGAGGGCGCGAGCTGTTGGCGGTGCCGCAAAGATGTCTAATAAAAAGGATGTCAAAATTGCTTTTGCGAAACGTGACTTCGCTGCACACTTCAAGGATAGTGTTGACTATGAGGATAATACTCTGGTGAACGGTCTGCCTCAGAAGCTGGTTGTTAGCCGTAGTAACAGCGTAGCCAAGGAGAAGAAGATTTGGGCTTACTCCGGTGATTCTTTGAATCTTGGTGATATTGTTGACTGCTACAACTGTAAATGGCTGGTGACTGAGATTGAACCGAACGATGAGATTTTTCTTCGTGGAAAAATGGAGCTGTGTAACCGTCAGATTCAATGGCAAAACCCAATTACTGGTGAGATAGTCTCTCGTTGGGCAACGTTGAGCAAGCCTTATTATGCAAACAATAAGGAACTTGTTATGACTTCATTGAGCCAGCGTGAGTATAAGGTGCAGATGCCTTTCGATGACGAGACTGCGCTGATTGACCTTGATAAGCGCTTTATGCTGGAAATTATCAATGGAGAGCCGAAAACATATATTACTACTTCTGTTGACCAGAGCACAGAGCGCTATGAGCTGCACGGTAAGACACAGGGATTCCTTGTGTTGAATATTCGGCAAGATCAGTACAACAGCAAGACGGACAATGCCGAGAAGATGATTTGTGACTACTTTGAACCAAACAAGAGTAATGAGCCGGATGCAGATTCTCAGGTTACCGCTACTATTAAGTACGCAGGCAAGCCGGAGGTTCGTGTTGGTGGTTCTTGGAAGAAATTTACTCCGGTATTCACAAGCATTACGGGCGAAGAGGTTGCGGAAGTTGCAAAGTGGAGCTTTATTTGCCTTGATGAGTTTAAGAGTTTTGTTGAAACACAGGTTGCTACGGATGGTGTTTTTAAAATTCGTATTTTGAATAATAGCATCATGGACGGCGTAACTGTTAGAATTTCTCTGACAAATGCGGATGGTACAGCAAACACATCCATTGAATGTAAGGTGGTGAGCTTGCTGTGACAACAAGTGAATTGATTACGGACTATAAAAACAAGTTAGCTTTAAAGTTGGTCAATACGGATGGGCTTGTTGAAGCGATGGGCAATGATGATATTGAAGAGCCAGATGAGGCAATTTATACATATATCTTCCCATACTTCCATATTCCCGACACGATTGAGGCAGCACACAGCTATATTTGTTTTAAAGTAAACATGACTGACCGCAGTAATGTTAATGACTGGTATGAGAACTTTACGCTTACTGTGTGGGTTATTGTGAATCAGGCATTGATGAAGATGAAAGGTCATGGTGGAGCAACACGAGCTGATTATCTGAGTGGTCTTGTGGAGAAAGAACTACACGGCAGTACAATTTTTGGAATTAAGCAACTTAAAATCACATCCAATATCGAGGACAACATGGATTTACACCATCGTGTGAGAATTATGACGTTCAAGACGCAGGACCTGGATGACCTTGTGGGGTGTGGTTGATGGAACTTCGAGAAATGTATGAACCAAGTTTGATGCGCGGAAGAGATTTCAAAATCAATGACAAAATTACGATTCACATGCCGTCTGTCGGTGATATTATCGATTATGGTGAGCAAAAATATTTTCAGTTGGTTTACTTATTCTGCTCTACATCAAGCGATTATAAGGCACAGCTCGACTCTGTTGGGGTTGATTGGCAGAAGGTTTCGGACTTTGAAATGTTCCGGCAACTTTTTATAGGCAATAAAAATCAGGATATGTCTATTTTGCTTGGTGATATGGACACTTCTGGGTTTATGATGGCGAAAGATAACATAAGTGGTGAGATTGTATTACACAACAGGTTTACGGACACCCGTATCGACCATGTAGTGTATGAAACAATTTCTCAGTACCTATGTGCCGCAAATGGAATTGAAAAGCATTCTGAATTTGCTGCTGACGAACCTACAAGAATTGCAATGATAGAGGAAGCCAGAGATAACATGGAGTATCAGAAAACAAAGCATTATGAACCACACCTTGCAGAGCTTGTTCTCTCGATGGCGTGTTCATCCGGCTTTAAAGCGGATTACTTCAAGGCTATGGACTACCCTATGAGTGTATTTATGAATCATGTAAGAAAGATTCAGCAAATAAAAAGTTACGACAATACGATGCATGGCGTTTATGCTGGCACCGTTGAATTTGGGAAAATCCCAAAAGCACAACTGGATTGGACGAGCAAGGTTGACTGATTAGCCTTGCTCTTTTATCCAAATAAATTGAAAGGAAGAATATTATGAGCGATTTTAATTTCAATGAGGTCGTTATTGACCGCGTTCATCGCATTCACGAGTATGACCTGAACGGCAAGCGCCTGTGGACCATGAATCAGGTTAAGGATTTCAAGCTGACTCTGGGTGGCGAGACCGTTTATGCTCAGGATGCACAGGGTGTTAACATCATGGCATTTGATAAGAGCAAGACTGCCGAGGCTGATTGGTCTAATGCTCTGATGCATCTGGGTGCTCTGGCAGAGCAGATGGGTTCCAAGAAGGAGGTTGCTTCTTCTGAGGCAAAGCAGGTCTTTACCACTGTTGAGTATCTTACTTCTACTGATGGCAAGAAGCTGACCCTGACTCACACCCCCAAGGCTGCTGTTGCAAATGCACCCTTTAAGTACATCGATTTGATTGATGGTCAGGGCAACGCACTGAAGACCTTTGAACTGGGTGAGACTGCCGAGTCTCAGTTCTCTGTCACTGGCACTGAGGTTACTCTGCCTACTGGTGCGAACCTGAAGGCTGGCGACCGCTTTGTTGTGAAGTACCAGTACGAGAGCGAAGAGGGCGTTGCTATCAATGATAGTGCCGACAAGTTCTCTACCGAGGGCGAGTTTGTGATTGAGGCATTCTGCTACAATCCTTGCGACAAGGCAAACAAGAAGCTGATGCGCATCATCTTCCCGAACGCCAAGATGGATAACGCTATCGATATGACCCTGAATAACGAGCTGACTCACCCTGTTAAGATCAGCGCTACTCAGGAGTACTGCTCTGACGATAAGCGTCTGTTCCGCATCGAGACCGCAGCTGCCTAATGGCAAATCTGAATTGGTGCCGTACTTGCGGAAAAGAATATCCGGTTTGCCCGCATTGCGAGCAGGATGCGCGTCTTAATCCTTGGCGGATGATTTGCGACACTGAGCCGCACTTTCTTGTGTGGACTGCCGTAAATCAGTATCGTCAGGGAATTATTTCAAAAGAGACTGCAAAGGTAGACCTAACTACTCTTTTGATGCGCAAGTATAAGAATGTTACGGAAGCCGAGGTAGAAACTTTTATCCCTGCTGTTCGTGATGTTTTCCATGAAATTATGGATGAGCCTGTAGTGGCTGAAAATGAATCATCTAGTGATGTAAAGGATGAGACGCCCGTGAAGCCGGTAGTTAAGAAAACATCAAATCGTAAGGGGCGGGCATAACCGCCCCTTTATTTTTCGTGGTGATTTTATGGAGAAAAAGAACAGAACAAAGTTTAATGTCAGTAAGAATCCAGCAGACAGAACATATGATGGCGTGGTTTATGATAGTAAGGCAGAAATGTTGTTTTATCGAGATATTGTATTGCCAAGACTGGCAAGCGGCGAAATTGTAGAGTGTCGTAAACAAGTCCCCTTTCTTTTGCAAGAAGCGTTCCGCCGGGTCGATAAGGACGGCAAGGACGTAACGGTGCGGAAGATTGACTATGTGGCGGACTATGAAATTACATATCGAGATGGCAGTAAACAAGTGATTGATACGAAGGGATTCGCTGATAGTGTTGCTTTGATGAAGCGCAAGATGTTCTGGTTCAAGTATCCTGATGTAGATTACCGCTGGATCACATACTCCAAAATCGATGGAGGCTGGGTCGATTATGACGACCTAAAAAAAGCTCGGAAAGAGCGAAAGAAATTAAAGCAAGCACAGACGAAAGGGAGATAAAATGAAGGTTTTAAATTTTCAGGAGCGAAATGAGTTTCTTGATGAAGTAGTCAAGGCATGTACTATCGATGGTGATTATCAGCCTGCACTGCTCGATGTTGTGTTCCGGTTGACTATCCTGAAGTATTTTGCAGATTATGACTATCGTAGCGAGCCGCAGAGTGAGTGGCCTCGTATTGCTTACGAATCTTTTAATTTCAAGATTAACAAGGCTGGTTGTGATACTTCTGCGTTCTGGGATCAGTATGATTCTCTGGAGAAGGCCGTTCACGAGCAGATTGACCGTTCTCATAAGGAATGGTTGGTTCTTGGTCTCTGCGGCAAACTCAATAAGATTATCGAGAAGCCCGACCCCATTTCTGATTTCGTTGAGTTTATGGAGAACTATTTGAATGATGTGAAGGGCAATTTGAATGACTTTGATGTTGAAAAGTTTTCTGAAGTGATTTCTGCCCTGCTGGATAATAAACAGGAGATTTCCGCTGTGCTGGCGAAAGATAAAAAGGAATAAACACTTTTAGAGGTGGGTTGGAGGGAATTTTAATATGGCTACAAGAAGTAAACCGCTGAAGTTATGGGACGCTGAGAAGTTTAAGAATGTAAACCCAGTGTCTTTGAAATACTGGGATAGATACGAGACTGATATGGGCATCCGTGACCTCAGCCCGTCTACTGTTTACAACTATGAATCGGACTTTAAGCAGTGGATGATTTATGTTCTGGACAATCAGGGCAATGCTCCTGTAACGGAACTTGAAGAAGAGGATATTGAGGAGTTTCTGTTCTATTGTAAAAAGCATGGAAATAACTCTGCTCGCATGAAACGGCGTATGAGTACGATTTCTGCACTATACCGGTATCTTCGCAAAAAGAAAATCATCAAGGAAAATCCGATGGAGTTTATTGACCGTCCGACTAAGGATGTGGCTGTTGTGAAGCAGACATATCTTACGCCGGATGAGGTCAAGCTGATGCGAGAGAAGCTGAATGCGTTGGTTGAATCCGCAACTACGGTTCACATGAAAGATAATGCGATGACGCTGCGGCTGTACGCCCTGTTCTCGTTATCTACGATGGCTCGTGTCAACGCCGTGCGGAATACGCTCTGGAAGTCTATCGACTATGAGAATCGTATGGTGCATGACGTTCTGGAAAAAGAGGGTAAAATCGTTGACTTGATGTTCAGTAAGGAAGTTTCTGAGCTTTTGAAGGAGTTAAAGGAGTACCGCACTGAACATGACATTGAGGATGGCGGTTATGTGTTTGTTGGCACAAAAATCAATGGCTCATGGATGCCGATTACATCAAGCACTGCCGGTGATTGGTGTAAGAAGATTGGCGAGATGATTGATGAGCCTACGCTGCATCCGCATGATTTCAGACACAGTGGTGCTACCCTGCTGAAGAACGCAGGTATGAGTTTAGAGGATGTCTCTTCCCTACTCAACCATGCAGGTACGGATGTGACCAATAAGTATTACATCAAAAAGGACACGACAAAGATTCAATCTGCAAAGGATCGGTTTGAGATTTGAGGTGGAATGAATGGGAAGTCTTGCTTCTTCGTATACGAACTTTGATGATTTACTGGCCGATGTGGTTAGCAGCGTTCAAGATATCCTTGAAGGTGTTGCGCCGGAAATTGAAACGAGACTGCAAGCAAGCATTGTAGAAAACGTACATTCAAAAAGTGGACGATCTGACGGAATCGAAAGCAAAAAAAATATCGTAAGTAGCGTTACTACTGACGATAATGTTGTAACCATGACGGTAAAGGATATTGCAAGACCGCAAGCATCATGGTGCAAAACGCCATTCCGAGAAGGAGACAATGCAGCCTTAGAAGGAACAATGTTTGCTAATTGGATTGAGCATGGTTTATGGATGGATATTGCAGAGTGGAATCGAATGGGGCGACCAAAGGAAAATAAACCAAAGCGTCCTGCGCGTCCATTTATTTCAAAAGTCCAAGTTGAAGCAGCTATGCTCGTAAGAACCGCATTACATGAATTGTAATCCCACAATTTATTTGGAAAATTTGAATGAGAGGAGGCTGGCTTGAAGAAGCTGGCCGCTTCTCTTTTTTATTTTGAAAGGAATTGTTGAAAATGGAAAAGAGAGGTGACCAACAGTATGGATGAAAAAGAAAATACTGGCGCAGAGTCTTCTGCCGTAACAGCTATTAAGGTCAAGGTTGTTATTGACACAAATAAAAAAGAATTAGACCAGCAATTTAATTCTGTCAAGGAGCATTATAAAGAAAAACCAGTAAAAATTGCTTTTGGAGTAAATCAAAACGACACTATCCGTAATATAAATGATGCGCTTGATAAGGTAGTCAAGAGCGGAAAGTTAAAAACTCCAAAGGTTACACTTGATGTTAAGATAGACCAGAGTAAAGTAACCGCACAGCTTAAAAAAGCTATGCAATCTGCGGTAAAGCAGACAGTTAAGGTCGATACCGGAAAGTCTGGTTCCACAAAAACACAGGATACTTCAAAAAGTGATATTTCTCGCCTTTTCAGCCTTGCAAATCGTCAAGCGAAGCTAAAAGCGGATGAAGCATCGTTAATTGCTAATGGAAACAAATCATCTGAGTTGAAAACGGTACAGACCAGATTGAGCGCAATCAACAATGAGATGGATAAACTCAAGACAAAAACAAAAGGTGTAATTACGGAATCTCAGAAGTTAAAGCTTGAGGATATCGAAAAAGCCGGAAAATTCAATGCTGACAGAAATACTGCAAAAGGTGCTGATTCGGTTGCAAAAGAACTAAAAAAACAAAATCAAGAAATTGCAGATGATTTAAAAAAGACTCTCACATCTCAAGAATCCGAGTATGAAAAGTATCAAAAAAAGATTCAGTCTCTTGAAAACTATTCCAAGAATAACTCCAACTATAAAAATGATAATATCAAAAAATATTTATATGGAGAAGATGGCACTGGAAAAATATCTGGAAAGTTAAAAGAATTGCGAGATCAGCTTGCTTCTATTGAGAACACTACACCAGGGAAAGCAATTCAAGACTTTGATAAAAAATGCAAGATTCTTGATACAACTATTGATTCTACAAGTCAACATTTAAAAGAACTTGGATTTGATTTTAGAGATTTAAATCAAGCCAATGTTGACATGACGAAGTTTAAGAGTGTTTATGAACGTGCAACGAAGTTAGAAGACTCTATTGCAAATAAAAGTAAATATTCTTGGCTAATTGATAGTTTAAACGGAATAAAAGCTTCTGCTGCTGGCTGTGAAGGCGATGTTACTGATCTTAGTGCAAGACTATCAAACCTTGAGGTTGAGGCCAGCAGATGTGGGGCCACTACAGAAACTCTTGGTCAAAAACTGTCTCGTCTGTTTAAGGAGCACTTCCAGACTGCTATCGCTATGGCTGGCGTGGCTATGGTTAAACAGGGTCTACGAGAAGTTTATAATAACGTCGTAGATATAGATACATCTATGACTAACTTGAAAAAAGTCACTAATGAGACTGAATCGGCATACTCAAGCTTTTTGTCGTCTGCTTCAAGTCAAGCGCGTGAGCTTGGTGCTTCTATCTCTGATGTTATTGACAGTACAGCAGAATGGTCTCGTCTAGGCTATACACTGGACGAATCACAAGAGCTTGCAAAGTGGTCCACTGTCCTAAGTAACATTGGTGATGGAATTGATAGTGCATCTGACGCAGCTTCTTATCTAGTCTCTATTCTAAAGGGATTTAGAATGGAAGCTAACGAAGTAGAACACGTCGTCAATGTTCTTAACTCAGTGGGCAACAACGAACCCATTTCCGAAAGTGGTATTGCGGAGGCGCTCGTCAGATCGGCAAGCGCATTATCGGCAGCCGGGAACTCGTTTGAAGAGTCCGTTTCGTTAATTAGTGCGGCCAACTCTGTACTTCAGGACCCGGATACCGTAGGCACAACTTTAAAAACAATTTCAATGTATCTGCGAGCCAGTAAGACTGACGCAGAGGCATTTGGCGTTTCAGTTGATGATATGGCAAGTTCTGTTTCTGAACTGCGAAGTGAATTGAAATCTTTAACTGGCGTAGACATTATGAAGGATGCCGCCGGTACAGAATTTAAGAGTACATATCAGATCCTGAAAGAGATTTCTGCCGTATGGGATAAACTTACTGATGTTAGTAAAGCTAACGTCACAGAGATGCTTGGCGGCAAAAGAAACTCGAATGCGGTACTTTCCGTGATCGAGCAATTCTCCATTGCTGAAAAATCAATGGAAGATGCCGCTAACAGCTCTAATTCAGCAATGACTGAACAAGAGCGCATGATGGATTCAATTGAGGGTCGCTTAAAGCAGCTTAACGCCAGCTTTGAGAAATTCTCAAACGACGTTATGAGCAGTGACCTCATCAAATTCTTTGTTACTCTTGCAACAAAGATTGTTGATGCAGCAGACGGAATGGTCAACCTTGCAGGTTCTATTCCGGCCATTACAGCTGCTATCTCTGGCGTGTTGTCTGTAATGCAGATGAGCGGAAAGCTCAAGAATGGTGCGGGTAAAGTTAATATGCCCTCTTATATTTGTTGCGTATAAAAATATAGGATGCGGCACCATGTAAAAATAAAATAGCCCCTAGAGTGCTGGGAAACCCTAAGAGCCATATCTCCTATTGTTATATTTATATAATGTAGGAATCGAAAGATAGAAACAAGGATATGGATGCTATATGCTGAGATAAAAGCTCGGTTTTATCGTATTGTCAAAATATGGTAATAATCGAGTGCTAAGTAGCGTTTACAATGGGCGGTCAGCAGCCGATCCACTCCCCTATTATATAATGTAGGAGGGTGGAAGGTTCATCGACTAAAAAGGGTCAGTGAGCAACCACTGGAAGGATAGTCAGTTCTGGACGAAAGTTCAGAAGTCCACCTCAGACGTAACCAGACGACTTAAAGAAGTAGGTGGAATGAGGAGACACGCTGTTCTCTGGCGTGGAATAAGTAAGAGAACTAAAAATTCAATGAACTTTGAACAATTTTGAACAAAATTGAAAAAGTACACTGTTGTTCGTTGACAGTGTACTTCAAAATGTGTATAATAAAAGCAACCAAGAGTTCCAATAGACGGGCCCTCGGTTAGCATCAAACAAATGGAATTAAAATCTGGACAATTTCAATCCCAATGAAGAGCTGCCTACTGGACATAGGCGGCTCTTTTACTTATCACGGCTTTCGCTGTGACGATGTAGCATTTCTCGAATCTCAAGAACCGTCTTAACAAAGCCTGCAAACCCGAAGATTAGCATAGCGGCATAGTAGACAGTTATCATCTCTAAATCCATAGCAACATCCTCCTTCCGGCAATAATGTCGGAAGGCAGTTAAAGAAATACACGCTCCTTCTTGCCTTCCGGCTACTGGGAGGGTGACCGCCTATTTTTACATCTATGATGGTAAGTTCGATGTGGAACCCTTGATTGCCTGTCTATTATACACCCGTCTGTCATATCCTGTCAATATCACTATAATGTAATTTATAATACATAAAAAGAGGTTGCTTTCCTGAGATTTTCTGGCTATAATAAAAGTACAATCGCGTATCCAAAATATACGGAGGTATTTTATTATGGCTAGACCCAAAGGAAGCAAGAATAAAGCAAAGGTTCTTGATGGCGTTGATTACGCAGCGCAGATCGCTGAAAAGAATACTGCCACAAAATCTCTTGCTGAAGAAATTGCAGCACTCGGCACGAACATTGCTGCACTGAATGCTGAGAAAAAAGCTAAGGAAGCCGAATTGAAGAAAATCAATAAAGAGATTGCAAAGCTCGAAAAGAAAAAGGCTGATGCAGATGAGAAGATTGCGGCAGAGTTGAATCGCAAGAAAGCAGAAGATATTGTTGCTAATGCACTGGCTAACGGTATGACTGCTGAAGATATTGCAGAACTGCTGAAATAAGGTATCATCATAATGAACAAGCCCGACTTCCCTACTACTGGGAGGCCGGGTGTTTTAATTTACGTTGCTTTTTACGACAACCTATGATACACTCTTGTAAAAGGAGTGTTGAATCATGAAAAAGTTTAAACTTGTTGCCCAAAAGTTGAAGCAGAAACACAAACAGAGAAACAATCAGACAAAGAAAAATGTTAAAATTCAGCCTTATAAGCCGGAGCCAAAACCAAGAAACCCTGATGCAGGACCAAAAATAAAAATAAAGTGAGGTTGTTTAATGAACATCAAAGACTTAATAGAAGTTCTTCCAAATCTTCTTTGCTATTTTATTCCTGGCGCGATTGCAATCAAACTGTACGATATTCTTATGCTCAAAAAGCAAAGTCTTGAATTTTTTAATCTTTGGTCTATTGTATGGAGTTATGTTATCAAGTTGGTTGCAGATGTGCTTTGGAAATCTCCGCAGAATCAAATTGGCAATATTGCAATTGCTGTAATCGTTCCTATTGCAATCTACTTTTTTGCCAAACGTAATCCATTTGGTGTAGATTCATTTTTTGGTGCAACTCCTCCAACTAACATTTGGCTTAGAATGCTCGATTTTGATGATAACAATTATATTGTTGCTCATCTATCGGACGGAAAGATTTATGTCGGAACTATTTATTCCGTTGATGACGATTGGATGATCTTGAAGGACTATCACAGCAGTAATAATACCAAAGAGTCTGGCTCCGATGACCATCAAATTTTGTGCATTCCAACAGACGAAATTGAATATTTTGAGTGGGTTTATGAAAAAGATTCAAACAAAATTAAGGAGTTCTACCCATTTGGATAAAGCTACCCCTGCCGGTTTGTCCGACAGGGGCTTTATTTATGTTATTTTAGTTAGTTATGGCTCACCATTCATACCCACGGTTCTTACACTTGAATTGTTTGCGGGGCTTTCTGCTTGCCTAGCCCCATATTGCTACATCAATCAACTTTGCATTTTTTAATCGAGGTGAAGTATATATGAAAATTGAAATTGACACAAAAGAACTCGCTACTCTCATCAATATGATTAGAGAGCAGCGAGAACCTGTTGGTAATGCAGACGACCTAGCCAAAGAAATTTGTAAAAACTTTTCTCAGGAAATGGCCTTAAAGTTTAGTCGTCGTACTTGAGCACGCCAGATTTTTCGAGAGCAGACAAAATAATATTTGTTGACGATGTAATAGAACTTGCCATGATTCTGGCAATCAGCTCGCCACGATTCATATTGTTAGCGCTGTTGAAGTTAGAACAAACTCTAGCAATTTCCTTCTCGACTTCTTCGGAAAGAATCTTATTAAACTCTTCTCTAGTCATTGTAACCTCCTCCTTTCTTATAGTCTTTATTTAAGTCTACCATAAAAAGACAAAGAAGTAAATGAACAGGAGTTCACATTTGACGGAGAATGTTAGAATTCATATCCACACGCTTTGCATTTAAACTGCTTATGTGCCTTTCTCGACCATACGCCCCAAACCGCTATATCCACAGTCTTGTCAAAGCCGGAGATTTTCTCTAAGTCAGGGCAATGACACACTGGGCAAGTGGGCTTGTACTGAGCGAGACGAGCTTCCTCTTCAAGTTGAGCACGGGCTTGCTTGTTTTCCTTTTCTGCGGAGTCAAGATTAACACCCCACATTTTTTTAGGAGGGTTGTGTCTAGGATTTCTATTTAACCAATCTTCTCTTTCTTTGTTGGTCATTTTATTCCATGTACTGATTGATATCAGTTGACTTGAGCAAAACGGGCAAAAGCCATAATTTAAATCGGCATATTTGTTACACCAATGACAGTATCCTATCTTTTTCATAACTCTCTCCTCATAAAAGTAGATTGGTATTAACTTTCTTTTCTACTAATGGAACAGATACGACATCTAGCATTTGGGACACAATAATCAAGAAATTTTTGCGTTTAGTTGCAGTTTACAATCAGTGTAAAGAAGCGGCAAACGGAGCAAGGCCTTCTCTTAGTAATCTTACCACAGCTTTAATCCAAAGTAAAGTTCAAGCAGAGGGAGCCGAGGGGGCAACAAACAAGTTGTCACTCAGTATGTTGTTGCTTCGGGCACGAGCTATTTTACTTAATGCTGCATTAAGCGCTGGCATTGGTTTTGCATTGTCGTGGATAACAAAGAAATTTGTTGAATATTCTCAGCGTATTGACACTGCGGCCACGAAATCTAAGGAAGCGGCTGACGCTGCGCAGAGCACCACTTCCTCTTTAAAGGATTTGGTCAGTGCTTATGAAGAACTTGGCGACAAGTCTGGTTGGGACACCGAGGACTTTGACCAAGCAAAAGATATTCAGGCAGAGATTCTTGACCTTGCCAAGGAGCAAGGAACTCTGGATGAGGACAAACTTGGTAAACTTGACCTTCAAAACGGCAAGTATGAAGAGCAGCTTGGTTTACTTCAGGATATTACAGCGGAGCAGTTGGAGGCATCTCGTTATGAGTTGACACAGAACAAAGATGCCCAAGGCGACAAGCTTGTTGATACAGCTAAGAAGAATAATCGGACGCATTACCTTACCGTTTGGTCGGCTCCTGAAATGGATATGGGTGACCAGATTAAAAATGCTGGCATTGATATTTTTAATAAGTTCGGTGGTTATGGACCTGACGATTTAAAAGATGCAGATTCTATTGTTGACTATTATAATGAGGTCGGTAAAGCATTAAAATATGTCATTGATAATACCACTGAGGCGGAGCGAGCTGCCGGTGGAACGTATCATAGTCTGTACCAATTCTTGCTTGATGAACAAACCGCTTTACGTGACGATGTAGATTCTTATAATGATTCTACGGACGCCATCAATAACAATACGAATGCTCGTAGAGAGCTTCAAGCTGTAGATTTTTGGCAAAACGATAATAATAACAGCATGGACGTCAGTTTTACTTTTGATAAAGTAAATTCTGCTGTTCAAACTCTGGAAGATACAATTGATGGGTTTGATGCAAGCAAGTTAAACGATCTCTTGTGTGGTACAAACGAAGGATTGTCCGACGAGCAAGCGCAAGCTCTCGCAAATCTTCGTAAAGCTCTGACTGACATGGACTTCTCTGCTGACACAAACGGTGTGAATGCGTTTATCCAAGCACTTGTTCAAGTTGGTATTGTAGCTCAGTCTTCTGCAAATGGTGTTGACGCAGTAGCACAAGCTTCTCAGAAGATGGAGGATATCTCCTCTGAGATTGATGAGATTCAGACTGCTTATAAGAATGCGACCACCGCTATTGATGAGTACAATAAATATGGCTATCTGAGTGCAGACACACTCCAAACCCTTCTTAATGAAGACTTCGAGTATCTGAGTTGTCTCGAACTCGTTGATGGTCAGCTTCAGGTGAATACCGAGAAGTATCAGGGTATGATTGCCGCTCAGTATCAGTCTGCGGCCATGGCTCTTGTTGAGAAGGCAAATGCGGAGCTTGCAAAGATTGCTCAGGGCGAAAAGAAGGATGCTGTCGAGGATGCAACCAAGGCAACAGAAGACCAAGCAACAGCTTTGACCGAACGGGTCTGTCCTGCCCTTGGCGAGTTTGCAAAAGCATCTATGACAGCCGCTGCAGCACAGGAGTTCTTGGCAAATGGAGATGCAGCATGGTCTGTTGACCCAGAAAGGACTAAGGAAGTCTATGCTGGCCTTGCTTCTGGTTTAAATATTTTGGACGCAACTGTTGACCAAATCATGGGCAATTCGGATAAGTTCCGTCAGCACATGAATGGTTTTGATAAGGAAACCAAGAACCGGAATAAGAATACTGCCAAATCTGTAACTGATGTGGCTTCTGCCTTCGATACCTTAAATAAGGCAATGAAGGAGTATAACCAGTATGGTTATCTGTGTGCTGACACAGCAAAGTCTTTGGTTGGTCTGGACGATAAGTTTACGGCCTGTCTGACAAAGCAGGGCAATAAGCTCCAAATCAATGTAGAGCAGTTCCGTAAATTCGTAAAGGCACAGCTTGAGGAAGCAAATGCCGCCAATGATAGTGGTAAGTCTGCGGATGAGATGCGTAAAATTCTTGATTGGCTGAATTCCAGCGTTGATTCTGATACCATCTCTTTCGAGCAACTGACAGATGCCATCAAGGGCTACGGAACCGCGATGGATGAAGCTAAAGAAAAGACGGACGCTATAAAATCCGCATTTTCTGACTTATACAGTGTTGGCTTGAATAAGCAAGACAACGATTTTGGGTTCTTAGATTCGGATGATATCGAGAAGAAATTCCAAGCTATCCGTAATTTATATGGTAACACAGATTTGTTTACCAATCAAGCATATAAAGATGCTTTGAATCCAGAAACCGGTGAGATTGATTACAATAGCGATGCATTCAAGCAGATGTTTGCTGGTTATCTCGCAGGGCTTGCAACAACTGCTCGTGAGACTGGTGGTGAGGCTGGAGAATATCTTGCTCAAGGTTTTGAGGACGCTGCGGCTAAGATCTCTCAGAATGTGATGAGCATTCGCGAGTACATCGACGGTATTGGTTCTTCGATTGAACGTGCCAACAATCAGATTGATGGGTTCCAGAGCGCATTTTCTGACATCCAAGACATTGTTAAAGAGTATAATACCTATGGTGGTCTGAGCATTGATAATTATCAGAAGCTCATGAGTCTGAGTGACGACCAAATCAAATGCTTGAAACTTGAAGGCGACCAGATCAAGTTTGATACGCAGCTTTACAAAGAACTCTTCAAATTAAAGATTCAAGCAATGATTGACGAGTATGACAAGGCTGACCAGACAAAAGCTCTTGCTCAACGACTTCGTGAATTACTTGCGGCAGTTGATAAGGCTGGCGATGGATTTACCAGTGCGGCTGATAAGGCCAAGAACTTCGAAGCTACCCTTTCGAATATCAAATCACTTTTATCTGACTTGATTGGCGTCTTTGAACAGTTCAATACTGACAAGTCCAACGACCTCAAAATTCAGGGCGACGCATGGCTTGAAGTGATTGACAAGCGAATCGATGCACTGAATGAACAGAATGATGCCCAGGAACGAGCCATTGAACTCTCCAAAGCTCAGGACGCACTCGAAAAGGCCAAGGCTAATAAGACTGTCCATGTTTATCATGCCGGCGGAAGTGGCTTCGAGTGGGAGGCTGACCAGAACGCCGTTCGTGATGCACAGTCTACACTGGATGACACGATTCGAAAGAACCGCAAAGAGGACGAGATCGAGCGACTGAACAAGCTGAAAAAGGCCGTCCAGGAGAACAACGAGCTGATTGGTTCCAGTTTTGAGGATTATGAGAAGAAGAAGAAATATCTCGCAGAATTCGACAAGATGACCTACGATGATATGATTTCTTACAATGAAAATTGGAAAAACTCTATCCTCGGTAACATGAAGTCCACACAAGTCGTCACGAATGTCAACGAAATTATTACCAAGATCGAGAAGCTGATTACGACGATTGAGACGCTGAACAATGTGCTGACAGCAATTCGAACACATGGTGCGAGTACAGATGGCGGCGGATTGACAGGTTTGTTCAGCAAGAATGGTTTGTTTGGCAATATCGGTAATTTCATAAGTACCGCGAAAACAAAGGGGCTCGAAACAGCAGCGAAGGAAGCGATTGGAACATTCCTAGACAATACCGGTGCGATGCTTGAAGCGAATGCAGGCAATCCTGTTATTAAAGCCGCAACCGGTCTGTGGGATAAGCTGAAAGGGATCTTCTCTGGTAAAATCGTGGCGACAGGCGTTGAAGCTGGTGTGGACGAGACTCTGGCTACTTTGGCGAAAAAGGAAGTCGTTCAAAAAGGCGCTGGCAATCTACTCACACGGTTCGGTGGAGCTGCGGCGGCAACTGGAGCAAAAACTGCCACCACGGTAACTACTGGTATTTCTTCTATTCCTGTCGTTGGCACACTTATTGCGGTCGCTGTAAATAACGCCGTTCAGCAGTTCGGTAAGATCAGCAAAGAAAACACAAAAATCTGGGCAGATCAAAATAGCACCACCGGCGAGAAGATCGTAAGCAGTGTTGGCAACGTACTCTATCACCTCTCCCCTGTTGAGGGTTGGGATAAGTCGGTTCAATATGCTAAGATGGCCGCTGAGGGCGAAGGTCTGTGGCAAAAATTAGAATATGGTGCGAAATCCCTATACTATGCAACTGGCCTTGGTGTAATGCTGGACAACATCTGGAGCACCATCAAGAGTATTCTCAAAGTCTTCGGTGTGAAGTTCAAGGAAAGTGGCGATGGTGTCAGCACATCTAGTTCTGTTTCTGGCAAAAAGGGTGTTGGCTCGTGGAAGATCTGGCCGTGGAACTGGGGCAAAAAGGCAAAAGGCGATAAGAAAATCAAGAAGTCTGCTCCGTACAATGTTGACGAAGAAGGCGACGAAATTATCGTCCGCAAGCCTCAGACTGGCCGGATGACCTATCTCGAAAAGGGCGACGGCGTTATTCCTGCAAACGAGACTGAGAATCTGATGACAATCGGTAAAAACCCGCTCAAGTGGCTGACTGAAAATGTCGGTAAGATTCTTGGCGCTTCTGCCGCGAAAGACGTTGTGGAAGGCAAGGTCGATGAAGGGGCTGTTACAAAGGCTTCTAAGGTTCTTGCAAGCTCTGTTGTGAACACTTTCTCTTCTGCATGGAATAGTGTGAAGATGAGCACAGAAGACCTGATTGACTCCATGAATGACTCGTTCCAGGGCGGGTCAACAAGTGTTACGACGGCTGCTGGCACCATTCTTAGCCGAGTCAAGACCATGTTTGGCAAGTTCAATATGGGCAAACTGTTGGGCAGCTTCAGCTCCGGTGTTTCTGGCGCTATCTCAAAGAGCGCAAAAGAGTATTCTTCTACTACGGAACTGTTGAGTGGTACAAAGGGCAAAACCATCGACACAATGAACAAGATGCGGTCTACGTTTGAAAGTACGTGGGCTTCTGTGGCAAAAGAGACTGGCGTAAGCAAAGATAAAATTACTTCGATCAGTTCTGAAATGTTCAGCAAGATGGAAACCTTGGTGAATCAGACTTATGATGCGATCGACAGCAACGCCGGTATGAGTTCTGACCAGCTGAATGACATCACAAAGAGCTTGTTCCAGTCGATGCAGAGCATTTACACTTCTGGTTGGAATGCCGTCTATGCTACTTCTACTGGCATGTCTCAGGAAACCGCAAATACGCTAAATTCCGCATACAAGTCCTCTTCTGATGGCTGCACTCAGGCAATGAATACGATCCGTAATACGATGGTCGGCAGCTGGGAGCAGTGCGGCGGTGGCGTTCAGAATTTGGCAAATGGTACTTACCAGACACTGAGTAAAGCATGGGCAGATTCCAGCGGAAGCGCAGAGAAGATGCTCTATGATACCCGTGCCTGCTTTGATTCTGGCTGGGGTGCTGTGGAACAGGGTGTCAGCAATTTGGCAAATAACCCGAAAGACAAGCTCTCGACAGCTTGGGCAGAAATTACTTCTCAGAGTAATGCTACATTTGGTGCGGAAGGTACACTGAAGACCGATGCAGACAATGCTTGGAAGAATGTGGAGCCGGGCGCTACGAACTTGTCGAAGAATATGCAGTGGACCATGGATCAGGCTTACCTCGCTACAAAGCAGGGCTGCTCTGATACCGTCAATTCCGTCAATACAAACCTCAACTCGACATCAGCAGGTTTCAGTGCGATTGCCAGCGCAATTGATGCTGTCAACAAAAAAGCATCCGATTCGGAAGAAGTTGCAAAGAATACAGGACACGCATGGTATGAATGGGTGCTGAATCCAGTTGGCACTTTGCTTGACACGGTTACAAAATATAACACAGAAGACAAATCAAAGAACAATTTTTTACAAAATGCTGTTCATACAGTCACACATCCGATCAGTTCGGTTGTAGAATCAGTAAAATACCTTGGAAATGCTGCAAAGGATTTCTTTGGTGGTCTATTTGGCAAACACGCTTCCGGCTTAAAGTCTGCATCTAAGAATCATCTCGCCAATGTTGATGAGCTTGGACCTGAGCTTCTGGTTCGCAAGCCGCAGTCTGGTCGTTACACCTACCTCGAAACTGGTGATGGGGTGGTGCCTGCTGATATTACATCGAAATTGTTTGAGATGGGTGGCAACCCGAACAAGTGGTTCTCTGAACAGATGGTCAAATATGGTTCTCAGGCGATTACTACGAAGAGCACTGGCAACACCAGTTTCTCAACTGGTAATATTGTGATCAACAATCCTGTTGGCAACTCTGAGGATCTGGCTTCTGAGATCAAGAAAAACTTCTCGACCCGAATGGCGCAGGAATGGAATAAGCGCTAAATCGAACATTCATACACAATGCCGATACCACTGGGATAGCCCAGCGGGTCGGCTTTTTATTTTTCAGGAGGCAGAACATGTCAGAAAAGTCAGCACTCGATATCTTGGTTGAAGAAACTGCTTCTGCCGCACGAAAAGCCGTAGACGAAGCAAAATTTGATACCTCTACATATGGCGTAATCACCGAAAAGGCTGGGACCACATATAAAGTAGCCGCGTTTGGCGGTGTATATCGGTTTACAAGTTCTCACGAATATAGCGTTGGACAGAAAGTTGTTGTGACGGCATTGCAGAAAAACTTCCGAAACATCGTTGTGACGGAAGGCAATACCAATGTTGAACTATTGAATATCAAATCGGTTGTCGGACAGCTCGGCAACGACTTGGAAAAATTATCGGACAAAGCGAATTCTGAACAGAAAGAAGTTCAGTCCCAGATCAATAACACGATTACAACGTACTACCGATACAAAGACCCCAATGAAAACGGCTCGAATGACCCCTCTGTAAATTGGACAACTGATGAGCAAAAGAAAGCCCATGATGGTGACTTATATCAGAATGTCCGAAGGAATCACTGCTTCCGCTGGGCAGACACCGGCGAAGGTTATGAGTGGGTGCGAATCACGGATTCCGGCCTAATCAATGCGCTCTCCATGGCGATCTATGCTCGTGATACGGCGAACTCGAAAAGTCGGACGTTCACACAAAAACCAACGCCGATGTATAACGCAGGAGATATTTGGGCAGAGGGTCCGTCTGGAGACCTGTATGTTTGCATCAAATCACGCGGCGATACAGAGTCATACAGCAAGGACGATTGGATTTTAGCAACTAAATATACAGACGACACCTTTGCAAAAGAAGTCAATAGAACTTTGAATGCTCAGATTGATAATGAAACCGGTCACTACAAAGAGCTGTCGCAGGGTATTTCGGATAATAAAACAGCCATTGGAAATGTAAAAGACTCCATAGAACAGATTCAAGGAAATGTCGGCTCATTTACTGCATGGGATTACAATAAGACAAAGAAACAGGTCGGTACAAACAAAACGAATATCGAAGCCTTGCAGACCGACCTCAAGACGGCAAACTCTCAGATTGGTACAAACAAATCAAACATTGAAACGTTGCAGGCCGATTTGAAAACGGCAAGCGATCAGGTAAAGACAAACAAAACAAATATCGGTACTTTAACGACCGATTTGAACAATGCCAAGTCAACTGAATCTGACCATTACGGTGAACTGACACAGAGTATTTCGGATACAAATGATTCTGTCGCCGCGCTGAATGAAACGGTGGCTGCTATTACATTGAAAAATTTTCTCGCAGAGCTTGGGATGGCCGTAAATGAAAACGGTGCACTTTGCTTTGTTATGAAATCTTAAATAAACACACGTCGGAGGTGATAAAATGAAACCTATCTTATCTAAAATTGGAGTATTTGATGGCTCGAAGCAGGCTACATTCCAGTTTGCGGCCTATGCGGACATCGATCTTGTTGCCTTTATCATCTTCGATAAGGCTACTGGTTATAACCCAACTGCCCCCAACATGACAGACCAGGGCATCTATAAGTTTGGCACGGTGGCTCCTACTGGTTCTGGCCTGGCACGAAATTTTACGCTCTCGGCAAATCTGATGAAAAACCGGCATGACCCGTATTATATCGTGATCCGGTGTCGTCTGGCAGGAACAAATATGTTCTCTGAATACAGTGACCGCATTTTATTTTACTGCCATTCTGAGCCGTATCTTGCCTCTACGGAGCTGACACTGGGTAAGGTGAAGACCATCAATTTCCCTTCTTATTCCTTTGATTTCAGCTATAACTACCCCATTGCGGAGGGGGAAGTCATCAATCGCTACGAGTATTACCTGTACGACGAAAAAAAGGAATTGATTACGCAGTCGAATTGCTTTTATTATCGTGACTCCATGAAGAGTTTTGATGTGAACGGACTGGACAATCATACGACCTATTATGTACGGGCAAAAGCGGAATCGGTGGGTGGTTTCCAGCTGGATACTGGATTTTTGCAGATCTATACGGACTATACAGAAGCCATTGGAGACGCACAAATCACCGCCACCAATGACAAATGGGGCGCACAGATCGATTTGTATGCAAAGTATTATCTGACACAGAGCACCGGTGTGAATGCAGTTCGGTTCAAGCGACGTAAAAAAGGCACGGCACAGTGGATGACGATCTATCAGGAAAGCATTGCGCTGAATCGACTGGCCGTGAAAGTTGCATGGACAAACCAACACATCAACGAATCGGGTGTCGTGAGTACGTCGAATAGTTCTGTTTTGTCGGATTATCTCAGCATTGGACGAATCAACTCATACCATTTTAGCTCGACAGATAAACAATTCGGTCTCCGCGCATACTCCAGCACAAAGTCATTTATTGGAGCAACAAAATTCTATAGCAGCGGCAGTGAGTTCCGGGCATCGAGCGAGGCGCTCACATGGCTGTCCGGTTCTTTTGCCGATAAAGTTGCTTATTATCGGTTCGAGGTGATCTCCCCTTCTGGTGCTGCTCTTTCGACCTCTGATTTTAACGACCTCACAGTCTATACATCTGACAATGGTTATGTGACGGTTGGATTTTCGGACCTGTATGCAGCAGGGCGCGGCACGGAATATGAGTATGCCCTCTCCCCTGTTGCGAATGGAATTGAGCTTGGTTACATCAAGACAACGGTAAAGAGCTCTTTTAATGGTGCAATGTTGACCGATGGGGATAAGACTTATCGGATCGTACTGGAGCCAAAGGTTAATAGCTTAAATAAAGTGCGTTCTGCCGCAGTGGTTGAGACGATGAGCAATAAGTATCCATTTCTCTTCTCTGGCAGTGAAGCGAATTATTACACTGGTAGTTTTAGTGGCGTTGGTATTCGGTTCCAGCATACAGATGATAGTTTTGATATCGACGGTGGAAATGCGTTCCGCGACGAACTAAGTGCCTGGCTGACAGATACCAAGGCAAAAGTACTCAAAATGGAAGATGGCCGCGAATGGCTCATCGGCATCAATGGGAACGTGACTGTCTCCTGCCCAGAGCATGTTGATAAGGGCATGATCGAATTCGAATTTGTGGAGATCGGCAGTATCGAGAGTGAAGCAGATATGTACAACAATGGACTGAGTTCTTATGAACCGGGAGGTAGCGTATGACATATCTTCCGACAGATGAAGACCTCGCTCTGTTAAAGAATCATTCCTCTCACGTATATTGCCGAATCGACTTGTTAAACAAAGATTTTGCGACGATTGATTCTTTGGAAGGTGTTGCGATTGATGGCTCGATTTCCATTGACAGTGAATCTGATGTGCGGCGAACCTTTAATGTGACGATGTATCTAGGGAAGAACAGCAATCTTTCTAACATCACAGAGGAAGAATGGCTGAGTCGAAATGTGCGAGTCTACATCGGTCTGGCAGGAAGATCCAAAGCAAAAATCAGCGATAAATCTCCTGCCATACTGACCGAACAAGACATCCGATACATCAATGCCGTGACATATTACAACCAGAAGATTCAGAATTTTAAGACTTACGGCTATGCGAAATACGGCAACATCGACAATTTGAACCGCGACAGAATCTATTGGACATCCAGTAATATGTTGCGATACAACGAATTTGCGAAAGCTTATGAAATCGAAGCTGGTACGTATTCCACGGTTCTTGGTTCAGACGACCCGCTTTATGAGACGGATAGTGAAACCGGGCCTTATATAGCGTTTACTCCCCTATTGCAAACAAATAACGGACTGATTCCATTATTGGATAATGACCTTTGGAATTATTTTGATGCTCTTGTTGCAAAGATAAAAACAATGCCTGGTGGTATGACCCCAGATAATATTTTAGCGGCAGACGCGACCGGTATTGATGAGACGATTTACGGACAGAAGATTCGCGTTAAATGTATGATTGCAGCGGTGGAAGGCATGAAATTGAATGGTACAACACTGGAAAAAGTTGATGTAAGTGCAATCTCTGGTTGGAGCGAAGCAGAACTGCGCAAAGAATATGGAAAGACTAGCCGTTATGTTGACCATTCGATGCACGATATTCAATCTGCTGTGATCGAAGGGCGGGAGCGAGTTACCCGAATTTACGGAAAAGTCTTTGATGAGTATTCAAGAAACGCTTCTGGCAGTTATTTTGATACTTCTTCGATTCATTGGTATAACCAGGGCTGTTTTAGTTTCAGTTCCAATGGGTTTACATACAATTCTACAACGAATACAGTGAGTGCTTCTTGTGTGGATATGGTATCCCGACTGAATGGCGACCTGGCTGGACAGCTGGCAGGACAAGCACATCGAATCGACAAAAAAGCAGATATCAACAAAAGCATTGAAGCGGTAATGAAGGAAAGCGAGTTCTCAAAATACTGCATTGATTATTGGAGCCGTAAAGTCCCACATGATTTGGATTACGACACTGGCACAACGATCTGGCAGATGCTTACAGAACTGCGGGACTTGTATTACCCATTCGAAATGTATTTTGATGATGATGTTTTTGTGTGCAAGGAGATTCCGAGTGGATTCAATGACCCACCGGTTTTGGATTGCGACTTATTTGCAAGTCTTGTCACATCGGATGGAGAATCAGCCAGCGTAGATTATACTTCTGTACGCAATGTCGTTGAGGTATTTGGCGCGACGATTGACGCGGATTGTTACGCAACGCCAGATAACACAAGTTACGATGCTTCAACTCATACGCTGTCTCTTACAGTGTCAGCTGATTCTGCTGGTTTTCCTGCCGGCACAAGTGGCAGTGGCCCATCCATTACATCGGACAAAAAAATTGCATTCAGATGCCCTGTGACCATTACACAAAAAGGCGCGTTGAACATTATTTGGAGTATTACTTACAACTCTAAGTTAGAGGACGGAAGCGTTCAAGCTGGTCAAACGCAAAAGATATCCAAACTGTTTGCTTCAACTACAGACCCAGATGGAAACGATAACGAACAGGATGCGACTGTTATGCAGGGTAGCAAATATTATGTCATCCAATTTAACGCGACGACATCCTGCTTTTATTTTATCGGACAGCAGCAATCTCATGCGATGGTGAAGTTAGTTGATACTATCCCGACTGCCGCAGAAATTGCAGCACAGAAAGAGGAAGAAAATTGTGACAATTTGAAATTCATCTGTGTGAATGACCCGAATAATATCGATGATTTGTATAATTCGCAAATGACAGTGGAGAAAATCGGGCGGCGCAATGAAGTGTTGTCGGGCGGAGACTATGAAGGATATACCACCGATGCACGAGCTATGGAAGTAGCAGAGTATGAGCTATGGAAACGCGCACGGTTGACCGATGGTCTTTCAATTACGATCTTGCTGGTCCCCTGGCTTGACGTAAATGAAAAGATCGAATATGCGGCAAAATATCTGAATTCAAGAACACCGGTCGAGTGGATCATCAAGAGCATCAGTATCAATCTGGGAGAAGGAACGATGTCTTTGAGCTTGAGCCGGTATTACCCATACTATCCCTACATTGTAGGCGAAGGCAATGCACAAAATTCCAAACACACATATTACATGGATTCTCTGATGGACCGGTATTTTCCGAGTTTGACGGCAGAATCTTAACGAGATAAACGAGAGGAGTGAGTAGATGGCACTTTCTTTTAACAAATCCAGACGTATGGCCGCTGCGAATCCTGTAATGACGATGGAGGCTTCTGTGAAGGCTGAGCGTCCGGTCGTTGACTCCAATGATGAAATCGCGACTTTGGAAGCTGACCAGGTGGAATCAGATTTCACACGGAGCGGCAATTACACATGGTATGATACATTTTCGGACAATGATTATTCTACGGTCGATTCTGGAAAAGATATTACGCTGAATCCGAATCAGATAAATATTACTCAGGAAAACAACAGTCAGGTCATTCCGTTTGAAATGCCGCGTTATTACGATGGCGTAGACCTGATGCAGATGACGATTCAGATCCACTATGTGAACGCAGACAACAATGAGAATTATACTGCGCCCGTGAACGTGTCGTACAGCAATGACAAGATTCGCTTCTATTGGATGGTAAGCAACTATGCAACGGCCAAAGAAGGAACACTGAAGTTTGAGATCATTGCGACAGGTGCAATTACGGTTCCCAACTCTGGCGAATCCAAGAATTATCTGTGGCGTACTCGTCCGAATGATAAGCTGACCGTTCTGAAGGCGCTTTCTGGTTCTGGAATGACAGACCCAACCGGCGATGACTGGTATACTCAGTTCCTGGCTACTATGAGTCAGAAGGTTGGTGAAGCACAGACAGCGGCAAGCAAAGCAGCGGCAAGTGCGCAGGAAGCAAAGGCTGTTGTGGATGGTCTGGCTGATACATTAGCGAACTATTACACCAAGGAAGAAGTCGATGGATTTACGGCTCTGCTCCGGGGTGAGATTGCAAAAGTGGACGGTCTAGCTAAATTTGATGTTCAGTATAGCGCCGAGACACAGACGATCAAGTTTCTGAATGGAGACAAAGTCATCAAAACCATCACCCTGAATACTGACCCTAGTGCGAATTGGGTGACTGCATACAATAAGACGGTCGAAGCAAAAATCGCTGATAAGCTCTCCCCTGTTCAGACAGAACTGGAAAATACAAAAAACGCTCTGGATGACCTGAAGACTGAAGTGGGGGATCTGCCGAACACTTTGCAGAGCGACTATTATAATAAGGAAGCAACGGACAAGCTGCTGGAAGCGAAGGCCGAAAAAACCAGCGTTACGACTGTGGCGAACGACCTGACGGTGGTGAAAAATACAACTTCTGGCTTACAGACCTCTATTGACACCATCAATGGTGACATTTCTGACATTCGAGAGCAACTAAACAATGTGAAACCCGATCCGAATTCTGGCCGCGAGTATGATATCACTTATGAGGACTCTAAGCTGAGTCTGCTGGAAAATGGCACGGTGAAAACACAGGTCATCATTGAAGGCGGTGGCGGCGGTGGCGGAAACTCCAGCGTGATTACCATCGAGCGTTTGGATGGTTCTGCGTTGACTGTTATTGCAGGCGACCCCGCTATTATCAATTATAAGTTCACCTCTGTAGATAATTCTGGTGATGATACCGGTTCTGCTACTGGCGTCTGGTACGTTGGCAACACAAAAGTCGGAACACAGACCGTCATTCAGGGAACGAATAGCTTTGATGTGACTCAGTATCTGCACAGCGGTGATAATACGGTCAAGTTGCAAGTCACAGATAGCGTTGGCAGCATCGGAACAAAGACATGGACAGTCAATGTCGTTGAGTTCTACTTGGAGAGCTCTTTTGATGATACGCTGGTATACAACGGCGAGGTTACTTTCCGTTACACTCCGTATGGCAATATTTCCAAAACTATCAATTTTACGGTTGATGGAACGCCGCTTGGCTCTACTACGACCGCTGTTACTGGCCGACAGATGACTTATGCGATTCCTGCTCAAGCCCATGGTGCACATCTTGTGGAAGTTTCCATGACCGCTGAGATCAATGGGAAACAGGTTACAAGTAATAAGATTGCTAAAGACATCATGTGGGCAACTGAGGGCAATACAACACCTATTATCAGCTGTGCTACAAAGACGGCAAGCGTAAAACAATATAGTAATGTCGCAATCAATTACACCGTTTATGACCCTTCCAGTTCTACGACCACTGTAACACTGGAAGTTGACGGTGTAAAGACTTGTACCCTGACTGTTGGTCGCACAATGCAGACATGGACTTGGAAATCTGCTAACGTTGGTTCTCATGTGCTAAAAATTGTATGCGGCTCTGTAAGCAAGACAATCAATGTTACCATCGAGGAGCTTGGTATTACCATTGAGCCTGTCAAGACGAATCTGGCATTTGATTTTAACCCTGCCGGTAAAACGAACGCAGATGCAACTCGTTTGTGGACGGACGGCAATAACAGCCTGACTGTCAGCGATAACTTTGACTGGTCTAATGGCGGTTATCAGCTGGACGAAGATGGCGATACCTACTTCTGTGTTAAGGCTGGCACGACAGCAACTATCAGCTATAAGCTTTTTGGTAACGACGCTAAGAAGCTGGGCAAGAATTTCAAGCTTGTTTTTAAAACCACGAATGTTAAAAACTACGATGCTACGGCACTGACTTGTTTGAACGGCGGTATTGGCTTGAATATTCAGGCACAAAAGATCACGCTAACCAGTGAGCAGAACAGCATTTCCCTGCCGACCTGTGAAGATGATTTCATGGAGTTTGAATTCAATATTCTGCCCGATAGTCAGTATAAGGAAATGGTTTTGTGGTTGGATGGTATCCCCTGCCGCGTTGAGCTGTATGATGCGAGCGATAACTTTACACAGACATCTCCTGTCGGCATTACGATTGGTTCTGCTGATTGTGACGTGCAGGTTTACCGTATGAAGTCCTATATGATGAACCTGACTGACGATGAGATCCTTGATAACTTTATTGCAGATGCAAAGAACGCAGAGGAAATGATTGAGCGCTACACCCGCAACGATATTACGGATGTGAGCGGTGAACTGAATCCCGACCTGCTGGCTGAAAAGTGTCCTGACCTGCGCATTATCAAGATTTCTGCGCCGACCTTTACGACCGGCAAGAAGAACGAAGTGCCAAATACAACGATTCAACACATTTATAAGAACGGTCGTGCTGTAGAAGACAACTGGATCGCTACTGGTTCTCACAAGGGTCAGGGTACTAGCTCTAATGCTTATGGTGAATCTGGTCGTAATATTGACATTGACTGCTCTGGCGGTTTTACCTTTGGTAACGAGAGCACTGGCAGCAAATATGCATTTACAGAAAACAGCGTTGGCGAGAAGTATTTTAACATCAAAGTCAATGTTGCCTCCTCTGAGAATGCAAATAATGCTCTGCTGGCAGATGAGTTCAACGAGTTTAATCCGTACATTCGTCAGGCAAAGAAGGACAACCCGAAGGTGCGCGACACTATGGCATTCTACCCCTGTGTTGTGTTTATTCAGGAGACCGATACCGCTAACGCGACTGTCTTTAAGGATGGTCAGTGGCATTTTTATGCTTGCGGTGATTTTGGCAACTCTAAAAAGAATAGCGATACCATGGGCATGGACCCAAACAATCACAAAGAAGTCATCATTGAAATTGACAACAACACCGATGCACAGACTCGCTTCCTGAGCGGCGACTTCTCTGAGGAAACTTGGGATGGCGACCACAGCTTCGAATTCCGTTACATCAATAAGAATTGTAGCGAGCAAGAAGTTCAAGATGCGAAAAACGCATGGATTCGTGTGCAGAATTGGGTCGTGAATGCTGATGACGAAGAGTTCAAGAAGAACTTTGAAAATTACTTTGTTAAGGATTCCACCCTGTTCCACTATCTGTTTACCGAGCGTCATACCATGGTCGATAACCGTGCTAAAAACGTTTTCCCACACACGACAGACCTTGTGCACTGGGATTTCTGCTTTGATTATGATAACGATACCGCTATGGGCAACGATAACGAGGGTGGTCTGACTCTGAGCTACGGCTACGAGGACACTGACACCATCGGCACAAAGAGCGTGTTTAACGCACATGACTCTAAGCTGTGGTGTAAGGTTCGCGACCTGTTTGCGGATGACCTTGCAAAGATGTTCCTGAATCGTGAGAGTGCTCTGGCATGGAGTTCTACCCGTATCCTGAAGAAATTTGAGGATTATCAGGACGTAAAGCCTGAGAAACTGTGGATCATGGACATGCGGCGCAAGTATTTCCGTACTTATGAGGACAATGGAACGACCAGCTATCTGCCTATGATGCACGGTAACAAGCGTCATCAGCGGCGTCAATTCCAGCGCTATCAGGAAAAATACATGGCATCTAAATATACAGGTGCTACTTGTACTTCGGATGATATGACCATTCGCGGTTACACTCCGACCAACTGGACGGGCGTAAAACCTGACGGTACATTCCATATTACTCCGTATGCTGATACTTATGTTTCTGTGCGTTACGGTTCTAACCCTGTGAAGGTGCGTGGTAAGCGTGGCCAGACTTATGCAATCCAGTGCCCGATCGAGGCCATGAATGATACTGAGGTTTATGTCTATAACGCATCTATCATCCAGAGTATTGGTGACATTTCTGGCTTCTACCCTGGTTATGTTGATTTCAGCCATGGCGTAAAGCTGACCGACCTGAAGATTGGTTCTGCTGTCGAGGGTTACAAGAATACGAACATGACGGATTTCGCAGTTGGTAACAACACTCTGCTGGAGCATTTGAACCTGCAGAACGTGCCGAACCTGAAGAAATCTATTAGTCTGACTGGTTGTACGAATCTGGAAGAGTTCTACGCTGGTGGCTCTGGTATTACTGGTGTCGCATTTGCTAAAGGTGGTAAGATTCGAAAAGCTGAACTTCCTGCGATTGCAAGTCTGAGCGCTAAGAACCTAAGTTATCTGACGGAGCTTACCATTGAAGACTATAAGAACATTACCACTCTGACTGCCGAGAACTGCCCGACTATTGACCTAGTTGGAATGCTGGCAAAGTGCACGAGTTTGAACCGTGTGCGTCTGACTGGCGTAAAGTGGGAACTGGACGATACTTCCCTGCTGGATCGTCTGCTGAAGATGACCGGCTTGGATGAGAATGGGTACAATACCGACCACTCCGTTGTGGAAGGTCATGTCCATGTGCCAATTATGCGTGAACGTCAGCTGATTGAATTTGCTGCACAGTGGCCTGATTTGGAAATCACTTACAACACTCTGATTCAGCAGTTCAAGTGGACGTTCGTGAATAAAGACAGCACTGTTCTGGATATCCAGTACATTGATAAGGGCGGCAAGGCAGTTGATCCTGTGACGCGCACAAACAATCCTATTCCGGTTCCTACTATGGAAAGCACCATCTCTACGGACTTTACCTTCAGCGGCTGGGATACCGAGTTTACGACTGTCTTCAGCAATCAGACCGTTACCGCCGTTTATACGGAATCTGTTCGCAAATACACTGTCCGTTACATGAATCGTGGCGCTGTGCTGCAGGAAACTGTTGCTCCGTATGGTTCTATGGTCCTATACACTGGCGACACTCCGGTCTATACCGCAGAAGAAACTGCATTCAAGTATTACCTGTTCAGTGGATGGGATAAGGGTGGTTATGTTATTGGCGATAAGGACATCAACGCCGTGTATGACGTGTGTGAGTATGTTTCCAACTATTTCGAAGGCAAAGAAATCGGCCAACTTCGTCCGGTCGAGATCTATGCGATGAACAAAGTTGGCGTCGAGCAGACTGTTGTTGAAGCAAAGGACGAGGTTACGATTCAGCTTGGCAATGACTTCTCTTATGATGATATCACTGAGAAAGTTTTGTTCAATGAGCCAAAGGTATTTGACGGAAAGACCTACGTTGATACAGACGTCACCCTGTTTGATGAGGATAGGGATTTTGTGCTGGCTATTGATTACAAGATAGACACGGCTAATGCAAATAACACTGTTCTGATGCAGTGCTTTGAGCAGAATGGCATGAACGGTATCAAGCTCTGGAATTCAAATGGTGTGAAGATGACATGGGGTATTGACTCCGCAAACGGCGCTTCTGCTGGTTCCCGTGATATGATCGTTATCCGACACATCAAGGGAGACAACGGGCTGTATGTCTATTCTTCTAATATTTATGGTTCCAGCATTTCCTACACAAAGATTTCCCGCACTCGTACTACTAAGACGAACGCCACATTGGTGTTTGGTTGTGCAAAGGCGGATGATGGCGCTTATGAGAGCTACGCTAAAGGTACGGTTTATTGGTCTAAGCTTTGGTATGCAGACCTTGGTGATGCCGCTTGCCGTGAGTTGGCCGCATGGACGCACGACACCCTGATTGTTGAGGTGGCAAGTTTTAAGAACTTCTATCTGAGCGACAATTCTAATAAGCGCTGCTCTATCACCTTCTTACAGAAAGATACGTTAGGTCAGGATATGCCATTGAATAGTTCTTCTACAAATGCTGGTGGCTGGGGCAACACTTCTCTGCGTGAATATCTGGATTCTCGCTTGGTTGATGCACTCCCGATTGGTTGGAAGCAACTGGTCAAGAAGGTAAAGGTGCCGAGTTCTGCTGGTGGCAAGAGTAAGGAAATTGTGACATCTGATTGTTACTTCTTTATTCCGTCTGCGATTGAAGTGAGTTCTTCCATGATTGAAGAGCCGTATATCTACGAAGGCCAGACCATCAGCTATCTGACCGGCAATGAGTCCCGTATCAAGCATAATGCAAATGGCGAGCCCACAAAGTATTGGCTGCGTTCTCCGTTTGTCAATTACGACGGCTACTTCTACGCAATTGAGGAAACTGGTGAGCTGTATGGCTTCCATTATCCGTCTGAGTCGCTGGGTGTAACTGTTGAGTTCAGCATTTAAGGAGGTGTTGAGAGTGTATTACAAGGTACTTAAAAACGGTCGAGCGATCGATGCTCTTGACCGCCTTCAGTTTGTGAAATACCAGCCGAAACATGGCATTATGGTGAACTGCACGGAAGACGATGCACAGGGTATCATCAGTAGCAATGGCAAGTATATCTGGCATGTAGATGGCTACTATTACATCCCTGTTGATGGTTACGATACTGTTGTGTTGCAGGAAATTGACAAATACGAATATAACCAGATCAAAGCCTTGGGTGGAATCTCGCCTGAGGCTATTATTGATGCTTATACTCTGACACTGATTGAAGGAGGGCTGTTATGAGCGAGGAGAAGAAATATAACGAGTTCGTTGAAAGTTTGCATCGACTCTATCATGACCACAAGGTGCAGAATTCATTTTTGAAGAAGAAGCTTGATGAAGGGCGTATCTCTCTGGATGAGTATGAGTATATCGTGAACGGAAAGGAGGTGTAAGCCATGTACACTTTTTTGATCAATGCAGATAACAGTATTACCGCAAGTCTGACTGAGCGTATTATGCAACGCAGTAAGTTGGTGGATAGCCTCCATTTTCTGGCTGATACGATTTATAGTGGCGTAGACATGACTGAGTATACAGTTTTGCTGGAGTACAAGCTCCCTGTTAGCAAAAGCTATAAAACTGAGATTCTAAAAAAATCTACAGAGCTATACAAAAACAAGTTGGAGTATAAACTTCCCTTTGATACGAACCTGACAAGTGAAGCTGGCGATATTGAGTTCTGGCTGACCTTCTCTGATGTTGAGATGACTGCCGAAGGTGAGACGATCCAACGTGTGCGCAAGGTTGGCCCAGGTGTGGTACATATCATCCCGATTAGCAACTGGGCAGACGTGGTTCCCGATGAAGCTTTGAGTTCGCTTGACCAGCGCCTTATCGAGTTGATTGCTCTGAACAAGAGTATGTATGACCAGCTGAATATCAATCTGGATGGTAAGGCAGACAACATCAAATATCAGAACAACATCCTACAGCTTACCTCGAATGGTAAGGAGATCGGCAATGCTGTCGAAATTGCAGGCGGCGGTTCTGGTGCAGATTCTCATACGATGCGGGTGGTTCCGTTCTAAGCCATCCGCTCTCTTAATAAGGAGGCAACGATGGCAAAAGAATATTCGAAACTCGGCTACGGCAATGACGAAGATATTGATGCTGCCATTGCTCTTGGCCTGATTGACGAACGCGACATGATCATTACAAAAGACACTTCTGAGCTGAAGTATGTGCGTGATGATTTATCCGTTCAAACGATTCGTCCGCGAAATTTAATGTTTAATACAGTCTCGGAAGCAAACAAGGCGCTGAACAATTCAGAAGACTCGTATGCTGGACAGACTGTGATGATAAAAGACAATAAAGGGAAATACGCTCCGTGGGTCGTACAGCAAAGTGCGTCTACGGGGCGCTTTTTAGTTGAGCCGTTTATTGTGAGCCAAACTAATTTCCAGTGGACGGAATTCTAAAAAGAAGGAGGAACAAATGGCACAAGTAAAATTTTCATACGGAACGAAAGCACGGTATGATGCCCTGTCTCCCAAGGATATGGATACGCTGTACTTTACGACCGATACGTTGCAGTTGTTCAAAGGAACTGCGGAATATACAAAGACATGTAAGATGGTTTCTGCTCTACCGACGACCGGCCAGATTCAGGGCATTATTTATTTCCGCATGACGGATTATAGTATGCACATCTGGAATGGTGTGGAGTTTGTGCAGCTAAATAAATCGACTGTAACAGAGATCCCGGCGAATGCGACCGATAACGATGTACCCACAACCAAGGCTGTTGCTGATTATGTCAATGCTAAGGTCGCCGCAGTAGAAGGTATCAAGGGAAAGTTTGTTACGGACGTCACTTATAATGCTGGTGTGTTGAGTGTGGCAAAGGGTGACGAGCCTGTTGCTACTACTCTGACTGGCATTGTTCATGAGCCCACTTACGATGCAGAGACCCGCACCATCAAGATGCCCGTATTTGGCGGCGATACCCTGACGATTGCGCTGGGTAAGGATCTGGTGGTGAAGAACGGTACTTATAACACCAAGGACAAGAACATTGAACTGACACTTACCAGTGGCGACGTCATTAAGATTCCTGTCGGTTCTCTGATTGATATCTATATTGGTGTGGGAACCCCGTCTGCTGAGGTGACTGTTTCTGCAGATAATAAGATCAGTGTCTCTGTGAAGGTTTCTGCAAAAGCAAATAATACGCTAACGCTTGAGGAAGATGGTCTGTACGTGTCGGTGCCTGATGCGTACACAAAGGCTGAAGTTGATACCAAGGTCAAAACTGTTCAAGATGCACTGAATACTCATGCGAAGGACACGACTGTGCATATCACTGCGGCAGAACGTGAAGCATGGAACGCAAAAGTGTCGCAGACTGAATTGAAGACTTCTCATGACGATGCTGTTTCTGTGGCTGCTGCCGACGCTACAAAGAAGGCTGACGCTGCTCTCGCTGGGGCTAAAACCTATACAGATGGTTTGAATACTGCAATGGATGGCCGCGTGAAGGTGGTTGAGAAGGCTCTGACTTGGAAACCGATTGATGATACCGGCGCAAGCGCTGAGACATAATAATCTAACGTGAATCCCTGCATTCTGTAATGGAGTGCAGGGTTATTTTTTATCGAAAAGGAGTTTCTACGATGTCAAAATTATCTCTGCGCGAAATTGCGCAATCACAGCTCGATTCGACTCCTGTAATTGATGGACAGCTTATTGTTTGCCTTGACACGGGAAACGCCTATCGAGATACTGCTACGGCTCACGTAAAAATCGGAAGCGATTTAGAGGTTGTGAGTGACTTACCATTGGCTCCTCTGGCCGAAAAACTTTATTACTTGAAGCCTGATAAACTGTATGTGTTCTTGGGTGGGAACTGGACACTGCTGAATGATAAAACTATCGATTTAGACGAAGCTATCGCAAAGCTACCTGCCGGAGATTCGACCTCCTTGAATGATGATGTGGAGATCATCACACAGGATACGGACATTACACAGTCGCATTATTATCGGCGCAAGCTAGTAGTTCTTTGGGAATACATCAAAACAAAGGCGCAGGATTTCTTTGCGGCAAAAAACCACCAGCACGGAAAAGCAGATATCACTGACTTCCCTACCTCGATGCCCGCAAGTGATGTGTATCCGTGGGCAAAGGCGGCAACAAAGCCGAGTTACACTAAGGCTGAGGTTGGGCTGGGCGAGGTAGATAATACTGCGGATGCTGACAAGACTGTTAAACGAGCAACTACTGCCGGAACAGCAGACAGTGCAAATAGTGTTGCATGGGGAAACGTGAAAAACAAACCAACAGTATTCCCTGTTGAAGCGCATAACCACGACGACAGGTATTATACCGAGGCTGAAATAGACGGGAAGCTTGAGAAAAAGAGTTCCACAGACCACACGCATGATTTGAGTGAACTTATAAGTGGGTTAAGTATAGGAAATTCTACCACATTAAACGATAGTGTCCAAATTATTACGCAAGATACAAACACCGCTAATCAAAAATATTATCGCCGTCCTTTGACTGTTCTATGGGATTATATTAAATCCAAAGCAGACGATGTATATTCTGCTATTGAACATAACCATAAGATTCAAAATTTAGAGGAATATACAACGCGAGTTTATGATGCAACGATCGTTCGGCCAGCCGACACAGTATTAGCGAGCCCGCAAGATAAAGATGGTATAGCAACCTTTCGCAAGTTGGACAAGAATGATGTCGGCCTTAGTAATGTAGACAACACAGCTGATAAGGACAAAAACGTTGCCACTGCCGGTATAGCTACCACGGGTGTCCGAGATTATAACAACGCAAATAACATCATTGAAATCGGTTGGCAGGGTGCTGACCTTGATGCCAAAACTCTTGCTTATGTTGCTGGTTATACGTCCGATAAGAAAATACACCCCGCCTCAAAAGACGGAGTTCGTAGTTGGCTTGGTCTTGGAGATTCTGCATATAAGAATACGAAATCACGTTCAAACAAGGGCAGCACAGACTGGACAAATAATGCAACGGATGATGCCATTGTACCTACTATGTCGTTTATGGCGTATTGGGATGGTGCATATAATTCTAACGGTGCATCGAATTTATCGTATTGTGACCGTGGTAGATTTGGAACGATCGTGACTAAAAATACTGGAGATTACGCGGTTGCAGGACACTCTCATTCGTTTATAAATTCCGTTGGAGTAAAAAACGCACAAACAGGCAGGAATCAAATATATGGTAATGTGTATAGCTACAATTCAAACGCATCGGCTCATACTGGAATGCCAACTACTTATACTTCAACAATTGGATTCGGTCAAGGCGCATCCGGTACTGTTGAAATCTGTGGCGAATGGACAGGTGGTAAAGGTTTATGGTCAAGAGCATTGCGAGATTGTTGTGACGATTGGTATGGTTGGCAGCGCATCTATACAGAAAACTATCACCCTAGTGCTGACGTAGCAAATAAAGCAAACTCTGCCGATTATCTCAACTTCACAGCAGGTAACGAAATCAACTTTACAGGGACGCCAACAAATAATACTGTCTATTTTGGATATCGCAATTCAACTATAAATGATTACAGGTTCTGTAACGGCAGTGGTGGTCTCACAAAAGTAACTGCGGCATCATTCGATGGTAAAGCCACAAATGCTGGTACTGCCGATAGCGCGACAACCTCCAACGGCGTAAAAGACTACAATGACGGTAATAGAACTATTAAAATTGGCTATGCCGGTGCTGGCCTGAATACCTCAAATTTAACTCATATTGCAGGCTATACAGATAATGGCACAAAAATTAAAGATGTGTCCAAGGATGTTCTGACAAGCTGGATTGGACTTGGGAATTATCTGCCTTTGAGTGGTGGCACGATGAGCGGACAAATTATAAAATCCACTGGCGGTTCTTGGATTGGTGATAGGGACCGTGCTGCAATAAGAAGTGGCTATGCAGGTGATTGGTCTTATGGTGCCGTTGCTGCTATGGCGACAAAGAACGGTTACTGGACAATAGGTAATCTTGGCGGTGAAGAGAGATTGATTTTTAATTATAGCACAGATTCAAATTACAGTGCTGGCAAAAACGAGACTTCTCAAGTTTACCTCCCTGCTCAAGCCGGTACTATCATCACTTCTGCAACGATTAGAGATCAAACGGTGAACACGGCCACATACTCTACATATGTAAAAGACATAGGTAACTCTTCAAATACAACATTTGCTTACTCAAAAAATGGTATGAGTTATGGCGATTATACTTGGCTTGCTGGTTGGAATGGTTATGAACTGAGGGCTGTGCACAAAAGTCAGTTTGCTACTGCTGAGCAAGGTGTCACCGCATCAGGCAAAACTGGTGCTGGTATTTATTATGTTAGGTTTGGCAATGGTACTCAAATGTGTTGGGGCTTTTATAAAGAATCCGACCATTCTGGCAGTACAAGTTTCCCGGTTGCATTCAATAATTCACAGTATAGTATTTCGCTGACTGTAACTGTATCGTCAAATAACGCCCCATATATAACTGGTCGCTCTACAACTGGCTTTTCCTATGCAAGGCATGGCTCTTCATATAACGATATTCAGTGGATCGCGGTCGGTACTTGGAAATGAGTGTTATTTTATTAGAAAGAAGAGGTGAAAAATTTGAACGAAGAAATTAAAGTTGGATATTTTATCATGAAACCCGTCGAAACACAAGAACAATGCGACCAGTATTCTGCGATGGCGACAAGTATAAACGACCATAATAGTTCTGCGTTGCCAGGCAGTGCTCTTTGGACTATTGATGACAAAGAAGACCGCTATGAGATTATTGAATCAGATACGGTTCCAACCGAAGAAGAAGCTCTCAAAACTCGTAAAGAAGACAAAATCTCTGAATCAAAAACGACACTGTCTGCATATCTGGCTGCGCACCCAATCCAGTGGTCAGACGGCAAGTATTACAGTGTTACGACTGAGAAACAGGCATTGCTGACCTCGAATTTGGCGCTGTATCAAATCTCCGCCTCCGCCGGGCAATCGTTCAAGCTGACGTGGAATTCGACTGGTGACGAGTGCGTGGAGTGGAATTATGAAGAATTGGCCGCACTTGCACTGGCAATTGGTACATACGTAAAGCCCTTCGTGTCTCGTCAGCAAGAACTGGAGTTGGCTATCAAAGAATGTACGACCCAGGCAGAACTGGACGCCATTGAAATTACATACGACCCTGTGCTGACAGCATACTTGGCCGAAGCCGGTAAGGAGGTCGTCTCATGAATGGTATCAGAATAAAATATAAAGAATTCGCAAAGTGTATCGCGCTCTTCCTGATTGGAGGGGCGCTTTATTATTGCATCGAAATTCTTTGGCGTGGTCATTCGCACTGGACGATGGCTGTTGTGGGCGGTATCTGCTTTGTAATCATTGGTGGACTGAACAATTACATTCCGTGGGAAATGCCGATGTGGAAACAAGGTCTCGTCGGAGCACTATTTGTAACCGGCATGGAACTGGTAGTAGGCATCCCGTTGAACCTGATGATGGGCTTGCATATCTGGGATTACTCTTCCCTGCCCTTCAATCTACTGGGTCAAATCTGCCTTCCATTCACTGTGCTATGGTTCCTCCTTTCGTTGTTGTGCATCTATGTTGACGATTGGCTGCGACACTTGTTATTCCACGAAGATAAACCGCATTATCATTGGCGCACAGTGTGTAAGCCAAAGTAAATACACATAAAAACGGAAAGAGCCCCTATGGCAATGGACAAACCATAGAGACTCTCTCCACACAACAAAATAGTAAAAGGAAATATGCACGCTCGACGAGATTGTGCAATTTTATTTTATCACGTTGTTAGAAAATTGTCAATAAAAAGGAGGAATTATGGCACAGGAAATACTAAAGCCCTTTATCCTCGATGAGACCGGGAAGGAGCTTACTGCAACGATTCAGACATTTGATACGAACTGTACAACCAATACAGAATCCATCGTGACTGCATTGCAGAAAATTGCCGAGCAACTGGCCGCATTGAATAAAACACTGACGCCTAAAAATGACACCACTGGCGGTTCTACTGCTGGAGGAGGTGACGCTACAAAATGATAGGATTATTAAATGCTGGTCCGCACGTTTATACCTTTACCATCGAGCAGTTATGGACATCGATACTTGGTGTTTGTGGAGGGATCACAGCAATTGCAGCTGCCGTCGCCGTTATTCTCAACGCAATCAAAAAGGCAAAAGAACCGGACACAAAACAGAATGCAAAGCTGAACGACCATGATAAGCATCTCGAAGATGTAGACCGCAAACTCAAGAATGACAAAGAAGTTCTAGACTTATATCGTTCTAAAATTTTGTCACTAGAAGAACACCAGAAAGAACAGGACGTCTTGCTGGAGGAACATTCCCGGAAGATGGCCGCAGCAGAACAACACTTGGAAAAGAACGACCACGCACTTTCTGTTGTGATGCAAGCCCTATTAGCTCTGCTGAGTCACGGTATCGACGGTAATTCTGTAGAACCCATGAAGGAAGCAAAGGCTATTTTGGAGAAATATTTGATCAATGGCTGAGGCTGATTGCCCCAGCTCTTTTTATTATAGGAGGTAGTTATTATGATGGAACTTGTAAATGAATTGCTTACTACTCTCGTGAAGCTGGTCGTTACTGCTGGCGGTTCTTATCTGATTGCATACGGTCTGCCCTGGCTGAAGAAAATTGGTCTGTACAAGATGGTCCAGATCGGTGTTATGGCCGCAGAGAAGCTGGCCGAGTCTGGGGCAATCCCCAAGGTGGATAAGAACGCCAAGGCAAAAGAGATCCTTGGTATGCTTGGTATCAAGGTCACTCCTGTGATCGAAGCAATGATTGAAGCTGCCGTCAAGGAGCTGGACACTCAGGAGAACAAAGTCAAGAACGAACTGAAGAAAGACTGAGGTGACTCCTTATGGCAGTAAATACATATTCAATGAAGAAAGATTGGAACAAAAAGGTGTCGGCTCATTTTTCCGTCTATGAGTTTGCTTGTTCTGATAAGAGTGATATGGTACTGGTTGACACCTCATTGATTGAAGTGTTGGAACAGATTCGGGCTCATTTTGGAAAGCCAGTAAAAATCAATTCGGCTTATCGCACTCCTGCATACAATATTTCTATTGGTGGTAGCCCACGCAGTCAACATTGTCTTGGAACCGCAGCAGACATTCGCATCGTTGGAATTGACCCGATTCAGATTGCACTCTATGCGGCCTCTCTCCCCTTCTACGCTAAGCGTGGCGGTATCGGCTATTACAGCCGTGTCGGCCTGAAGGACGGCTTTGTTCATGTCGATGTGCGGTCGTGGTCGTCTCGCTGGATCAGTAAGGCTGGTACTGCTTATGTGAGCGTAAGCAAAATCATGCCTACCATCAAGCAGGGAGCTAAAGACTGTGTGGGTAGAATCAGCTACGCGGTAACTGTACTACAGCGGCATCTTAGCATTACAGCGGATGGAAATTTCGGGGCGGGGACAAAAGCAAAACTGATCGAATATCAGAAAGCACATGGTCTGACTGCGGATGGAATCTGTGGGCCTGGCACATGGGGTTCATTCACTTGATGATTATGCAGCAGTTACACGCAGGAGACAAAATCAAATTAGACGGAACGCTATTTGCAAACAGCCAGACACACTGCGGAATGCGCCGCCGTGGCGAATGGTTTATTTATGATGGGAAACTTGTTAACGGACGCTATCGGGTGACGAATCTTGAAAGCCGTATTGGCAAGTATCCTATCTCGGTAAATGTGTCGGGTTATGTAGAACCGAGCGATATTGAACTAATATAAAAACGAATGGGGTATTGATCCTTAATTGGACCAGTACCCCATTTTTTAGCATTTACTTCTTTTCTGCGTAACTACAGAAATCGTCAGGTTTAGTATATACAGGCGCTGCATCATCTTGTGTAAAGTGGGCACAACTACACAGATTCCCATGTTTATCCCATGCGTTCCAAAGATCGCAGTCCTTACAACGAATAATTGCAACGGCATCTACAGCAGGAGCTTGTTTTAGGCGGCTTCTCAACGTTCGGTATGATGTTTCTCTGCCGCCTTTAATGTTCTCTACTCCAACCATAGGCTCATACATTCCACAACGAACCCACTCCTGTTGATAAAAAGCATCTGCATCAATAATTTTCCCCATAGTGCCCCCAAAAGCCTGGCTTTATAAGCTCCGTAAAAATTCATATAATTCAATCTTGCCCTATAACCAGATGGCATCGTCGCCGGATTTCAGATATACCGAATAGATTTCACCAGAATGCACGAAGATAGATTCCACTTTCTTAGCTGTATTCCGATCAATAAACATACTGCCCATAATTACATTATCCTCCTTCCTTAAAACACATGCCAGATCACTTTATTGTGCAGAGATAGCTCAATTTCAAACGCTTTACTATAACTCAGCGTTATGCTTGAACCTCTTACACCTCGTAATTCAAATAGCGTTTGACATCATCCTCAAGGAGCATCAACACGATTTTATCAAATGTCTCATGTGCCTTTTTATAGATAGCAATTTCAAGCGCAGCAGGCTCACTCCATAAATTCAAGCATTCAAGAGCCTTATTGTAAGCTCCATTCTCTTTGTTTTTCCCGTTATGACTATAATTATAAAAGTCATAACAAAGATCGAGAAATTCAGCGCTGCCCATCTCATCAATATATTTTCGCACTCGCTTAGTTTTCTCTTCATCAACAACAACCAGCATAATCGTTCCCTTAAATCTTAGCTTCTATCAAAAATCAGAATGCAACACTACCGGGGAATGACTGTCTACATTGCAGAACACACACTCCCATTTTGGAGATTCCTCGTAATATTTATAGTTTCCTTCCGGTTTCCATGTTAAAACCAAAACATTTTTTTGACTGCTATAATAAGCAGTATTCACCTCTGTTGCATCACATTCCCAGCCGCTATCCGTTTCGATAAAAACATCACTTGGTAGCTTTTCCAAAATCTTAATTAACTCTGTAGCAATCATATAAAACTCTCCTAGAACTTAATTTTATCAGATTTGAAAATATCGTTCTGCAATTTCATCATATAGTTCTTCTTTAGCGAGATTATAAGCGGAAACACGATCAAATGTTTTCCCAGGAATACTAAAACGCTCTCTGATTCGTTCAATCTGAACTTTCATGGCCTCCATTCCAAAGGTAAGCATTCCGTTATTTCGATCTTCTTTAATTGCTTCTGCAATCTCTTCAAGTTCTTTTTTAGTACAATCATAGAACAGGTTCTTCTCAAATATCAGCATACAAATTCTCCTAAAACTTAATCTTACTTTATCTCCTCTGTCAGCCACTCTTTCCAGCCGCTTACTGTGCGTGGGCAATTATCTTGTTGAGCCACAATTTCATTCAATGCTGCCGCGAGTTCTTCGTCGCTCATTTCGCGGATGGCCTGTGCTTTGTTATTTTTGCGATTGAATTCGTCTTCACTGTGCTTGTGAAGAATGAAGCCGAGTGCGATATCAAGTATCGTTGGGTTATTCATTGTTTCACCTCGTGGAATGTGATAGGCATATCTTCCGGATTGGCCGCAATCGCCATCGGGGATAGCCATTTTAAGATAAGTTTTCGTTCTTCTGGTTGCGCTTTGGGTCCTGTCCAGAAATGATGCCAGTGGCCACGACGCATATGAGGACGCGGCGACTGATGTTCAGATTCTTTGTATTCTTTTTTTCTGGATTGTTCTTTTGCTTTCTGTTGACGAATCGCTGCTCCAACACGAATGCCAACGTCCCACTTTCGAATTTCCGAATATTTATCCTTGACCGTTTTCCCTCTCTTGGTAATAAAAGACTGTTCAGAACTTGGCGTGATTTCTGCGTTCTGTGCAAGAATATATAATATCACTTGAAGGATTTGTTTTAAGAATATTTTCGTTTCTGCTGAATCCTGCATTGCTCTTAATGCCAAACGTTTTAATTCCTTATTTCCGTTTGTATTTTCGAGCGCTTGCTTATCCAACAGATCTACGCTTTCCTCTATTGTTTTTGCTCCTAAATGAATGGAGTAGCTGAACACATCGCCATCTTCTGTAAGAAAAACTGGTTTTAACTCTTTATCCCCATTCATTACATCATATTCAAGGGTTACAAAGAATCCATGGATTTTATCTGCTCTATAATATGTGTTTGGGAGTTCCACATAAAAGCACGGATACGGAAGTTGTAATAATATTTCGTCGGGGACGTCAAGCTCTCCGTCCTGCTCAAACAAAAGATTTTTCAGATCTTCGTCGATAACGTAGACCTCTTTACTTAGTCTCCACGGAGCTATTGCAAAGATTGCTTGAGCCACAGATGTCATTCCCATTCTTATATCAATAGGAAGTTTGTTTAGGTCATATCCTTTAGATGCAACTGCTAACGCAGCACTCATAGGAGCATAACACCAATCAGGCCATGATCCAAGTTGTGGAGATCCATTTTCACTATGAAACATCTCCATCTGCTCCCAAGCCTTGGGATATTGTTCTGATATTTTCTTTAGTACAAAAAGAGGAAGATAGATTTCTTTTTTCATGAGTCAATCTCCTAGATGACAAAAATAGGTTCTTCGCGGATGTTATTGTTTATTACCGTCCACCATAACAACAACGCCATCTTCAACCAGGTCGCTCGGCCTGACGTTCAAAGCCTTCGCGATATTTTCTACAACGATATTTTTCGCATCACAAAGTCTCGAATCTGACGCTTCATAATTCCGAATCTGCCGGTCAGACAAGCCAACGATTTCAGCAAGCTGCTTCCCGGTGAAGCCAGCCTTTTTGCGATAATATGCGAGGGCAGTGATCTTATTTTTGTCCTGGAACCACTTAGAAGCACGAACCGAAGCAAGTAAATCTATTCCCTTATTCGCGTCATTGATGATTTCTTTATTATCGTAATCCATCAAGATGAGAGCCAGTTCGTTTGCTCTTTCTACCAACTTTTTTGTCTGAGCATCCTCTTTGGGACGGCAACGATGAACTTCCTGCTGAATCAGCTCCACATACTTATGAGGGTTAACGATTTTAATAGTCGGGAAACGAAGTTCGATATTTGCGCAGACACCAGAGAAAGTAGTTCCATCAACCGGAAAACGAGAATGATTGGATGCGATTTCTTCACAGACGGCACGGAAAAAACCCAATGCTTGTCCAGCAGAATTAGGAACGTCAAACGGCGTTGTTTCAACCTTCTTTTCACGATTGATTTCGAATTCGTAGAATCCCTCTGGGAGATCCTCTTTTTTCGCATAGATCCAAATCGTACTGGTCTCCGGATTATCGTTATACGGGTCATAATTAACAAGAGAATCCGAACCATGTGCCACGACACTCAATTCGATTCCGCCATGTCCGCCGAGTATACCGGGCTTATATTCGATCGTAGCGCGATCAAGAGTGTAGCCTGCTACGTTGCCGATGTTCATTTGCTTCGCCAGTATCTTAAAGTTTTTTTCGATTGCGTCTTTGATGTCCGTGCCTTCAATGTTAAATTCGGAAGCGCCGGATCTGTGTACTCTGTAAGTCAT